ATGATACTTCTTCAATTTTTCTTTTATTTTGTCATGTAAATAGTCAATATTTACATGACAAAATAAAAGAAAAATTGAAGAAGTATCATCTTAAAAAGTTTCTGAAATTAACGCGAACGGACTATAGTCAGTTAAAAATAATAAAACATGGGATTGACACAAAGTGTAACTCCTGAACAGCAACTTGCAAATATAAATAAATTGCATGAAAATATTGAGCTAGTCATGAAATTAAATCCAAATAAACTTTCCCGAGAAAATGAAAAATTTATTGAAACGACATATAGATCATTAATGAGATGTACATTTTTTCCACAAGTCACAGAAGCATTGTTATTGGATCGTCTTAATAAACATATCGATAAGTGGTCAGAATTAAATGAAACAAAAATAAATAAAGACAAATATGTTGTAGAAAAATATTCTCATATGAAAAAATTTTTAAGTATATATTTATATTATGTAATGCGCACATATGACGATTAATATTTTTAAAAATTGATAATTATAAATGATCACGTTATTATAACATAAAAGACAACATAAATATGAATTTCGATGTAAGAAGATCAGATTTATTTGACAAGCATACATTTTTTTCAAACATTGAAAATGTTGTTAATGACAATTTTTTAATATTAATACAAAACCCTACTAAATGTGATAATTTATATCACGTTCTTGCAACAGAAAATAATTTAATAACAATAGGATATATGAACAAAGATAAATTTGGAGGTTATTATGTCAATGCAAGTCAAGCTCATAAAATAAATAATTTTACTCAACTAATTAACACTTTTGTAAAATATAAATTTGATGTAAACACATTTGAAGATTTTATTTTGGACACATTTTACAAATCTGGAATTTTAAAAGATGACCAAATGTTATTTTTTGAAATAGAGGATTGTTATGGGTCTTGTATAATATATCAGATAAAATTAGATGACAAAATTTACGTTCATATTACTGGCGGATTTTATTCTATTTAATTAATGATTTTTATCTAATTTTATGTTTTACAATATATTCATCTCCATATACTGATGTTCTATGATGATCGCTAAGTCTATATGAACCAGATTTTAACATTCGTGGAATAATATAATCACAATATGGATCTTTTATTAAATCAACTACAACATCATTTTTTCTGCATCTTAATCGTTTTTGTGCTTTGTCCTTAGAACAAAACAAAAATACTTCTCCAAAAATATTATCTGAACAATAGTAATTGCGTTGAGGTTTAATACAACAATGTTTATCTTTTTTGTGTGTTAGTCTTAATTCATATTTGTGATTATGTTTAAACATTTCCATATTGTGTTAATATATTTTAATGTTTATATATTTACATTTATATTATCAATCTTTACTGAAAAGCGCCGATGGCTATAATTGCATTAGTTTTTAGAAGTCTAAAGTAAAATATAAATGGTTTGTTCAATACCACTCTTGCATTTGTTTTATATCCATTATAATTATTTCTTGATGCTTTATACGAATCATCCACAATAATTCTAATATTTTGCATAACATCTTGTAATACTATCCCTTCTGGAAATAATTTATGTGCAGTTACTTTCATAAAAGGAGAATGCAACCCCATATTTTTCAAAGTATTATTTAATCTAAGTTTAAGGTCATGTTGAAATGAAGGAATTACAACTTCGCTCAACATAGAATTTTTCATATGTTGTATCATCGAATGTAAGTCATTATCGTTAACATCAGGCACAAATTCATATTTATAATTAAGGAAACCCATCACTATTTCATCTCCAAAACATTTTGCTTCGATTAATTGATGTGTTTCATCTTCAAAATAGCCAAATGATTTATTAACCGCTTTCATATAGTTAACCTTCTTATCATCTGAAAACCCTTGGAAAATCCCAGGAATAATTGCATCCCATGGTTGTGCCCAAATAGGACGAATTACAGCAACAGATAAAAACATAAGTTGCAATTGATCTACATTTTCTGGAGTTAAAGGATTTCTAATATTTGCATTAAACATTTTTTTTATCATTACATTTGCTTTCATCGATTCGTTTACTGGGTCATTTATGTTTAATGTTACTAACATACAAAATGGTTTTAATGTATTTAAGAATTTTGGGTTATATGGAACATCATTTCCTATAAACATAAAATTTTTTATGTCGATCATCCCACTTAAATTACCTAATTTTTTATTTGTTATCATCATTCCTTCGTGCAATATGTCTTTTCTAGAAAAGTTAAAAAATTTTTGCAGATCGACTTCAGTTATACCATCAGAGGCCAAATATAATGAAGCAAATAAATTAAATAGTCCGAGTCCATTTATCATGTAAGTTGATAATTTCATAATATCAAACAATGAGTAAAAAATATTATTATTGATTCTGTCTATCTTTTCCCCTGCAATATTTACAGGATGAACTTGTGAAGATAATTTTGACGTAGATTCATTTATACCACAAAATCCAGCAGCTCCTTCTCCCGCCGAATCGTAATAACCCACATTTAGTTTTGATGGTTTATCGTCAAACAAATCAAATGTATTATTTCTATCGTTTTCTCTATCATATTGTGATCTTCTAGAGGTATATTGTGATCTGACTGGCAAACCCCTTAAATTAACATCATCATCAAAATCGCCACCAGTTATTTCGCCAAATCTATTACTTTTTTTTCCTTTCATTTTTGGTCTTCCCATATCATCAGTCTCAAAATCATTTCGAGAGTCTAAACCGAACATGCCTCCACGTTCCATCATCAAACGCTGTAAATTCATGTTATGATCTCCAAATCCACTTAATTGATTAAGCTTTGTGTTTGTAATATCTCTCGCAGAAAGCTTAGAATTTATATCTCCTTTTTTTTGTAATCGTTCGTCAACATATGAAAAATTTTTCATACAATATCTATAACATATTTTTACATTATTATTCGATTGTTTTTGACACATTTAGATTTTTATAATTTATATATCATAAGTTGAGTTGTTAAATAATTTCTCTACCATCACTCATATTATGGTTGTATATATTATAAATATATGAGCGCATTAACACGCCGACAACGTTAGCAACAAACACGGCATGGAGATTTAATTCTACTGATGTTGGAAAATTTTCTAAATCATTATTTGTTGACACAAATTCAAGTGATTCCTTTACTTCAACAATTTCTAACAATTATTCTGGAATATCGGTCACTGTCGGAGATTCTACAAAATGGGTTCTCGACAGTGCATCAAATTCTACATTTTATTATGATAGTAATTCGAACAATTCTTTTGATTCTTCAGAACGATTTGATTTTAAATTGGCAACAAGTAGTGGGAACCAAACAATAACAATATCTGGGATATCAGATAATGACACGCAATATCATTATTTATTATTTGCATTAGACAATACATCATCAAATAGAACATTATATTTTAATTTTTTTGATAGTGGAGATGTAAATATTAATGATGGTCTCGGATATATAACTGATCCTGATGTATCTGCAGTTGATTGTTCTATTTCTGGTGGAAACTCTACATATTTTCTACCAATTGTGCGAAATGCATTATTATCTAAAATAACAATAGAATTTGATGACGTATCTGGGGTTGGAGGGGCAAGATCTGTCGTTTTTGCGGGAATTGTCACATCTACCTCTAATTTATCAGCATCAACATTTCCATGTTTTACAGCTTCTTCTTTAGTTTTAATGAGCGATTATACTCAAAAAAGTATTGCTGACATTAAATATGGTGACATTGTTATGTCAAACCCTGTAACAAAAAAACAAACACTGTGTTAAATATTACAAAATTTACTGTTATAACACGATGCAACATTATAAAAGATAAACTAATAGGAAACACTGGAGAAATTATATGCACAGATCACCCAATTTGGTGTAATAACGGGAAAAATAGAATATTTCCTTTTAACATTAAAGGAGTAATATCATCACAAATATTTGATACATTTTATGATATCCAATTTGAGGAAGAAGGAACATTTTTGGTTAATGGAATTATGGTAGATTCATTATCTCCACATAATAACGTGGTTAAATTGCCATACTCTTCATACATTGATAAAACAAAATATCTTGAATATGAATTGGTAGGAGAAGATGATCCAATTAGACATAAACCCCCTATGACAACAATTGCAACAAATTTTAATTATTGTTAATACTTATTTAAACTCTAAAATTCATAGTAATTATTTGTTGTAGTTTGTTTTAGTTCACTACCTTTATCTTCTTTTTTATCTAATTTTTTTAACATCAATTTGACCAACTGCCACATAAACAGCGTACTAACGCAACCTATTACAGCTCCAGAAAAGACATCATATGAATGATGTTTATTATCTTGCACTCTAGAAACAGAAATATATGTAGAAATTATCAAAGGAAAATATGAAACGCAATTAAAAATAGGTTCTTGAAATTCGAAAGTATAATGTAACAAAAATGAAGAAGCCAACATTGACGCAAAAGATGTTGATGCGTGTCCGGATGGCCATGACATAAATCCATCGTGGTCAACACATTTAGAAAAATCTCCTACTTTTCCAAATGTTGTTTCAGAATAATAGTTTGTGTAATTTCCTGAATTAACAGCTTTAGCAAATCCAGCATAATCACACAAATAAAATGCACATGGTCTGGGCTCCCCGATTCCTCTTTTTAAATATTCTGTTACTGCATCAACAATTATCATTGAATTAAAAATAAAAAATCCCATAATTATTAATTGTTCTGGACTTTTATATTTAAAAATTACTACTAATGAAAATGTAATAAACAGCATAATAAAATTTATTACCCATAAATTTGTTGTCGAAATTGTATCACCGTTAAATGAATATGATAACGCTAAATCTTGTTCAAAAAATTCTTGTTCGACAAGAACTGCAGTTTTACTCAATCCTAATATTATTGAAGAAGTTATACTAAACAAAATTAAAATACTGATTTGGTAATTTGATAACGATAACTCGAACATTAATATACTTTGCTTATAACACAATAATTACTTACATATTTTTAATATAACAATTGTTCAATTTTTATGTTATAAACCCAATATTGAATTTTTTCTTCACAATGAAAAGCATCGCACAAACTTAACCTTGATGAATTAATTTTTCCCGCTTGACATACAAACACTTGATCTTCAATATAGTCAATTATTATTGCTACATGTCCACAATTTGGATCACTTTCGCAATGTTGACATGCAACAATTAAATAATTATCATTTATATAGTTAACAAGTTGGTCTTTAGTAACTAATATCCAATTATTTTTACTTCCTTTTGTATTTAACCAATAACATTGTTTGTTTGCAAGTCCTTCTGTCCTAACACTTGGAGGGGTCAAAAATGGAACGTTAAGTTTCGTGCAAACTGCACTTAAAAATGCAGAGCAGTGTGTGTAATAACTATCTAAATAATTTATTTTTGTAATATCGTCGATAGTTTTGCCACTTAACCAATCAACAAAACATTCTTGTTTCCATTTGTTCTCTACGTCCAATGACAATAAAAATGTTTTTAATGACATTAGTTGTGTATATCATTGTCTCTTATAAAAAACTACACAATGGTATACAATTTTGTTATACAACATTATCATCATTTATGTTAGTCAAATAATTTTTTACTGATTTAGTATCTATTTTAATCAAAGGTTTTTCATCTTCAAATCGTACAGTTCTGTAAGATTTTATCATTTTTGGTAGTTCGTCGTAAGTGTGATTTGTTGAATATTCTTTCCACATGTTGTATATTATCACAAGAACAAATAACAAAATAGTAGCCATAAAAGATCCAGAAATATTAGAAATTGTGCTAGTACACAGCACATATAAATACGACCAAATTATAATAAGGGCCATATTTACTGCTAAAAACGTCATTCCAAACGTATCAATAACTGTATAAGAAGTAAATGCTAAACATAAATTTGCGATAAATAATACATATATTATGTTATTATATTTATCAGTGTTCACACCTAAAGGGATAAACATTGCACATGCTAAACATTCCGTCAAAAACATAATTCCACACCTATAGGATTTACTACAGTTACTTTTACTTGTTTTTGAATAACAAGTAATTCCTAATACTCCTGCAAATGTTGCGACTATTGCTAAAATACATCCGTTAAAACTGGTTAAGTTTCCTTTAAAAGGTGATATTAAATTATTCGCTAAAAATGAACAAATTACAATTGCTAACATTATTAAACAATCCAATTTCACATGTTGTGATTTTATATTTAAATTTAAATAATCTATTATCCAAAACATAAGAATATCAATATTACTATAATTGGCATAAATACTAGAATTTGTATCGTTTACTGATAAAAATGTACACACTCTAAAAACTCCAGTAAATATTCCGGCTAAAATTAGGCAAATATATTCATCTTTAGTTAATGTTGTATTCAATCGTAAATATAAACACGTACCGATAAACATTATAAACCTAGAGCACGATAATAAAGCAGCCAATAAATATGGATTTTGTGGTATCACACTAATCGAAGAATTTGATAAAGATGCTTCATATAGTATAATATTTAGTGCACAAACAAAAGATACAATTAGTCCGACAAAAACACGTGGTATATCAGTAAAATTTATCATTTTGTTATAATAAAATTTATGGTTATGATAAACAAACAAATTAGTCAAATTTAAATATCAATTTTTTAGTAAAGTAATTTAGTTTTTTATTGTTCATAAACTGTAACTGCGGTGAACATTATTGCTATTTAGCTTTTCATAATTATTTAAGTTTGTGCACCTATATAGACCAGTTTTAATTTTTAACAAATTTTCAATATCAGTAGCAGTTATCGGATCAAAAATTTGTGTTAAATTACTATATATTTTATATGCATTTAACCATTCCCCTAAATATTCATACATTTGGCCAACCATAATACCAGAATAAATATCCCCGTTTGAAAATTCTAACCACAAATCTGTTATTACATTCTCGTCTGCATTTGTTTTCATTGGAAATTCTCTTTCGCACATCCAATATTTTATGCCATATCTCCTAAACTCGTCAAATCCTGTCCAAGAATTTTTAATATTTGATTTGTCTGACAATACATCCCGCCTTAAAATTGCATCGTGTTTTGAATATAATTCACATAGTTCTTGTTTAAATTCATTATTTACAAAATTATAATTTTCCAAACTATCCTTTAAAAATAAAATTGCATCATAATAACCGCATATATCATACAAGTATATAGCAAATTGAATATAAATATATATTTCATTTTTATTTGCGATCATTTGTTGACAAAAATTTAATGCATTTTTAAAATATTTTTTTGATATTGCTGTTCCTTTTGGAGCATTTTTTAATGTTTCTCTTGCATGTTCCAAAAGATTACTAATTTCTCGCGTATCGAACTCGGCTAAATCATTAGAAATAAAACATCTTTCAAACGCTAATATTGTTGACATTGTTCAAGTGTTGATAAAAAAATAAACAACAGAGTATAACAAATATTATACGTTTTCATCATTTTTTATAGTGTTTCCGCTTTGTCGTGAATTATCATTATTTGAAGTTACATTGTCATCTAATTCTTTTTCATCTAAAAATTGTTTGGTAAGATTCCATAATAGTAATGTAACTGTCATTCCAATAGTAGCTCCGCAAAAGACGTCGGATTGTCTATGTTTGTAATCTTGGACTCGAGTCACTGCAATCCATCCGGCTATGATTAACATACAATATGGTAAAAAACCTTGGACAGATAATGTACGCCATTTAGTAATTCTATAAGAAATAATTAACGCGCATGCCAACATGCACGTAAATGACGTTGATGCATGACCAGATGGCCACGACATAAACGCATCTTGTGTACCTGCTCCATCTTGACATTTTGAAATGTCACCGAGCATATTCACATTAGTATTTGAATTATAATATGTAAAATTTCCTGTTGTTACAGCATCACAAAATCCGGCGTAACAACAATCATAAAAAGCCCTCGGTCTGGCCTCAGAAGCAGTTCTCTTCAAAATTTCAGTAATAATGTTCGTGATAATAGGACAATTAACGGCAAATACACACAAAACAAAAAGTGTAGAAAAATTGAGTTTTGGAATGTGATTTGTACTATCACCATTTCCCAATTTACCCAAAGTAAACGAACATATTAAGACGGTGCCTGCCAAAATCACAAAATTAATGATGTACATTTCAGGAGCTGGAACTTGATCGTCTTCAATTCGATAATATGAAAGACTCACATCTCTTTCATAAAATTGAGGATAATTAACCGGAATCAATTGAGTTAGACCCAATACAATTACGGATATAATTGTAAAAATAGATGAATTCAATACAAACGTGTTAAATTTGTTCATCTTTGAATATTGTCAATAAAAATAATATGAACACCACAATTAAATCAGATTTTCAAATTTTTATAATTGTTCATTAATTAGATCATTTAGATATTCCATATTTCCTGATTTATGACCTTTTGTTTTTTGACTTGATTTATTTCCAGTTCCTTTTTTTAAATAAATTCTTCCATTGTGCATAAAACAACATTGGCAAGATTGATTTGGTCTTTTTCTATGTTCACATGTTAAACTATAATGATCTTGTTTAGGTCTCACATATATTAAAATTGCTTCGAACTCTTTTAAATAATTTATAATATCTTCATCAAATACATCTTGAGACTCATTATTTAACTCTTTTGGATTAAACATTCTACCACGTGGATTTTTCATTGCATATATATAATAATTTGGTACAGTTTCAGAATTTAATGACGTATTTGTTATTAACAAGTGAGATTCTCTTGTAAAATTTGTATTTTCGTATAACAAATTTATAGGTTTATTTAACAAATTTGACAGAATTTGGCACCCATTTTCTGCATTATTTTCTAACTCCCATAAATATTTTGTCGGTAAATAATCAAGTAAACCATCACCATACTTTTTTTCAGTAAAAATTTTTCCATTTACATTCCTTATATTTAGTTCGTTATACAGTTGGTGTATTTTCTCCCTATTGTATGGCTTCATCGATACAATATTATGTATTGTAGTTTTTAATCCATAGTCTCTTTTGGTTTTCCCCATTTATTGCTCGTTCGCGTTAATTATTATGTGCAATTATAATAATTATTTATAAGTAAACGCATCAATTTTTATCCATAATACCTTGGCATGTGTCTGACATACATTGCAATTCCAATTATACTTACATTGCAAGAAGCAGTGTTGTTATTTTCATTAATGTCCAAATCATCTTCATCTATGTTTATTTCGTCCTGTAATAATCTTTTTATTACAGGAGTTTCACGTGGTTGATATGCTTTTTTAATGTCAGAATATTTTACACATACATCAGAATTAAATATTAGTTCTGATTCTTCTTCATTATATTCTTCTTCATTATATTCTTCTTCATTATCTTCTTCTTCATTATCTTCTTCTTCATTATCTTCTTCTTCATTATCTTCTTCTTCATTATCTTCTTCTTCATTATCTTCTTCTTCTTGCTGTTCTTGTTTAGATTCTTCTGATTCTTCTTCATTTGATTTTTCTTCATTATCTTCTTCTGGCTGTTCTTGTTTAGATTCTTCTGATTCTTCTTCTGATTCTTCTTCTGGTTGTGCTTGTTTAGATTCCTCATTTTCGTTAGCTAGTTCTTCTTTTTGATATGTATATCCTAATTTTTGGATGTATGAGACAACTACATTATGATAAACTTTTAATTCTTCTAAGAAATCTTCTAGTCCTTCATTTATCATATAATAACCAGTTCTTCCGTGATCATCCATTGCAGATAAACATAATTTATGATAATTTTTATCATCTCTGTTTAAATTTATAAATAAATAATTATCATCATATTTTCCACCACGTAATAAAGGAAACCAACTCAACATAGAACCAAATCCAACTTTATCACATTGATATGAAAAGTTGACAATGGTTAATTTGTTTTCTTCAATTAATTCGGGATTTTTTTTTGAACATGATATACACAAATCATATCCATCACCAGTATACATTTGCATGTCGTTAGTAAAAGAGTCACATGAATTACAAAAACCATCACACACAAACATATCGTTTCTTTCTGTAAACTGATTTTGTGCTAAACAATATGTTATTGCTTTTTCTCTATATTTTCTATATTGTACTCCTTTGTCCTTAGATTCTTCGTCAGTCATGTTTGGTTCATCATAACATAATTTACACATATCACGATGACAACAATTACAATAATACCAATTACCCTCAATGTGTGTATTGCAATAATCACAATAATAGCAATCACCGGCACTTAAATTAAATCCATTAATTACCATAACTCTCATAGAGTCACCTAATAAATCGTTAAAATATTTTTCAACATGTGTGTTATCACAAAGTTCGAGACCAGTAAGTTCTAAAAAATCTTGTGGTATCTTAGGAAGTTGTATATCAATGTTTGACGGTTTTGACACATTTAATGTTACTTCATCATTAGTATGAAGTAATGGAGATTCTACCCGGAGATTGGAGATAATATCTACTAATGTAGCCATAAATAAAATTATAGGTTTTTCCTTATATAAAAGTTTTTATCTTTTCAAAAAAATTGAAAATTTAAACTTTCTGTAAGTCCCTCTTTAAAAAGAGTTTAAAACCATTGATTGGTTATATTGATATATACCGATCACACTTTTTGCTTTTTTAGAATGTCCGAATTTGAACTTGAAGTTGAATCCGAGTCTATACCTGTCACCATCGAGGATGTTAAACTCAGTCTCCTTTGTGGGGTGTCTATTTCTCCAGTAAATATGTATCGTGTGAAAATCACTGTAGATGGAAGCTGGGAGAATAGAAGCAGATGTTGTTATATGTTTGCTTCTAGCTTAGATGAACTTGCCAATAAAGTCCTCGAGTCAATTTCTAGTCTTCAGGAGGAAGCCATGCGCATGCTTGAGAGTAGCAACGCCGATTCAGAGGGCGATAGCGAGAGCGAGGATCGCCAATTTCAAGAGAATGACTTTTTTCGCTGGATTGTGAGAAGAAACTTGGATGATAAGGAGAGCTATTACGATGTCGATGTATCTAATTATGCTATTCTTCCCCTGTTAGAGCAGTTTACGAACACGTATGGAAGATGTGAATGGGTATATGGACGGATTGATATTGAATCTGTAACCGAAAACGCGCCAGTGTTTTCGTACAGAAGTTTTGATTAGTTCATATTTGTTTATTCGTATCTTACTCTAGATATATTGAACTATAATTTTTTTATTTACTAATATATTAAATGCCACCATCTGTGAGTAAAAATTGGAAAGACTTAGGTGTTGTTACTCCTGTAAAAAATCAAGGCTCGAATTTGTTATATAGTTGGATGTTTGCAATTACGGGAATAATAGAGTCAGCACATAAAATTAGATCAGGAACATTGCAATCTTTGAGTGAACAACAATTATTAGACTGTGTAGAAGCTAAAGAAACATATTGCAATGATAAATTAATAAGACGTGTATTTGAATACGTTATGTCTAATGGATTAGAAGCAGAATCTGCCTATCCATACACATCAATAAAGGGAGTGTCTCATTATAATCAAAGTTTAGTTGTGGCTACAATTGGTGGGTATAAACAAATACATGATTTATCTTTTGATTCATTAAAATCGCACATCAATGTTTGTCCAATTTTGGTAACAATTAATTTGTATAACGATATATTAACATATACTGGAGGAATTTATGTTTCAAATAGATTTAACACTAGCGGATCATATATCAGGAGACATGCAATTTTGATAGTAGGATATGATACGAATGACAATAATCCATATTACATTTGTAAGTTTTCTTTCGGTGCATCATTTGGTCACTCAGGATATGTAAATATTTCTGGTAAACATAACAATATTAAACGCGCGTGGAGTGTAGATATTTAATATTTATAAATCAGCAGAATCATAATAAATATTCAATACATATCGATACACTCCCAGCATTTCATCAGGTGTAGGTTCTCTCCTATGATACACATGTTCTCCAGACATAATCAAGCAATTTATATTACCATCTTTGTCAGGTGATTCACTTCGTTTAATGCTTATATTATGCTTCTTAATATATTCATCGACCATCCATTTATCTTTATGTTTTTCAAAAAAAGTTTCGTCGTGATCAAATCCGCGTTCTTTCATAAAATTATCTTTGGTTGTTTGAAAATCAATTGAATCATAAAATCCCATGGATTCAGTTCCTGGACCCCAAGTAATTATTAAATTGCGATTCTTTCCTGAGGCAAATAAAATGTTATCGCGATGAAAATTAGTTTCACCATTCATACCATATGAAGTCATTGCGCCAGTTCTAAACGTTGAAATTACAAGAGAATCTTTTATCGCTAAATATTGAGGATATTGATCAAACAACAAACCCAATATTGCTTTGGTAATTGTTGTGTCGGGCAATACGGTGGATTCATATGTTGGATATTTCATTAGAGTCACGTTAAAATTTGTTTCACCACTTATCTGTTCTTGATCATCTAACAATGATCTAACATGATCATTAAGAACTAATTTTAAATTAATTGTTTCCAATGAATATTGTTGATCAAAACTCATGTTTTCAACACAAGATGTATTTGTAGTTTGTTATTAGATTTTTTAGCATTATTGTTATTTCAACTTTTTTAGAGTCGTGACAAAAGATTAATTTTTATTTTAGACGACATAAATATAAAATCTAGAGGAAATTTTTATGTCAAATATACAAAAAATTTTTGAGTTAAACACAAAATATAACATTATTGATGCAAAACGATTAAACCTCAAAACATACAATCATAATCAAAATTATTATTATCCTGTAAGTTTTTTTCGTGAACAAAAGTTAAATTGTATTTTTGAACGTACTCATATATCAAAAAATTATTTTATAAATTGGATCTTTCACGTAAAAAACACTGTAAATGAAGATTTATTATTAGTAATAAAACTTGATGAAAATTGGAGAGCTCCGTTCTATGATGCATATTCAATACAGATTATTAGTGACGACGGAAATTGTACTATTTATTCGGATTATATTTTAGAAAATGAAAAAGATATTCTTAACAATGAATTAAGCGAAAAAATATTATTATTGTTTGAAAATTTATTTTTAGGAAATGAAATAGAGATTAGCAGAGAACGATACAAATTAGCAAATTAATTATTAAGAATTACTGTGTGTCTCGACAGGTGAAAAACCAATTAACATTTTTCCCAACGCTCCGATCGGAATATGTAAAAACATCGGATAATCATTTTTGAGATAAATTTGACACTCCGTAGACAAATATGAAAGTTTTTTTAAGTTTATAAGATAGTCTAAATTATATGTTGCATTTATGTTATCATTTGTGCCATCACTTGTATTTAATGCTATTATATGCATGTGATTACTAATACAAAATGTTTTTGATATTTCCCCTGTATCCATCACAAATTTATGATTGTCGCACGAAAAAGTTACATAATTTGAATATTTTTTGAACATGGTACATATTGGAAAAAATTTGTCCATATCAATGACTATCGATTTAGTAAATTTAGTTTCTGCCGGTAATTTATGCTCTTTTACATTGTTCTCTAATCTGTTTTGCTTATATGTAAAAGTTTCTTTATTAAGTTCGTTAATGAAATCAAAATAAATCATATTATTATCAACTCTCATTGCAAAAAAACTTTCTTTATTAATTTGTTTCTCTTTTTTTCCTAATTTAATAAAATTACATAACGCAGTTAAGTTGAATGATACATTATTATTTAAAGGCGTTGTTTGATAATGCTGAAAATTAATTGAATATAATTTGACGAATAATAACACTGTTTGATATTCATTTAACGATATTATTCTGATGCCATCTTCCCTAAACTCTAAAGTTATCTCTTGGGAAAAATTATTTAAAACTTCAAACATTATATCAAAAGTTGGAAACTCGACGCTTGTCATGCGAATTGGAAATTCATCAATAATTTCTTTATTTTCTGATACAAGTAGATTTTCTGGTTCTTTTTCCATTTATATTAATACGTAATAATTATACTATTTTTAGATGAAATAATAAATAAATCAATTTTTATATGGGCATCTTAGATGTTAGAAAAATATCAATTTTTTATTCAAGAGAAACATTCATTTTTTTACATATATTGTCAATATTTGAGACTATATTGTTAATATTATTTTCATAAGTATAACAAGGATCTAGCAGTTCTGTTCCTTCGTTTATGGCATATATAAGTAATTTAATATTTTGATTAAGATCAAATAATTCTTCTTTTGCAGATTTATCAGATTGACTTAATTTTAATTGTGTCATTTCAAGTTCGTATTTTGCAAAGAATATTATTTTATTAATAATTAATTTTAATATTGATGTGAAATCATCTATCGAATTTTTTAAAAATGAAGAATTTAATTTTGGTAAATCTTTAAAATCTGCGTCGTTTAGTTCTAGCAATGTATAATCTTTTGGCATGCATTTGTCATAAAAATGTTGCATTATTATGTTATAATTTTTGGAATGTAAATAAAATAATTTAATTTGATCGTGATTCAATTTTTTCTACATAAAATGGCTTTTTATATGAAAAAGTTGAACATATCAAATCACTAAATAATCCTATGTAGGTTCTATCTATTTATGTTGTTATTTCACCGCATGTTATGATAATATGGATGGAGAATTTGGAGGCGAACTTTTGAAACTGGTTCATATGCAAAACATATTTTTTTCGGACAATGATTGTTATAACGCAATGTGCACACAAGGCGTGAACAATACTATAAGTCATAATCTTGACAACGCTATACGTTCATATCCAAGTGCATATGAATACACCAGAAGAGGAGATTTAGAACAAGAAGAAATGATTCGATCAACGATCCGATTGACGTCTCTATTAGACCATATAACAAATTCTACCCAAAATTTTACTCCAGAAGAAGTAACGCATGTTAGAAACTTATGTAACAATTACAGAACAAACGTAGTACATAACATCAACACTTTAACAAAACCTATTCCAGAAACATTTCCAAGACCATTTGGGGAATTGACAGAAATGGACAATGCGATAATAGAGTTGGTGATAGAAAAAATTTGGCATTGTGTAATTGCGCGCGATTTGTATAAATTTTTTACACAACGAGAATTACAAAATGTGGTAAACTTAGCTACACGTCACGATTACACAATTTTTAAAGAACTGTATAATCTTCCTGACTTAGATATTGCTACTAATTTGGCAGTTTTGGCATTATATGATATTATAATTTTAGGTGATGACAGTGGATCTATGGTAAGTAGGGAATACAATGGAATTACTAGATTTAAAATTCTTGAGCATATGACATCAGCCATTGCATTCGCAGGAAACTTGTTTAGTAGTGATGAAAGCTCTATTCATATGAGATTTTTAAATTCAAGATTAAATAAAGATGTCAAATTTAAAAATGACATAGATCAATTATTTCACGGCGTTCATCCGAACGGGGGAACTGTGACAGGACGTTCTTTAAACATGATTTTTCAAGATTTAGTATTGCCAAACATGCAACGATCCGCATTAAAAAAACCAACGTTGATTATTATTTTAACTGATGGTGTATCCAGCGATAATGTTAACAACACAATAAACAATATTAAAAGAATAACAAGCCAATCGCAATATGGCAAAAATGCTGTTATGTTTCAATTTGTCCAAATTGGGAATGATAGAGGAGTGCCTGACATGTTTAATCATATCGAGTCAGATAACCCCGACATCGTAAATTATGTTAAAAATTATGATATAGAAAAAGCATTTAGATCACGCGAATATTGTGTAAGTAGATATATGGTTGATGTTCTTACGAGATTTGAATTTGACGATTTTGATGAAGAAATGGTGGAAGAACGAAGAAGTGTATTTATGGAACGTCTCCCAATGTAGAATATGCCCCTTCCAACAGTTTCGGCTACACTACCTCGTGTTTTTAATTTTCCAACTATAACTACTATACATGTGCGTAATACTGATACATGGACGGAAGAATTAAAAGATTTGGCAAATGGTAGCAATTATGAGTGTCCCATCACAATGGAATTAATAGGTGAATATTATTGTACATGTTTACGATGTAGAAAGAATTTTGACCACGATGCACTAAAAACGCATTTATCCACAGCGCGACATAAGTGTTGCCCAATGTGTAGAGAAAGTTGGACAAATAATGTGAAATACAAAAGAATCACATTAAGTATACCAATGGAAATAGAACCTATTGTTAACACAAATTTTCGAGGGTCTAGAGAGACTAGCGAATGGCCGATAGTAAAGAAAGAACTAGAAAGTAATAGCAACGTCGAGTGTCCAATTTCAAATGGTAATATAGAAAGATATTATTCTACTTGTTTGGCATGCAATAAAAATTTCGACTACGAACTGATTCATAGATGGACAACAAAAACCAATAATACATGTCCGATGTTGTAGGGCTCCATGGGAAAATTGTGTACGATATGAGAGAAATTATTAGGTTGGCATTATTTGTTTATATATTTACGGGGGGTTTGATATAAAAAAATATTTTAATTGTGTGGAGCGGTGGCGTACTAATGATTGGACAAATTTAATTTTGTGAGTCAACAAAATTTTTAAAAATTTTATTTTAATTCACAGTTAAAATAAATTTAATAGTTTAAACTAAAAATAATACACAATAAATATGGTTTTGTCGTATGTAACACACAATATATAACATTCTGTCGCCAAAACCTGATCAATTTGAATAGGCAAGTCCACCCATTCCACTCATAATTCTCAACACATTGTAGTTAACTACGAATAGATATACTTTAGTGTTGGTTGTGTAGTCGATAGAGAATGATCCCATACGTTGAGTGGAGTAGATATCAGAATATACAACGTTTAATCTGACTGAGTCAATTCTGGACAAGTTTGCAGTACCAGTTGGTTGATGTTGTTCTGGGTGTAGACCGAATGAGTAAACGTTGATACCATCAGCTGGAGTTCTAGTGTGGTGTTGGTATGGTTGGACATAGTTGAAGTAGTTTCCTTCACGTTGGTTAAATCTGTCGTGTCCATTGAATTTCAATTGAACAGTGCTGACACAGTTTCCAGTTCCATCAAGTCTCAAACCGTAGTTGTTGAATTGAGTAACGAAAACATCGTTGACTTTTCTTGCTGCCAATCTGTTATCAGTAACCAATGATGTCATTGTTGAGCTGAATCCAGTGTTGAATGGAATAGAGATATCAGTCATTGTCAAAGTGTGTTGGTCATCAGCAACTTCGACCGTGATACCTGCCAATACTGGTGATGATGCGCCAGATCCAGTCATATCAACAGTAGCAGTAACATATTGCAATTTGCTTGCCATGTTAACACTGTTTACAATTAAGTTATTTGCAGCAACTGGTAAATACCAAGCTGATGTAATACCAGATGCATTAACTGCAGTAACAACAATTTCACAAGTCTTTCCTGAAGCAGTTGTTAAATTGTATGAGCTGACTTGAGTTGCAGTACTTGCTGCAAAGGCAACAGCACTTGCTGTTGATGTCATTGTTGGTGTTCCGAACATACCCAAAGCAACATTTTCAGCTGCGTCAGTCAATGCGGCGTTCCAATCATTTCCACCACAGTATGCCAAGAATCTGTTAGCTACTGAAGCACCTCCAAGAGCACCAGAGAACAAACCAAGTTTTTGTGTGAAGATCAATTCTTTGCAAGGATGGTTGAAGTTGATTGTGTATCCTTGTCCTTGTGCCAAAGTAAATGCATCTTCATATTGTAATTGTTCAATCAAATATTCGTGTCCGACTTGAGCGAATCTCTTTCTTTCTTCAGCATCCAAATATACATAATCAGACAAAACATTCAAGTTGACAGACATAGAACCAAAGTTTGGTGCGGCTCCAGATGATCCATAACTGTAAACAATCAAGTTGCTCAAGTTTTCCAATTCTACTTTAATTCTTACATCGTGGTATTGCAAAGCAATCAATGGAAGTGCCAAACCGTAGTTTCTGCAGAACCAGAATTGCAATGGAATGAACAATCTGTAAGTTCCACTTTGTCCCAATGGGTTGTTGGAGACTGCTGGAACATTTCCATTTGTCAATGTTGTTAATTCAGCTACATCACCAATCATTTTGGAATATCCACGTTCTTGTTCAACAGTGTGAGTCAATTCATACCATACATCTAACCAAGTTCCGATGTGTTTATCGATTGGAGCACCACCGATTAACAATTCAGCTGATTTGATGACAGCGTGACCAACACGTTTGCACCAAGCATAAGTTCCTCCATAGCCTGATGGGCATGTTAATTGTGGAAGATCAACTTCCAAATATGATTTAGTAACAAGATCTCCGTTACGCAAGACTTGCATAGATCTGTTTGCTCCTGAGGCAACAGTTTCCGAGGAAAGTTCTATGCATTCCAAGGAGAAGTTAGTGTGTCTTCTGTAGACGACTTTGAACAAAGTAATTTGGGGGTTTCCAGTCAAATAGACATCTTGGGCCCCATATGCGACAAGTTGCATTAATCCGCCACCCATTATGGTATATATTATTGTTATAGATAAATTTTATTTTTTGCATATTTTTATTTTTTATATATTTCGTGATATTTTCGACTCTAAGAATACAAAAAAAACGAAACTTGAGTGATTCTAATAATAATTACTAAAAAATTATTATTATTACAATTTTCATCTAAAAATAGTTTAAAAATTAATTTACTTTTATCGAACATTTTTTTCTTATTGAAGTATCATAATCATTATTACTCACAAGTAAAGATAATAATAGTTCAGTATTCGTTTCCAAATTATTCATTTTGAATTTCTTTTTTGTTATAACTATTGTATTGTTTTCTGGCACGGTGACCGCCCATCCCATTAAAATTGCTTTTTTTACGATATCAATTTTGATAGTGTCAATTTCGCTAACATTAATATTTTTATTCATTAAGTTTCCTACTATTATTATTTTTCAAACAATTCATTCAATTTTACCCGCAAAAATTCAAAGTTTCCAAATAAAATCGCAGTTTTTAAATTTAAAGTTATTTGCTATGTTATTTTTTTGGCATATATGTAATAAAAAAATAATTATCTCCAAAGATTTACACATTAACGACGCATTATTTGTAAAATAATATTTATAATGGCACGATATTTAATTATTCATACTTAAGGATGTTTTTTATATTTGCTAATATTAGTTGAATGTCATCGTTTAAACACCGTTCAAACAAGCACAAATATCTTTCGACTGTGCAAACGGTAGATGAACTGCATAAAACTTATTTATCTAAAATCGATGATAAGCGTGGTTCACTTCCCTATAAAAAAGAACAACTGAAAGAATTAACAAATGCCCTTAATGAGCTAGAACGTAGTGATTTGAGAGAATCATACGATCAAAATTTATTAAAAAAAAAATCTAATTTAAAATCTCAAATAAACGAATTAAAATTAGAAATTAAAAAAATAGAAGATAATTCTGAAATAATGGATTATATATCAAAAACCGGAAATATTCTTGTTACTTATTATACAGGCGGAAAAAACCAATATAACGTGGCAGACGAGCCGACAGATGGCGTTATTAATTTTTCAGATCTAACAGAAGCAACAGAAACTGAAACCGGTAACGTTACAAAAAAAGATCCAGTTGATAAACTTACCGAACTTAATTTATTAAGTCAACAAACCAGAAAAGTAAAAAATCCAGTAAAAAAAAGAAAAATATCTCATCAAACTCAATCAGCAAATACTATTTTCAGTTATTTTGCTAGGCAAGAAAGACCACAATCTTCACAACAACCTGAAGAACCGTCACAACAACCAAAGCAAACTGTAAATAAAGCACTATTACAAGAAAAATATTTATATTTGACAGATAAAGGATATGCATGTGGAAAATCTAAAACATCAAAAACTATATATTGTACAAATTGTAACATAGAAAAAATATTATGTCCTGATGCCGCATGTTATGTTTGTAAAGAATGTGGAGAAACAGAACATATATTAATAGAAAATGAAATCTCCACACATAAAGGTGATGTCGAAAAACAACAAAAATACCCATATAAAAAAGTAAATCATTTGAAAGAAAAATTAAACCAATTTCAATCAAAAGAAAGTTCTGATGTACCCGACGATGTTTGTAAAGTTGTCATAAGAGATCTCAAGAAAAAACGCATAGATGTAAAAAAATGTGTTCCCCCAGATGTCATGTCTATATTAAAAAAACACAGATTTACTACATCATATGAACATTTACAACAAATTTATTGCAAAGTATCTGGGGCAAGTCCGATAACATTGTCAAGAGAGACAGAAGAAACAATAATAAATATGTTTCAGTCAATGCAAGATTCTTTTCATAAACATTGTCCTGAATCCAGATCCAATTTTTTAAATTATGCATATGTTTTAAATAAATTATTTAGAATATTGGAAATGGACGAACATGCGAAATTTTTTGCACTTTTAAAAAGTAAAGATAAATTGAGAGATCAAGATATTATTTGGAACAAAGTATGTAAAGACATGGGGTGGAAATTTCATTCGTCATTTCTGAAATGATTTTTTATATTTTTATAATACTTCTCACATAGTTTTTGTTATATATTTTTTCAAAAAACATATAACAAAACCAGTGTTCTAAATATTTTATGAAATAAATAATATAATGGATTGGAATTATTTATTTCATAAAATATTTAAACTTGGGTTGTTTTTTGCAATTATTTATTGTGTCTTAACTCAGTCATTAAAACAAGAAGAATATAATCATATTATTAGATTAATTTTAATAATAACGTTGGCGTTTATTGTTATTGATTGTTATTATCCTACTGTACAATATGAATAAATTTGTTTAAATATCTCAATAATACTTAAACAAATAACACTTAAACAAATATTAGTTAAAACAAATTATGGAATCAAATTCTGAAAATGTTATTAGTGTGGATCGCCAGTTGTCCACACATAACCCACTGTATGAATCTATTACTGAATCTCCTGTGGAAGTTATGTTGGAAAGCTCTCAAGATAAAACAACGTCAGTATTACAAGAAGTTTTAGAAGACGATGTAGAGTTTGAATATAATAATGATTCTGTGCGTGATGAACCGGTAGTGGAAGATATAGAAGGCGAACACTATAAATACACAAAAATCGATTGTTTAGATGAAGATGATGTTATACCAGGACAATTATATGTATTGATGTCGTTTATCTCCCCAGAAAGAATTATGAATTGTGACATCAGAGGAGTTAAAATTAGAGGAGTTTATTCGTCTAGAGAAAAAGCAGAAAAAGCATTAGAAGTTCTCAAAAAGAAAGACAAATATTTTGATATATGGCTCGGAGAAGTTGGAAAATGGTTGCCATGGAATCCAAATACAAGTCAAGTAGAAGAAGTAAAATATCGTAATAAAAAGCTTGATAAAATTATGGGTAAAGTTCACAAGACAGAATTGGAAACATTAAACGAATTGGTCGGAAGAAGAAAAGAACAACTCGATAAAGATAAAGTTGCACACAAAGATCGAATTAAAAATTCAATTAAGGACGCCGTAAGAAATTATGATAAAAATAGCGGAGAAACAGAAACAACTCCAGCAGAACCAAAAGTTACAAAGTCTAATACAAAATCAAGACAACATGACGCAGAAGCAATAAAACAAAGACTAAGAAAAACTTTGGAAAAGAGAGAAGAAGCAAAAGCAATTGTATCAAATACTGATAATGCCACAACAGAAGATAATTCAAAGAAAGCTGAAGAACTAAAAATGACGTCTAATGAAATTAAAGGAAAATTAGAGAAAATGAAAGAATACATGAAAAATAGAGGAAAATAAAAGTTATTTTTAGGAGATTTTTCATGGATAAAATAGAGGAAAATAAAAATTATTTTTAGGAGATTTTTCATGGATAAAATAGAGGAAAATAAAAGTTATTTTATTAAACGATTATAATTTTTTAAATTATTAGATTATACTACAATAATTTAATGATAACCAAAATAATAATAATATTTTTGATGTTTCTTGGAATATTATGTATAGCAATTGCAGTTACAAGAAATACACAGAGTTGTCCCGAACAAAAAATAATTTATAAATATATACCCAGGACATTCGAAGAAGAACAAAATGAGCCAGTTTATGTTTCTGATATTTTTGCAGATATGTTTTCACAACCATCTCCATGGATGGTAAGTATTGGAAATATAGATCAACGAAAGCAAGAAGAAATAAATAAATATTTTATTAGTCAAGTTTAAAAATTAATGTCCACTGTAACCTCGATGTTTTTTTATTTCTTTATTTGATTGCGAACTTGCTTCTTCGTCAGAGTGTTTTTTCTTTTCAACTACAATAGAACTACCAGTTTTTTTCTTTTGCATTAACATGTTAGTCACATTTGCATTTGTAGTTGGTTTTCTCTTTTTACTCCACGATGGATTGTAATTATTTTTGTGAAAGTTTTGAAATTGTTTGCAACCCATTGTTATATCTTGAACAGAAAAATCTGGAGCTTTATACCAATAAATTTTTTCAAATATTGACTTTTTTGCTCCTCTATTTACTATCACCATCGCGCCATGATCTTCAGTCAATTTTGAAAAAATTTGTCTAAACGAATCAAAAGTTGGGAAAACACCCGCATAGTGATCGTGCATTCTTTTCAAGTTGGATATGATATCGTCGGCCAATAAAAAAATATAATCAAAATTGTTTCTAAGTTCTGGAGTAATACCAAGAGGAAATTGCATTGTTAAGATATACATAATATGATAGTGTCTTCCGTTAAATAATAATTCCTGAATAGGCGGATCTTTAACCCATGCACCTTTTTGACCCAAACAATCATCCATAACAACAAAACATCTCGTGTCAACAATACCAATTCCTTTTTTGGGATCTCGAGTAAATTTTTTATTGTGTTTTTTTTCATATCGTGCTTCTTTCTCTTCATTTTTTTCTATCATTTCTTCTTGTCTATTCATGACATTTTCTATTATTTCACTTTTGTAATCATAATGAATGTATGTATCAGGGAAAAAATCTGCATAAAATCTATTCATTTTATCAGTTTTTGAAATTACTAAACCAACTGGTATATCTCTAAAAAAATTCATTACTGCTCTAACTACCCATGATTTTCCAGATCCACGCTTTGCTATCATTACAATTGCAGGATGCGCAACAAACATATCTAGAGTAAATTCGTTTATAGATAAATCACTATTTTTTGTACCAGTATTTAAACTCACTGCTTTTTTTCCGGTCATATTTATCTTTTTAATAACATAACATAACAAAATAAAAATATAATTAAATTTCTATCGATTCAAGTTTTTCTGAAGATAAAAAAGAATCGTTTTGACACACTAACCTAAATTTTTTATTATTTTCTAGAATTTGTTCTGTTTCTGGTTCTATTTCTTTTATCAAAAAACAATATTTTAACTTTGAAAAAACACAAAGTTGTCCATCTTTTTGAATAACTAATGCAGATTCTTTTGTTGCACATTTGTCAAATATCCAATAAAAATTAACGTTTTGTAAATAAAACAATGATTTTGCAATTCTGTCAACATTTAGCGTGTATGTATCACTTGTACAAAAAATATAATCAAAATTATTGTTTGTTTGACTTTCGTACATGTAATTTGTTATTATAATATTTATAATTTTATAATTAGATGAATATTTGTAAAGTTTGTTGAATTGCGCTTTATACAAAATTTCAAATTCTGATTCACTAAAACATCTGTCAAATATATTAATACATGTGTCGAAATTTTGCCACTTATTACTATACAACTCGTCTGGAGTATCCATTTGGGATGCCAATATATCCTCTATCGTGGAAGAATTAAAATGTGAATAACATGTTATTGTTGATGGCAATTGATATTTAACAGTTTTATGTTGTTGTGTATAAACAGTTGTATTCGATGTACTTACCATTGTTTTTAATTTTTTTATTATTAATTTTAATATTTCTGTTGTGTTATATTCTTGCGCTCCCACTATTAATATTTGTGGATTTTGCTTAAAATTTTCAAAAGTAAAGTCTTTTATATCGGTAATATTATTTATGTTGTTTATGTTATTGAGACTTATATTATGTTCAACCGGGGGAAGTTTTGACAAATACGTTTGATATGACATAATTGGATTTTTTTTATACTTATAGTTAATCATCGATTCTTTTTCAATATATCATTTGTTTCAAAATAAATAAAATAATGTGATAACAACGACACTTTTTAATCGACTTCTTCCATTTCATGAATTTGAGAGGAAGTAGCTGTTGCGATCGTTGTTGTATCTAGATTTGGTCTTATTACTCTTCCCGCAATTTGTTCAATTCCAGTTTTAAAATTTAGAGCGATTCCAAGTTCCGTTATAGTTGATCTTATATCTCTTGATCTATAATCATGATTGCTTTCTGGAGAGCCAGTTTGTGTAAGTGATGGTTCCAATTCTTCATTTGGAATTTCTATTAAATCTGGAATATCATCAATGTTTTCTGATTCGATTTGCGTGTTATGAATATCAGTTGTACCAAAATGACCAACACAGTGTTCGAGATCTAAACCACATGTGGTACAAGTAATATTTTTATATGGAGTTCGTCGACGATCCTTAAATAATTCATATACATATTGTACTGCTCCTGAAGTCTCGTGATATTCACGTGTCCTTTGAATCCTGTCTCCAGAAACCAATTCTTTCATTCGTCCCACATATATTTGTTCCTCTGGTTCGGGTTCTGAAACTATTTGTGTCGTGCTCATATTCCTAATTTCTACAGGTGATAAAACTTCAAAGTCAATTGATGAAATTGTTTCATTTACCTGAACTTCATTAGCAATCTCATTTACCTGAACTTCATTAGCAACTTCATTTATTTGAACTTCATTAGCAACTTCATTTATTTGAACTTCATTGGCAATCTCATTTACCTGAACTTCATTAGCAACTTCATTAGTATTATTATTTATTAATTCATTGTGTTCTTGTTCCTCCAAATTTTGTTGTTCTTCATCCATGTGTTCTCCAAAATTTGGTTGTTCGCCTTCGTTTTCTACTACTGTTATATGTTCGGGTTCCTCATGTTCATCATGTTCCTCATGTTCATCATGTTCCTCATGTTCATCATGTTCCTCATGTTCATCATGTTCATCGTGTTCCTCATGTTCATCGTGCTCTTCGTCATCGTGTTCCTCACTATTTGGTGATACTGGGGGAGTAGGTTCTACTCGTGGGCAGGTCTGACATACGGCACGTCTACTACAACGAGGAATACATCTACAACCTGATTTTAATCCAGAAATAACTGGATCTGGATTTTCTGTATCAATTTGATACGCAAAGTCAATAAATTCTGGATTACATTTCATATAAGCACGTGCACATCTCATTTCATCTTTCGATGTTTCCTTTATTCCATGTACTATTAATATTGATGCGAAAGCTGGATCATCAATATTATTCATTAAAAATCTAGTAGCCATATCTTCTTCAGACTCGATCATCAATTCTTTTTCATGTTTACCATACCACACAACTGTGTACACAACATCGCTCCATGTCATATTTTTTACCTCTTCTGGAGAATTAGACGACAAATGAAAGTTACTCTCGATTAAATCGACAATAGTCTTTGCAAGTCCAATATTCATAACATGTTGGTCTGGTAAACTGTTGTATTTGGAAGAAGTTATAAATTTATTAAACACATCGTTGATCACGAAATCAGTCGGATCGTTATCTATTTGTTTAACAACGTTTTTTAATTCTCCTAAGAAAACTAACCACGTTAAAAATCTAGTTTTGTCCCAATGTCCAGAAGGATTGTTAATTATTGTTATTGTTTCACGCCTTGTTTTAATATGCCATAGCATGCCATCAAAATTCGGATGGTTTCCAATATCAAAATTAAATGTAATCTCTCCACAATTAACTATGATTTGCAATTGTGGTTTAGTTGGGGTTCCGGTTATCGTCATTACAAATGTGGAATTTTTAGAATATTTATAATTTGTAGTTGTTGAACCATCTCTACTGGAGTTATAATTTTCATGGTATAATGTATATCGCGATTCTGTGCAATGTAAACCTGTATAACAACCATCTCTACCAGGGCTAACCCCGATGAAGAAGTCACCTGACATGTCTTTAACATAAAATGCAACCGGAGTACCTAACACTATTGGAAATTGTAAATCAGTAGAACTACCAGACCCAGGATGATGAGTAACCACAGATAATCCATTTTTCTCGGAAAACCGCATTATGGATTTTGGTATATGAGAATATATTTTACTTCTGCCATCAGAATAATGAAATTGATAAAAGCTATTATTAATGATTTTATTTTGATAAATTTGTTTTAATTCATTTGGGCTATTTCGTATCCATTCGATAGCTCTCACAGCATTTTCGTTAAAAATGTTATTTTCTTTTAACATATCTTGACATTTTTGATATCGTTCCAAATTATCAAGTCCATTCATTATCGTGTCAAATCTTTCATTTGAAGAGCTTAAATTTTTTAATATTTGTTCGTATATTCCTGCGTGTTTAGCTTTTATAAATCCACTGACGATATTAATACATAATTGCTTTTCATTCGATACTGTTCGTGGTCGCATTGTATTAATATTTACACACACATGAATTGTATAAAATCCGAACTCTTTTGTCAGAAGTCTAACTACACTGTCAGATGCTTCTACGTGCCTTCTTAGCCAATTTGGCGCTAATTTTGTCTCGCCATCTTTCCATACACGTTCGGCACAATAATCATGTATATTTAATTTTAATTCTTCACTCTTATTGCTCATTACTTTATTATATTCTTCTATAAATTTCTTAATGTATGTTACTCTTTGTTGTTCTTCTTGCCAATTAAATTCTTTTCCACATACACAGTTAATTGTGCTACATCCATCTCCTTTTACAAGAGACAAATTACATTGTGGACATTCTAGTACATCATTATCTACAACTTCCTTACTTTTTGAACTTTCAATTTCTGCACATGTTTTCCCTGTATGATAAGCAGTTTTGCATTTAAAATAATGTTCTCTATTACAACACAACGTAAAAATTTTTGGGTAATCACGATAAAATCTTAATTGTAAATTCATTCGTCGTTCTGGATTTTCAATTTGAGAAAGCAAAAAATGAAAATCTTGAATGAGACTCTCGCCGTATTTTTTTAGATAAGGAGTTATCTTAGTTTTTTCACAAATTTTTGTATTAAAATTCGGTATAAATTCATTAATAAGTTTTTTGTAATATTCGTCAATACTGAACACCCCAACTTCATATTTATTTAGGTCATCTAAGTATTCTTGTGAAAATGTTATATCTGGACATCTCTGATGTTCAACCAATAAGTCTTTATTTCTGTGACATCCTTTACATTTCATGTAAACCACCGAACTTGCCAATGTTAAATATTTTTTATATGAACTTTCTAATTGTTTCTCTGTTTTCCAGTTAGAAAATTGTAACACTCTATTTACTTGTTCTGCTTTACAAACGGGACACCATAATATTGGACATGACCCTGCATATGCATCATTTAGCTTAATTGATATAAAATTTTTTATGCATTCTTTACATGTTCCTCCATGTTTTTCATAACAATAATTAACTGGATCTGAAATTTCACACATACAAATGCTACATAAATTTTCTTCTAATTGCGGTTTTTGTTGTGTGTCATCAAGTAATTTAAAATCCACAAATTCTCTAATAATTGCTTCTAATGGGTTAAACACTCCTGATGTACTTAAAACAACACTCATTTAATGTATTAAATTATGGTTAAATATCATGTATAAACAAATAGAATTATTAAAATATCAATTTTTTTATTTTGTACAACATACATCATTTTTCAAATGACGCGGTATACACTTACACTCATTTTTGACGTTAAAAATTGGCTCCCTGTTGCTGGCGTCTTCTAAATAAAAGTGTAATGCCAAATCTTTATTTGCTTTTATAAATGCTTTAGCAGACTTTTTTGTATCACTATCTATTTTCATTAAATCATGATTAATTAACAACGCTGTATACATTGAATCATCGCCATATAATTCTACAAATTTTAATACGCGTTTATGTTGATTCTCCATATATATTTTCTTCATGTTTTCATACAAAAGTTTTGTAAGAATGACAATATCTCCGTATGTGAATTTCAAGTTGTTAAAATATGATAAGTCATTTATGGCTTTATCTACGTCCCCTAAAATATCTAATAATTCTTTTTCTGTATATAACTCTTGAAAATTTTTTTGAACGCCAAATGTATGTTCTATTTTTTTTTCATTTTTTATTTTCCTTAATAATCTTAAATACATACAAAATTGCTTGAAATTTTCGAAATTATTATGAACTGATTTATTATATTCCAACTTTGTTAAAGATTTTGTATTATTAATATTGTATGATATACTTGAACATTTTTTATTTAGATTTATGTGTTTCATTACATGTTCATTCACAATTATTCGTAGAATTCGTGTGTTCATGTTAATATACATGCGAAGTATGTCACCATTTTTAAATTCATAACTAGCTGGCGTACCATCACATTTAATTATATTATGTTTAGAAGAAATTTGCATTTTAATTGATCCAATTATCAAGTCAATCACAAAAGAACTTCCATTACTAATGAACATTACGTTAATAATATTATTTTCAGTTAAATTATTATCAAATATTACATTTTTTGTAGAGACGCATGATGCAAAACTAATATTTGATACTTTTTTGTTCCAATTAAAGTATAAAAACTGTATTCCTTTATTTATAACAAGTTCGTTTAAATAAGAATCATATTCATCTCTTGTTTTATTTTTCACAAATAATTTCATAATTTCATCGTACGTTTCTTTATCACACATTTCTTGTGATATAATAGAATGTATGTCTGTCACATTATTTTCAAGATAAGAATATTTACTTATATTGTTGTCTCTCGATTGTTTTAGTATTAATATATTTGCAAGTTGTTTTTCATTTGATGTCAAACACGAATTACACATGTCAATAACTTCTGAACTTAAGCTAACACATTTTTTAGCGTATATGTGAATGTAATACACTGCTTCAGTTTTTATAATATTTTGGCGTACACTTTTATAAAAATTTTGTTCTTGTTGAACATTTTTTTTAATCCATCGTTTTAAAATTACAACGCTAACTGGCAATTTGTTACTTAATAAAGCATCTGCATAATAATCATATATCGGCATTGGATTTAAAGTTAATTTTGAATATTTCTCATATGTGGAAATAACTTTATTTAACGATCTCATTTTTTCTAGTTCATCATTCCATGAAAATTGATATGAACATACACACGTTATTGTACCGCACCCATCTGCTTTTGTTAAAATAATTTCACATGATGGACATTCCACACAATCATCATTACTGATTGTTTCACATACATGAGAAGAATATCCGACTGCATTTTTACACTTAAAACAATGTAAACGTCTACAACATGATGTGATGATAATATTAGAAACTTTAAAATAGTTTAACATTAAACTTAGTCGTCTTTCAGGATTTTGAATTTTAGAAACTATCATTGCGATTTTTTCATTTAGGTCTCCATGAGGAAAATGAAGTGACGTAATTTTGTCATAAAATTTTTGAACAGTAATAAATCCATTTTCATAGTTTACAATATCATTAATGAGACTTTGTGTTAAGGATGATTTGTCATCAGTATATCCTGGCAAAATAGAATTTTGGTTATGACAACCACTACATTTTATAGTAGTGAGACTATGTGCGAAATTCTCATATTTTTTTATGTATGGTTTACATCTATCCAACTCACAAATTACTTTGTATTTAATACATCTTGTCAATTTATTACTTTGGCAAATTGGACAGCTGATAAAAGGACAATATCCATTATAACCTGCATTGATTTTTTCTATAACATAATTGACTACACATTCAGTACAAATATTAGTGTGATCTTCTATGCAAATTTTTATATGATTAGTTTTAAGTTCAAGACACAAAGGACATATTATTTCCTTCGGCCGAATTGAATCGATTTTATGTAAAATAATATTATTATCAGGCTCGGATCCCTTTGAGCACACGATACCCATTATTTGATGCTAATAAAAATAATTATATTTGGGTTTACATGATGTGTCAATATTCAATTTTTATAAATAAATTAAGCATGTTTTTTTCCTGACCCAATAAAACGTGGATATGGAACACAATCTTTAACGCTTTCCGCACTAGTTACAAATTTAACCAATCTCTCAAATCCTAAGCCCATTCCTCCATGAGGAATAGATCCTGATTTTCTTAAATCTGTGTAAAATTTAAGTGGTTCTGGATCTAAACCAAGTTCTGAAATTCTTGTCATTAGTTCGGCATAATCGTCAATTCTTTGACTACCTCCTACAAGTTCGCCAACATCAGGAACAAGAATATCAAAGCTGTCAACATGCTCGACACCATGTGATTCTTCTAATGTCTCTTTTATTACTGGCATATAAAACGCCTTTATAAGTTTAGGGTAAAATCTTACAATTGTTGGCTTTTGGAAATATGTATCGGTCAAAAATCTTTCATGTTCAGAACTTAAATCACTGTCATAAGACGGTAGTTCTGTAAATGTTCCTGAAGGTTGTTGTAGAATTAGTTCTACTGCTTGTGCGTGCGTAATAACTGCAAAATCTTCTATAATATATCTAGAAAGTTTTGAAATAATTGGTTTTGAATAATATCCCTCCAAATATTCTAGCTCTTCTTTGCAATGATCCAACGCGTATTGCAAACAAAATTTAATATATTTTACTGATACATCTATTATATCGTCTGACCCAGTACTAAAAGGAACTTCTAATTCAACCATTGAAAATTCACATAAATGTCTTGATGTTTGAGACGGTTCTCCTCTAACTGCTCTTGTCATAGTCCAAGCTTTACCTTGTGGTAAATGTGTTTCAAGCTCAAGTTGGGCAGAAACTGTTAAACACGCCTTTCTCCCAAAAAAATCTTTAGAAAAATCTACTAGTAATGTTGGTTTATCCTCGCTCAATTTTCCAAATCGTTCTGATAACGTAGAAAAGTCAGAAGATATAGACAGATCCATTATTTGTTGGACAGTAGGGATATCATGAAGTTTTCCTGATGTAAAAAATAAAGTTGTTTGCATTGGTTGACAACCACCTTCACATTCTGAAAATGTTATTAATGGCATATCGGATTTCGTGTAATTCTCTAAATCAAAAAATTTTTCAGTAGCTAACTCTAGTTCGCTACGAACAGAATAAATTGCACTTTTTAGCTGAATATGACACTCTAAATGTTCAATACTTCTTATATAATCCATTGTCAAATCAGATTTTGCTGATGGAAAAGTCGATGGATCTTTGACCATTCCTAATACATAATATTCTTTTCCTATCATTTCTATTTTTTGCCCTTTGGCAGGGGATGGTTTAATTAATCCTTTCACTACAATAGAGCACCCAGTACACACGTGATCTAATGGTGCCAAATATTCTTGTGTTTCTGGAGTTTTTTCAAACATAATTTGTAAAATTTTACTATATCTGCTTTTCCTCGAATCATAAACTTTGAAAAAATATCGTTTTCCTTGCTTTCTTGCAAACATTACCCAACCAGCAACAGAAATTTCTTCGTTAACGTGCTCTTCACATTTATCAATGGGAGTTCTTCCTTTTATTAATTCCTTTTTTCGTTGATCCATTGTAAAAAGACTGATATATATTTCACAATAAAATAAATAACACAACAGCATATTTGATTTTCAATTTTTATTTTTCTATAGGAACACACACATAAAAAGTCAGCAATTTGAGTCCAACAAAGTATTTGCAAATCCTAATAATTTTAAAAGTCTCATTAGAATGTGACAAAAACTCAAATTCTTCGTCAAATGGTCTTATCGATTGTTTGATATGTCGCGATCCTTCTTTATAATGAATTATTAAAAATTGTGGCCTAAAATAATTTATTCCTGAAGCAAATCTGTTTGCAACATTTAACGACAATGTTTTTGACACAATTCCAGGAACATTTAATTGATTTCCTATTATTTTATAGTTGGTATATTTTTCAAAACCATGAAAAAGTGATATCGGTTCAGATAATGGTTCCACGAGAGATACTCCTCTGTTCATTTTGTCTAAAATATCTTGTTCATGTTGCTCTATTTTAAATCCATGTGATAATTTGGTATTAAACCAACAATTTCCTCCAGTAAAATTTATTATTGCGTTTGCGATGTTATTTTCCTTGTCAAGCTCTAACATTCGATCTGTTTTTTCTTCCATTTCTTTAATAATAGGAATTTGATGTAATATACTTTGATATTTTGTTATATTTCGATTTTGCTTTAGTTGTAATTCTACATCACATACACTATTTAATTTTACTATAGATTGGACATAATCATAATCCAATTTCATTTTATTACGATCTAGTAAAAAATATAAATATATATTACTAACACCATAAAAAATGTGTCTATATAGCATTTTGTAATACGGTTCATCTGGTGTTGAATCAAAAATAGTTTTTGATTGAACATTTTGTATAAACTTTTCTGTTATTTTGGTGTTTAATAATTTGTTATGTAAATTAAAAATATATTGTAACATTGATATTTAAAATTATAATAAATAATAAAATAACAACTAATATGCTTATATATTTCAACTTTTAATTAATGCCCATCATCTTGAGAGGTGTAACAAATAAATGCATTCCATCCGATATTCATAATATTCACAAAGACAGCATGTAAATGAGGGGGGACAAAAGCAAAATTAATCATTTGAATTTGTGGCCAAACAGCGCAATCAGTGAAAAAAATTGTCGGCCACTTAGTTTTTGCGTTTTCAAATGATTTTTTTACAGCGTCAGTAAAATTTTGAACAGTAAATTTATTTTCTTTTTTCGACATTTCTAATGCAGTCCCAGTTGTCACCATGAAAAAAATTGGATAAATCGATGAAAAAATCCATTGATCCGCTAAAACTTTTGCACATAAAATTGTTTTGCTTCTAAACACTGGTTCGTCAATAACAACTTTAGAAGCAAATTGAAATTCATTTGCTTTTAACCATCCATTTTCTTTAATAAAATTTGCAAATTGACTTTTAAATTGTCTTGCTTGATGATTTGAAGTATTCCATCTTACAATTGAATCTAAGATTTGTGGCATTCTTTCAATTTTTGAAAACCATAGCCAATAAATTGGTCCTGCACACGTCACCCCAAACGCAGTCATAATTGCAAGTCGTAGTTTATCAATATCTTTTCGTTTTCCTGTATGAATGTCGATTTTTTGCGCAATATAATCTCCAGTAGCATAACATATACCTGCCGTTAACATATTTCCAACAATAGGTCTTTTTTGCATAAATTTGTTATAAGTGGACAAAACAATAGACATTTTAATGAAACTTGAATATTCCAAACTATTTTTATAGAATATTCAAGAATATTATTTCTTTCAATTTTTTTAAATTATAATTTAAAACATTTCTAACCACACATCAGGAATATTTTTTGGTACGTTTACCCCTGTCGTTAATAAACTAAATCTGGGATCATTTTGTTCCGGTAAAACATCTCCGGTAAATTTGTATCCTTGTGACGGAGGAACTGGAATTGGAATTTTTCCGGCATTTCCTAAAAATTGAGTCATATCATTATTTATGATAGGTGGTAATGTTTGATTATTAACATGTGGTTGTTCTGGAGTATATTCAAAATATGCATATGCGATAAACCATACGATAACACTGACGACAAGGGGAATTAGTAAATTTACTTCTTCTTTGTCCTTACGGTGTTTTTTCTTTTTGTTTTCTTTTTCCGCTTGCCATGATAAATAAGCATAAGTAATCACTCCAGCCACTAAACCAATTATTATAGGGTTTTTTATAATACCGTCCATATTATATCCTTTGGTTAGAAATTATTTAGTATGAAAAAACAGCACAGTTTTTTGTTATAGTCTTCTTTACAATAAAGTAATAAAATTATGTGCCACTAAAATTGTCCAAAATCCCCGAAAAAATTATCAGCTTCTCCATAATTCTTGTCTATATTTATAACTGGCTCTTCTGGCGCTGGGGGAGCAGTTAAATCTTTTAATATATGTTCTGAAATTTTTCCTTTTTTTTTACCTGCCAATAATTTGTTTATATCAACTTCATATGTTTCAGCTTCTTTTTTCTTCTCTGACAATTTTTCCGATAGTTTTTCAGTTTTTTTTTCTGATGACACCTTATCTGGTTTTTTTTCTGAAGCAACTTTAGTAGATATTTTTTCTTGTGATTGAACAGGTGTCATAATATCTTGCTTTTTTTCAGAAGTTTTATCATCTATTGTTTGTTGTGCATTTCTTCCAAATATTAATGCTTCTAAATCTTCATCATCCTTGAAACTAAAATTATGATTAATAATTGATGATTCTTCATCTAAAATTTTTCTAACTCCTCCCTCGTCGCGACTTTCTGGATATAAATCACGATTGATCATATCTTTTACATTGATATAATCTCCATGTTGTTCTGGATTGTCATCTACATAATCATTGCTTAAATATGAAGCTAAAATTTCTTTCATTGGTAAACTATGATCAATAGCATTGTAAATACCAACTTTGACGAGTTGAAAAATAATTCGTTGATTTTCTTTTAATTCGTGGTTTCCAAAACCGTGCCAAAAAAGAGTAGCATGATCATGAAAAATTCTCGCACATTCACAATAACATTTATGAATAAATATTTTTGATGTTACCTTTTTGTGATGTTCTTCATTTAAAATTTTACATCTTTTCCCACTTGCATTGTATGTTAAAACAATTATATGAGCTTTAATTACAGATTGAATAAGATCGTCAAAAATATCAGCACATTTACTATTGTCTCTAATTCTCGTTGTTTCATGTTCGATCATATTATCACTCATTTTATTTACACCCGTCAATAAAAACATAAAAATTTTTAATACCCCTGGATTTTCTACAGAAGAATCTAACTTTGCTCCCTCGATATATGTTTGTTCTATTTTTAAAGCTTTTTCATATATAGAACAAAATCCTTCATATAAAAGTGGAGATAACGATCCCACTAAAAATCTAGTAAATATTTCTTTGGTGTCGACTATTGGTTTTTCAAAATAATAAGACATTTTATAATACCTATATTATTAACCAAATAGATATTATATTAAGATTTAAACGCAATAATATAGGTATTATAAAATGCTCAATAATACCTATATTATTAACCAAATAGATATTATATTAAGATTTGAACGCAATAATATAGGTATTATAAAATGCTCAATAATACCTATATTATTAACCAAATAGATATTATATTAAGATTTGAACGCAATAAATTTAAATAATACTAAAAATATTTTGTTTTTGTTTGATATTTATACAAACTATTATACATTTAAGTACATTTTATATTTTTTATTAATAAATATATATGATTTATCTTTATATTTATATTTTATTTGTTATTATTTTTTCACTACGCGTGCGTAAAATTTTCTACACAACTCTTGTGTAGAAAATTTCCCGCACGTAAAACATTTAAAGAAATTAATTTTTAAAATCATCAGCAAAACAATTTATTTTTACAATATATATTACCTTTAAACATCATAAATAATTAATAAATTAAAAAAAATAGTCTGTTTTTTTAATTATCAATTTGAGTATACGTTTTACAATAGATAGATCACAATCTACACAATTTGTTATAAACAAAAAATAAAGTTATGAACACGATACATATCAACATCAAATAAAAAATAAAAATTTGTGCGTAAAATGCGTAAAATTTATAAGGAAAATATAAGGAAAAATCCTTAGATTAAAGAAATTTATATAAGGATTTTTTCCTTATGTAAACTTGCGTAAAACTGATAATTAATTTTTTTATCTTATCTAAAATGCTTTTATTTTTTATTTTAAAAAAAATACGCAAATCCTTATATGTAGAGATTTAAAAAAATAATATATAAGTATATAATAAAAATGTATCGTTGTGAACTATGTAATTTTGAATCTTCTAGATTAAATGATTATAAGAGACATTTAGAAACTAAAAAACATGCAACAAATATTAACAAAACTAAAATATCCACGGTGAACACTGTTCAAACTATTGATAATGATGACATAGTTGAAAATAATTTGAATAATCCTATACAAACTATATCTAATCAATTTACGTGTGATTGTGGAAAGAAATATAAACATTATCAAACATTATGGACACATAAACAAAAATGTCAAAATCAATCATCAGATATTAAAAAAATTATAAACGAACTTACAGATTTGAAATCAAAGATGGATATTTTAACTATGCAAACACAACACTCTACTCCCGTAATTTATAATAACGATTTATCGACAAATTACACTAACAACATGATAAATGATAATAAAATTATAAATAATCAAAAAACAATAAATGTTGTTGCATATATAAATGAACATTATCAAAATACTGAACCATTAAAATTATTAGATAAGCCACAATTATCTAAAATGTTAACATGTAATCCAGAGAAAAATGGAAATCATTCAATTTGTGAATTTATTGTGTATTATTTTGACAATCATATGTTAGAAGAACTTTTAGCGGATATTGTTATACACGAATTTAAAAAACAAAATGAAGAAGAACAACAATTTTTTGCTACAGATGTATCAAGATTGACTTTTATAGTGAGACAGGCCTTAAAAAGTCACATAATTGAAACCACCGAAAAAGAAAAATGTGTATGGCTTACAGATAAAAAAGGCACAAGTATAGTTGAATCAATTATAGTTCCACTTTTAAGTGAAGTTCATACAATGTTGATAGAACATATTAAAAAATGGGATGACGAAAAAAATGAGACGTATATATTACCAAAAATAGAAAAATTGGGTAATAGAATTTTGTCCGCAAAAAAAATCACTTTGAATATCGTAAAAGGCGACTACAAAGAAAAAACATTACAACTTATTTCACCATATTTTCAATTTCAGACTACAAAATCAAAAAATTCTTATCTTATTGCTTATTAAAGTTAACTTACCATAAACTTGTCACTGATGGCAAATTACGTCTTCCGCCATTATTTACATTTAAAGGCAACGCAATTGGTTGAATTGGTTGAGAAATATCTCTTAAATATAACATTTGTTGTTCGATATTTGTCATCATTCCCGGAATAATTTCTCTCAATGTATATCTATTTAATTCTCTAACTTGTTCATCAACATTTGTAGGTAAATGTCTAGAATATTCAAAAAATACTGCTCTCATAACTAATATTAAATCATTTTCGTCTTGATCCATTTCTAATATATATTCTCCGTGAGATCTTTTAAAAATTTCCCTTTTAATATACTTTTGAATTCGTGCAATATTTTTATTTGAAAAATATGCTATGCTAACTGGTGTATTATTCATTTGCATTCCTCTCAATGCTAATGATGATTTTCCTCCACAATAATAATTATCGTCCATTACATTGTTATTAAGACTTTGTGTTCTTTTATCAAACCTAGGATAATTATTACTTGATGAATTTAATCCTTTATTATAATTCAACTTCCCGTTTACTTCAGCGTACATTTATAACATAACTAAAGATAAAAATATTTTATTTAAAACGTATAAACACGTATTAAAATTTAAAGTTTAAAAATATTGTTCATTTAATCATAATTTAAACACGGTTTGGATTAACATATACAAAGATAGTTCCGTATTGTCCTGCAGTTTCATAAAATCCTGGAGTTTTTGGATCGTTACTGTGTTCCAACATGTATGAAATTGGTTGATTTCTAACAAATTGTGATCCATTATTATACATGATACTTGCTCCTACTGGGTTATAGTAGAAATAATTAGTTCTTGTTCTTCCAGTTGCTGGGTCTGGTTGGCAACATATCATTGCAGAGCATCCGGCTGAAATTTGTCCATTTAATAATGGGTTTAATACAATAACAGATGTCAAGTTGAATCTATCATTACTTATTGTGATATCAGGTCCAAACACCAATTCAGTAGTGTTCAAATTCGTCATTCCAGTAAATGATCCTGGAATTGCTAAATATCTGAATCCCATATCAACATTTGCGAAATTTACTGATTGGTATCTTCTGTTAACATAGAAAAACACAATATTTCTGCTGTGAACAACGCTCTTGTTCTTTGGAACGACCATTTTATTTTCAATGTACCAATCTGCTTGTGTTAATGCACTTTCCAATCTTACCGCTGGATGCTTCATTCCACTATTCAATGGTGCTTGTGGCAATCTGATGTTACAAATTGGAATGTTGGTAAACACTGATCTTGAAACAGCTCCCAAGTTAGCATATCCCATTCCAGTTGTGTGAACGAATGAAGATAATTGTGTAAAAGTTGGTCTGAAAGAAAAGACTGCCAAAAGTTTTCTTAACATTGTTCCTTCATCGTGCACTTGATACATATCTGGGGAATCAAAATAAGTCCAGTCATATGCTGACAAAACTTTTTGTAATCCCATAATTCCATCATCTTCAGAGAATGATTGACTCTTGGAATAAAATTTTCCTGCACGCAACATTAACACATTCTTCCAAATTTCAATTTGGACTTTAAATCTCTTTAATAAGTTTGTCATTGGAGAATCTTCACTAAAATAATTCATACTGTTTGGATCACGTGCAATGTCATATGCCAAAGCCAAATCAGCGTACAATTCAGTTGGTAACATATCATTGAAATTAAAGTTAAATCTAAATTGTTTTCTTGCATCTTGACTTTGGAAATAAGCTTGAGTTCTTTGAACTACCATTCTTCCGACATTACTGTACAACATACGTTCTTCCAAAACGTCAATTTTTGGGCCGAACAAAGCCACCATTAATGGATGAATATACAAGTTAACATTGTCTTTCTTTTCGTCAAATTCACCAGTCAACATTTCTGGACCACAACTTCTGTAAATTGCGGTGTTGTTTCTCACGGCAGTGTGAATTGGTCTTGTTGTTTCATATAATGATGCCAATTCATTTAAAGCTGCATAATCTGTTGGCTTTACTGAAATTATTTGTCCTGGCATTGATGAAAATCCTAAAAATTTAGACATTTCAGTGTATGCCATTTCTTGAAATGGCATGTATTGAGTGTCTGTATCACCCTTCAATACAAATCTGATGAAAGCTTCTTTTTCTGCTTGTGTGAAATTGTGTTTTGTTGCAAATTTTAGACCTTTGTTCATCAATTCTGGAACGTCAAGTTGTCCATATTTTTGTTCGATTTTGATTGCAAATTTACGAACTAACTTGTCAATTCTCTTTTTTGATGTTTCGTATTTTTCCATAAACGCGTCAATGTCTTTTTGATCTTTGTTTTGTGCCTTTAAAAGGGAAACGATTTGTGCAGATGTCAATCCACTTTTCAAATAGAATTCAAATTCGTCTTCTTTTGAATTCTTAGTTGGTTCAACTCGTGTAGCATTCATTTTTTGAGTATATTATATATTACAAAAATATTTTTTGGAAACAATTTTAAACAAATTTATACTTTTATTTTGTTTCATGAATTTTTATAAGTGGCAAGCATGTTTTATAAAAGTGCTGCTATTTTTTTCTTAATTTGAGGAGCCAATGCTGGTTTAGTTTCTATAATTTTGTTTATTTTTAACATAGATTCTATATTGTCGGCAGATACCCCATAAGTTTTAAAAATTTCTGCACATTCCACTATTTTTCCATCTTTCAACAAATTTTTTACCAATTTATTTGTCATTATAAAATCATTAATTTCCATATTTTTTAAATACATATTTGAATTTGTAACATTTTTTTTATTAATAAATTTTATTGATGTTTTGTTAAAATCTGCTGGAAATTTTAACATTTTTGCTAACCATTCTTGTTGAACGTCAAGTTTTTCACTCGTCAAAACAAACGATGGATAAACACATGTCAAAAACCCATGTATTTCTTGCATATCCCAATTTTGATCACTATAAATATAATCTTCCAGCACATCTCCCATTGCTATAGAATTGGCTATATTTTTTACTAATTCATATTTATTGTTGTTGTTTTTATGATAATTTGTAATACATTTAATATAATTTTGATGTAACATAAGTGGTATAATGACTTTCTCACTTTCATAAGCTCTAAGGCAATCACTAATACTAGAATAAGACATTATCATATCTGTTGCCACCCTATATATATCTAAATCCAAATCTTTTGCTTTGCACAATTCAAAATAACTATCTAACATTTCGTTAGTTATTTTTTTGTTGTCGTATGATATTTTCAAATCTTCTACTATTTGTAATAATCTCCTATAATCCCTTTGTGATTCTGCCACTATTTTGTCAGCGACACTTTTATCAGCAAAATACAAACTTTCTGCAGTATATACTTTTACAAGTAATTTCATTAAATTTGGATCTGAAGGTTCATTAAAATATACTACATTTGAATTTTTTTTTATCATTGTTGATAATTTTGAGTGTTTGCCGTCAGAAATAAAAATCACTGGACAGTGCCAAAATGTTTCGTTCTTTTTTAGAAGAGCAACAACAAAGTTTTTTTCTAACTGTGTGTTTATCGATTCTATTTCATCTATTACAATTACTTTATTTTCTTTGACTTCTCCATTTAAATTATCGACAATATTAATTCCGTTAATAACTTTGTCAATTAGTTTTTCCAAACTTTTGTTTGCTTTTTTATTGGAATTATCTTTTGCTATTTTTGCAGATTTAACTTTTACCGCACACTTTTTTGATACATTTATATTATGAACAACATATCCCAATTGTTTTAATGTATTTAAAATTGTACATGTTTTTCCCACGCCATGTTTCCCTAATGCAATCAAACAACTGTGTTGTACTTCTGTCGTCGATTTTCCTTTTTTTCCTTTGTTATCTAACGTGGCATTATTTGAATAATCTATATCAATACCTTCACTATTATCTTCTTGGTCATTTTGATCGTTCTGGTCTGAATTATTTCCGCCATATTCGTCATCATCCTTAAAAAATGTAATGTTTAATTTTCTTTGTTTTTTGGATTGCCCTACAGTTTTTTTTCCATCATCAAATTTTGATATCCAATCTTTAATTTGTTGTATTTGGGATCTATTACCAATTATATCCGATAATGAATGGGGTCTATATTTTTCGCAATATGACATCAATTGATCTTTATCATTCGACATCCTTAATTGTTGAGTTATAAACAATATATTTTTTAGTCTTTAATTCATTTTTCAATTTTTAGGACAACCTCTAAAAATTGAAAAAAATCTTAATTATATGAATTGAGATATAAAACTTAACACAAATGATTTTGAAATTTGAAAATATACTTTCATTAAATGGCACTAATATAAACAGTGAAAATCATGCGTTACTTCTACAACAAACTAACGAGCATTTGGAAAATATAGAATTTGTAGAAATTACAGACAGCAAAGAACAGAAAGATGAATTGATAGAATTTGAAGTAATGTGTAAATTTAAGCAACATGGACGTTTTAAACCAACTGAAGAAAGAGAAAAAATAAGAAATAAATTAAATATAGACATTGCAAGTATGGCAATAATGAAAATGTTCAAAACAAAAAAAACTATGCCAAGAGGAATAGTTATAGTAAGAAAAAATAATTTAGCTGAAATATTATGGTATGGACGTGGATTTCCTACTATAGGTTATGTAATTGGAGAGTTTCAGAGTCATTTCGAAAAAATAGATTTATAACATTCATTTTCATAATTCTCGTCATCTTCCTCTTCACTACTGTTAGTAAAATTACTTAATGTTTCATCATCTTTATTGTTAAAGTTGATGTTACTGAAAAATTTTTCGCTTAGAAGAGTACCTCTAATTTTTTGCGCATTGGGGCTTAATGGATTTGTTTTTTGTTTATTATACCATGGTTTTAACCCTCTTTCTGTCAAATGAACCAAATCACATAAATTATTTTTGCAATTGCCATAATCTAAATCTTGCTGACATATTTGATATTTTTTATCGAAGACTCCGTGATCACAATTATATCCACCGATACATTCATTATTACAACACTGTTTGCACGATTTTGTTAATTCTTCTAATGATTGATATAATTGATAGTTTTTTTGTAAATCTACATTTTCGAGAGAGTATGTAGATAACAAAATTTCCCATGCTTGTTTTCTAGAAACATCAATTACTTGTTCGTTTAATGTATGCGAGTATTTACACTTTGATCCATATCCACACGATCCTCCTTTAATCACATTTCTACATAGCATTCTTTTTACATTTTTATCGAGTTTTTTTTTCGACATGTGAAGCGGAGAGGGTTGGACAAATAAATTTTTCGCTACTTTATATGATTTTTGATTTTGGTCATCAGGATTATTATCTAGCATTGCTATAAATATATAATTTAATGTTTAAGCTATTTTTTTATTTGTAAAAGTTAATTTCAAATTTTATCATATAATAATGAAACGAAATTTAAAATCGCATCAAAAGAGTTGTTTAAATAAGTGTAACTTACACATCGGTGGCAGTGGCAATGATATTCCAGAAGAATTGCAAGATCCTGATGAAGTGAAACCGATTATAAAAGAAATTCAAGTAAACGAAATAATTGATAAAACTGAAGAACCTCCCGTAGATAATCAAAATCAAGATCATCAGGAAACACAACATAATGACATACAAATAACAGAACCTGTCATTACACCTATCCCGTGGATGGATGTCAGTAAAGTTTCGTTATATACAATTCCTCAAGGCACCATTTTATATCATGGCTCCCAATCGGTAGACACTTTCAATATAAAAACATTAAAGTTAAACATAAATACAAATGTTGCATTTTTTTCTCCAAATATTGAAATTGCAAAAAGTTACATTCAAGATTGCTCTCCTACAAATCCATCTGGATTTGTACACAAATTCAAAGTTAATGTGCCAGTAGACAACATATATATAATTTCAGCAAGTGAGACAAGTAACATATGGCAAGAACGCATAATAGAAGAAAAGTTTTGTAACAATTCTAATAATGACTCATGTTATTCTAATTTGCATGGTATTGGATTTTTTATAAAAACTTCTGACGTATATAATTCTGAATTTGCTCTATGTAAACCATTAGATTTTTTAGAATATCAAGGACGTGCACATTGTAATGGTGCACGAATTCTATCTGATGATTTTGAAAAATTCTAATATGATAACACATCAGTCAACAAATATATTGACGTCACATTTGTATTTGCATTAGATTTAAATACTACAAATTTTTTTGAGACAAATACACATAACATAGTTAAATCGCTTATATTTTCACGTATTATATAAACAATGTTTTCAGATAAATAATACAAAAGTCGTTCGAGAAATCCGACATCACTAAATTTTTTGTTTAATATAAATGATTTTATTTTTGATGAATACTCACGAATATCTCTGACTCGAAGAGTATCATTTTTGTTTGCTGGTATTATTGATGATCCCCAAACAAACAAATTTGTAGTTTCATCGTAAATGCCAAGTAATTCATATTTAGAAGACATTATTTTTTTGTCATTGTTGTAAATTTCAGCCACGTTTTCGTTTGGGTTCTCTCCTAATCTAATAGTATACTGTTGCGAATCAATATTATTATATAGCTGTTGCGCTTCTTTATAGTACACAACCAATATATCGTGAAAAGTTACTGACATCTGTTATAATTTATATTATGTTAATTTATAATAGAATAAAGTATTAATGAATGAAATAATAATTGATGGAAATATATATAACCTAATTGGAATTTGGAAAAAAACTAAAACTGATCGTTCTGTAGACTCAAAAGGACACCAATACATATTCCCGACCAACGGAAAACCTTGGTCAGGAAGTGAACAATTTATTAAACGATTGATGGATATTCAAACATACATAGAAAATAATGAACCAAAGAAAAAAATAAAATATAAAAATAAATCACAATGTTTGTTGTGTTCAGAACACATAGTAAAAAATAGATATATTTTAAGTAATTATATTTGGGACGATTCATTAATTCATTATATAAAAAAACATAATTATGAACCTCACCGCAACTTCATAGATAAAATTTTTGAATTTGACATTACGACAAAAGAAACATTAAATTTAAAAGGTCGTATGACAATTTTAAACTCTGCAACATTTTTAAAACTTGAGAGAAATCAAATTATGATATTAGATGCCTTAATGCGTCATGGAGGCTATAATAAAAAATATTATGACACAAATAACAAAAATATTGTAAGGTACTCAGAACATGCTGGATTTCTCGATGTTAGAAATAAAGTGGTTCAAAATATAATAGTTTCCGGAAATACTTTAAGAATTGACAGAGGAGACGAAGAAATTTTTTTACCTGTAAATACTCCAGATGCATTTAATTATGAATATATTTTTCATACTCACCCTCCGACACCAAAACCAGGTGGCAGAGCAAAAGATGGTATATTATACGAATTTCCATCATTAGGAGATATTTTTCATTTTATCGATCATTACAATGATGGTAAAGTGTTGGGTTCTTTAGTAATGACGTCTGAAGGATTATACAACATAAGAAAAATACGGCAATCAAAATCAAAAATAGAAATAAATGAAGAAGAATTTTATGTAACAATGAAAAAAACATTTAGAGGTTTGCAAAAAGAAGCATTAGAAAAATATGGACATGATTTTTCTACATACACATTTTATTCTGTGATTGCGCAAGACAAATCATACATAAATAAAGCAAACGAAATTTTAAAAAAATACGGATTGATAATTGATTTTTTTCAGAGAGAAAAGGATTTTAAAGGATCGTGGATTGTCGATACTATTTATATTCCGTTATAAATTTATTTAGAAAATAGTTGATCTAGAGTCAATGTATTGTTTCCCAGAGCAAATTGTTTTATATTGACATTTTTTGACAATAAATAATCATGATCGACAAATACTTTTCCAGAAATATTTTTTGGTTCTTCTGTTAATAATAATTCTATTGTTTTGCTTATTATATCTGGACTCATATAATTTTCTTTATTTCCAATTTTTCTATGTGTTAATGCATCTGTATATAAACCATATTTTGTCCATACTCCACATACTCTCATATTTGTATTTGATAATTTATGTGCTAACATTTGCATAAATAAAGTTTGACCTAATTTTGTTGACATATACGGAGTTAAAAATGATGTTTTATAATCAATTAGAAGAGGAGGGCAAAAATATATTAAACTTCCATCGTTGGACATATTTTGTAAAACATATTTTGAAAGCATACATGGCCCAAATTGATTCACCATTAACATTCGATTATATCTAGAAAGTTTTACATTTTCAAGTGAATCTCTACTCAACATCCCTGCATTATTTATGTATGTGTCTATTCTACATGATTGTAATTCTTTGCCAAAATTTTCGATGCTTTCTACATTTGTTAAATCGAGTTGTATTGGCGTTACATTTCCACCAATGTCATTTGCTACCAATTTTGTTTTTTCTAAAGATGTTCCTGTAATAATAACATTATGATTTGTGTTATTAAACATTTTTGCTAAACTTAAACCGACTCCACGAGTTCCACCAGTTATTAAAACTGTTTTTCTTAACATCAGACTAATTAATTCATAATGAAAATGTCTTTAAATAAAAAATAGAAATATTACAATTTATCAAAATTATATTTTTGATGTTGTTTTTGTTGTTTTTGTTTTTCATTCTTTTCTTGTTCTGCGTGTTTTTTTTGTTCGATTTCTTGTTCCTTTTGTTTGTCAACTTCCCTAATAACTCCATCAAGATTATCCAATTGTTTTAATAACTTGTTAATTTGATCTTGCACAGCTTTTTGTTCAGTCGTAAAATCTTTTTTAGATACAGTGTCTAAACTATATTTAATTGCATTTGTAATGATGGGATCAAGAAGATTTTCAGCGGTTAATCTGTAAGAATCATTAGATACTTGATCGGCTAAATATAACATATATCCCTTAAACATAAGTGGTCCATACATTTCAATTCCCATTGGGAAGTTTTCGTGTCCGAATAAGCCAACTGCTCTTTTAATATCTACATGTGTTCCTGATTGCTCCAATACTTCGTGCATTTTTAAAATAAGTTTCGGATAATCGAATTCAAGTCTTTTTTCTCTAATGATCATACGCGTAATTGCTCTTTTAAGCTCATCCTGATTTGCTCTTTCACAAATTTTGTCAAAAATATGCACAAAGAATATCTTTCCTAAATCATCAGCAGTTTCATCAGTCTTCAAAATATGTTCTTTAATTTCATTTAACACAATATTAACAATATTTTCACTAAATCTTGTTAAAACCATATTTAGAATAACTTTTTGAATATTTTTAACAAATTGTGTTTTTGTGTAAGTAGAAACTTTTTCCAATTTATAAAATGCTACTATCAATGAATCATTTAAATTACTAATTCTGAGTCTATCTAATTCTGTAGCTTCTAGGTCTGCCTTACATAAACCATATGACAAATGTTTTGACAAAATTTGAGAATCAATGTGTGAATAATTTGTTACCATTGAATTACGAACAGATGACAAATTAATTTGGTCAGAAAAATTTGGTGTTTTCTGTAATACTCTAAGTGTAGCTTTCATGTCGTCTGAAATTTTCACTTCAGTATCAAAAAATGTTTTAATATACGCATTAATTTTATTAGCAATTTTTTTTTCTAGTTCAATTCGTAAATCACTTTCTGGATGAATCTCTGTAATAATCCTGTCAAGTTCTTCAGATATGACAGTCATATCTGACGTGGCGACGAGTCTGTCTAAAACAGAATTTCCATATCTCTTTTTTTCTATCATGTTTGCAAGCTGAGATCTGATTTCTGGTAATTTGTCATAAATTCTTTTAATTTGTTCATTTGCAATATCCTTCATAACGACATCTACACCTACCTTTAATTTTGGGTTAGATTTAATGTTGTAATGTTTAATAAATTCCTGCTCAGCTTTTAACATTTCGGTTATATCCATACCTTTTTCTATATCAGCAGTTGATCTTAATTTAACTCCGATACATTGGAATGGTGTGTAGCTATTATCAGTCAATATACTTTCTAGTTGTTTCGTTCCGATTTGATCATTTGTAACTAAATCTATTTTAGTAAATACTCCAAGAGCATTATGTAGTTGTCCTAGTCTTTTAACTTCTCTTAAACCAAGACTTAAGGCTACGTCTTCTGTGGCCGAAAATACAATTACTTTTAAATTGTTTGAATCACTAATATATGGCTCATTGATTTGCCTAATTTTTTCTGGTAAAGTTTCATCTTCTGTGTTTTTAACGGTAGAAATATATCCTGGCAAATCTACTACTGTACAACTTTGTAAAATTCTGGCTGAATAAATAGCCACTTCTAATGGTTTGCTTGAAATAGTTCCTCCAATTTTATTTTCTTCACTAATTCTAATTTGAGCTTTTTCCATGCTGGAAATCTTTTCTCCTAAATCTCCGATCTTGACGTAATCTGCTTCACCTTCTGGGATTTTATTAAAATATAGGTGTACTGGTCTTTGTGTAGCCAATCCTGCTTTCTTTGGAAACAAATTATTTATTCCGCACATTGCCTCCACCGCAGATGTTTTTCCAGAACTTTGATTTCCGATCATCACAATACGAGGAAAATTTACATTACTTCCAGTTCTTGCAAGATCATACATAGATTCGATAATTGGATTACTTATGGTCGGAGGTGCTACCATTTGAGACAGGTATCTTGTTACGCCAAACCTTGTATATAATTTGGGTCTATATAGGAAGGTTTTTGCAAACATTTTCTTTTTATATGTATGTTGTGTATAGTTAAATTAACACCATATTGATAATTTGCACTTTCAATTTTTTAGCAAAAAATTGAATAATTTTTAACAAAAAGATATTATATTACTTTATAATATATACCAATTCATGAAACGTGAAGGTTGTGTATGTATAATGGCTTGCACGAAATCTCTTGAAAATGTAAATGAAAAAAGAAAATATAATTATAATGCTCAGATCTACACCAATAAGACGTTAAAACATCCATTTGCACATGGGAGAGTCGGAAGAGCGCATTGTAGTTTGTGTACACATCCTGAAAAATCTGGGAAATATAAAAGAAAACAATTAAAGCATGAAATTAATCAAATAAGAAAAACACTTTAAAATACCTAAAAAAAATATTTTATTTAATTTAAATATACAATGGACAATGAATTAAAAATATTGTTGGCAATTGCATTCGTAATTGTCTTATATTTAATGTGGACTTCTAGACCAAAACAAGAAACAGGGGCGGAAAATTTTGCTTCTGACTTACTGCCATGGGACTCTAACCAAAATGATATTGATCGTATGTACATGTTGGACGACGGTGCAGATGGTAACCTTGGTTTGCAAAATAACATGTGCAGTCAATCATGTTGTTCGCCACAATACCCTACACCATTTCCAATGCCATTTGACCCAATGGTATGCGGAAGTGAACAAGAATATGTTCCTTCAAACTTTACATGTACAAATGCCGACCAAAATGTAGGATGTATGTGCCTAACAAAGGAACAAGCAGATTATCTTGGATCGCGGGGTGGAAATGCATAAATAAAAATAAACAGAACAAAAAATTGATATGTACGTCAGTTTGATATATATTAAAAAATATTCATTAATTTATTTATTGCTCGTTTGCGTTAATTTCAGAAACTTTTAAGATGATACTTCTTCAATTTTTCTTTTGTTATGTGAATATTGACGATTCACATAACAAAAGAAAAATTGAAGAAGTATCATCTTAAAAGTTTCTGAAATTAACGCGAAAGGACTATAATATTATTATAAACGTCAAATATGGCTTTAAATGACCCTCAACTTGACGATTATTGTTTTGAGGTTTTTAGATTCCCTCCAATTCTTTGGACAATTTTTACTCCAATTTTTACTTTCATTTGCATTTGGTACAAAAATGATTCTGATATATATTTAATCATTCTTGGACTTATTTATATTTTATATACATTTTTGGGGGTGTTGTTTGATTGTAATGTTGAAATGTATAACTATAATGTACGACTAAAACCTTATGACATGACGAGCTCACTAGAAAAAGCTATGATAGGTTCAAAAATTATAATGAAAAGTCACTCGAAATTAGAAAAAGATATAGAAACCCAACTTAGAGATGAAAATAATTTTAAAGCAATGATCTACACAGGAAACTCAAAAATTGTAAAATTTCTTATATGGATAACATATTTTCTTGGAATAACGGTTCAAATATTTGTTTGGGATGGTGATATTATTATCCCACAGTTAGAAGAAAACGAAAAACGAAAAAAACAATTGCAAAAAGACAAGATCAACGCGGAAAACATAGAAAAAAAAAGAATCGATACAGAGAAAAAAAATTTGGAACTCGAACAAAAACGAAAAATTGATGAAACTAATAAAATATTACAACGTAAATCTATCATAATGTTAACAACTAAAATTGCAACAATTATATCAGCAAAATTGATAACATTAAATTCTACCAGAGCACATCTAATAAAATTGTTGAGCGATATTGAATTTGATGTCGATATTGTTAATATTCGAGGACATTCCATAGAAAATGATCATATATCGATCGACGTACCAAATATTATAAAAACAATTAGTAATGATTCGTATGACGTTGAACTTGGGGAGTCAGTATATTGTCAAAACAATCAAAGTGAAAACAAAATAGAACAAAATGAGACTATTTTGGATAATTTTATATCAGCTTTATTATTTGTCCCAAAAAAGATAGTCGGAATATAATAAAAAATGTTTATTAATTTATATTATGCCAAAAACGTGCGTTATATATACTTTTCACAAATATAATGAAAATGTCGATTACTTTATTAAAAAATGCTATCGCGATGATGATATTCATTGGTTGTTTGTGCAAAATGTAAATAACAAAGGAGACATCTTTGTTCCTCAAAATACTCCAGATTTTATTAACTTTTACAACAGGGAGAACATTGGATATGATTTTGGAGGATGGTCATTTGGTCTGTCCATGATTGATATAGATGACTATGATTATTTTATGTTTGTAAATTCATCTTCGATAGGACCACTAACAAAATGTGAAAAATGGATAGATATATATACATCAAAATTAAATAATGATATTGTATTAGTTGGATCCACAATAAATAAATTTGGGTATTATACATCTGATCCATATAATGATAGTCACGTACAATCATATGCATTTTGTTTGAATAAAATTGGATTAAATATCATTATAAATACAAAAATAATGACATTAGAAGATTTATATTCTGACAAAATAAAAATAATACAAGAAAAAGAAATAAAAATGTCACGCGACATTTTAAAAGCAGGATACAATATTTGTGAATTAAATCAAAAAAATAAAGAAATTGATTTTAGAAATTTAACACAAGAAGATGTAGTTCTCTTAAATACTGACTTACAATATAACAAATATTTTACAGGAAAAATAATTGTTCCGTCGAACGTATTATTTGTAAAGACAACCCGAGATATAAACAGAAAATTTATGACACTATAAATATTTTTTTGCTAAAGGTTCATTCTCTAATGCAATTTTTACAAATTCTTCATTATTATATTTCATTTCTTCCTTTGTCAAATATTGAAGTGAATATCCGCTAAACGTAACTAAATTTTTTAAAACATTATATGTTCTTTGTTCATGCCTTAAATGAGAGATTAACATCGGTCTATACTGTAAAATTTTAATTATCCTGGCCTCATCAAATTGACTTATTAAAGAAAATCTGTCTGATCGAGGTATATGTCTTGTTAATTCGTGTTTAAAAAATATACATAATATTTCATCATTAATAAATTCTAAATTTATGTATGCAATATTATAAGGATCATCATCAACTGCTCTTTTACAAATTTCAAAAGTATGTAAATATTCAGGAATATCTTTAATGGAACATAATTCTAACATTTTTTTCTGGACTTCTGGTGTATGTTTTAAAAATTTCAAAATATGTGAATTATATGTAGTTACTTCGCTCAAAACTTGTTGTATCATTTCGTGTGTTTGATATTGTCGTGGAATGTGATCAATAGTAAATGCATCTAATTTAAATAATGCGTTATATACAAGTTGTATATTAAAATCATTTCTAGAATTAAAAATTAATGTAACATATTTTTCTGCTTTATCTGAGGATTTGCTATTTTGTATTCCTGTGAGTAATTGTTCTTCATTTATGAACTGTATTGGTACCGAATATAATTCTCCAAATGAAACCAATGTGTTTATTAATATATTCCACTCGTTTGTGTTAGAATATTTTGACCAATTAATATGTGGCAAATTTTCAAGTTGGCTAATTCTGTATTCGCATTTAAGTCTAAAATGTTGAATGACAGCAAAAGTGGCATAATTTTGATAAGTAAATAAATTTTCTAAATGTTCGATACAATTTGGATTTTTCGATAATGATTCTATTAAAAAATCATGTGACAATGACAACACATTTAAATGCTTGATAAAAAGTGGATTAATTTTGACCAATTCTAAAATTTCGTTGTGAGAAAACTGACGTTGATATTTGTCGAAGTGATGCTCGTATCCTCTTGTTAAAACATATTTTTTTATTACGCTTTTTGGAGGATTTTCAAACTTGTCAAAACAAAATATATCATAATCAAGTAACTCCAACATTACTTGTTCCGATGGATTTTTGATATATTTGTCGATAAATCTAAGTTTTGTATTTCTTATTATGTATATCAAAATATTTTCATCAATTTCGGTGGGTTTGTACTTCTCAGAATATACCGAATTTACGTACTGATCGAAATGTTCAAATAAGATATTTGACATTATAATGACATTGTAATAATCATTATAACGTAATTTTTATTTATAATTTTCAATTTTTAAAAACATGTTTATTCTTTTATCACATATGATTCTAACATATTTTCCTCAGAAAAATTAGTTTCGTTTGTTCTAAAAGTTTGAACAATTGGTTCTGCTTTAGAATAGTTTAAAATTGATGATACTGGTATATTTAATGTAATAATGTCTTGGTCTGTATGATCATTCTTTGACAAAACTTCGCATACTCCGTTATTATTATTTAAACAAATGACAAATTTATATCCTCCATAACTATCTTCATACACTACAATTTGTCCCTTTTGCAGTTCCACATTATCAACTCTTCTTACGTTTGAAATTTCTCCTTCTTTTAAATATGTTCCTACTCTGTTATTCAAAAATCTTCTCATATATTTAGTAAAATATGGCTTTATACTCTTGTTATTATCTCCTACTGCCTCAGTGTGAATGTCGTTTAGCAACGACATAATTTCTGCTGGAGGTTTTTGTATTCCTATATTAGAAGCATTTTTTCCAAAAAAGTTTGGGTCAAATGCATTTAAAAACATTTCGAATGTACCATCTAACAATTGTTTATCCGTTAAATTACATGCACCACCCAAGCATTTTCCTTCTATTTTGTGTTCATTCTGAGAAGTATTAACAAAAGAAAATACTGGTTTGTTCATTTGATCTACATCTTTATAATTTGTGTCAATTAACAATAAATATCCCAAATTTGGTAAATAATAATCTATATCATCAATCTTATATCTCCAGTAAGTTGTAATTGCTCCTTTTGTAGTTAAATCCTTTATAAATACATTTTGTTCTAAATTAAAATTTTTAATAAATACTTTTTGGATTTGCATTACATATAAACCCACCATCAATTGGAACAAAATATTTATCCATTCCTTTTCACTGTGTGTTCCTCTATTTATCATTTCGTTTATATTTCCTCCTTTCTTTTGATATGTCTTGCTCGCCCATCCTGCCAAATGATAAGTGGGAGATTCAGTGAGCGCAACTAATGCTTTTCCTTGGTATGATTTTGGATTGACTTCTACAACCACATTGTTTGTGTCTTTTAGTCTGATAACTAAATCTGTTGTGGAAATTATTTGTGTAGACTTGTTTAACTGCAAATTTCCGTAACATTTCGTTTCGTCTGGCAATTCGTTATAAATTGGTTCATTTGATGGTTGTTTTGTGTTGTCTATCATTAAATCAATCTTGGCAAAGTCTATTCCACAATTTTTTGAAATAAAATATCCATACAAAGTGATAAAATGAGGACATATCTTTTTCTTTATTACATTTTCTCTGAAATATTCATAAAATGCAACTTCCCGCCATTCATCAAATTCATAAAAAGAACTTGGATTTATTCTGTTCATTAAATAGGAACCTTCTATTAATTTATATATTCTTACATTAACTCCAGCCGAGTCAACCGCACATTGGGTAAAACCAGAATTTTCTTGATATCTGATCGGATAACATGATTTATATATTAAAAATCCACTTGGCAATCCCCTATATGGATTTGGAGAATATTTATATGTATTAAAAGGATTAACTTCAGAAAATTTAATAAAACTTAACAAACTTAAAGTTCCAACGTTTGTCTTTCCTGACAATGATATATTTTCTCCGTCCACATTATTAAAAATACTTGATCTTACAAACTGATACAATTCTTTTCTTTCTCCCAAAGTACTCATTGTGCCAATTACGGTTGTATTTGGCAATGCATCTTCATATATTGTAAACAATCTTTCGTCTTGTCCAAACCCAGAAGGACCTCCACTTGTATTTATGGTCACATTTTTAATAATAGGTGGCACATAATATGGCTGTTGTGTGATATACGGATTTGCCATCATATAGTTAAATTGTGGAGGATATGCTATATTTTGAGGAAATGCTGGAAAATAAGTTCCATCGGTTGGTTGTGTACTTTTTGGTTTTGGCGGTTGTCGATATTCAAAACTGATTGTCGGAGGCTGTTCTTGTCTTTGAGGTTTCTGTTCGAGCTTCTTTTGATATATTTGTTTTTGTTCATTAGGGATCATTGATGGCACTGGTTCTTTATACATTGGTATAATTTTTTCTCCTCCACCTTTTAAACTCTTTAAGCCATTGGTAACTTCGTTAGGATTTAAAAAAAAAAATCTTTTTTGTCAACTAATGTATATTTTTGTTTACCTCCTCCCATCATATTTGGCATTCCTTGTGGCATTCCCATACTAAAATCAGGCATCATTCCTGGCATCATTTGTGGAATTCCTTGTGGCATCATATTTGGCATTCCTTGTGGCATCATTCCTGGCATGCCTTGTGGCATCATTGGTGGCATCCCCATATTTAAATCAGGCATCATATTTGGCATTCCTTGTGGCATCATTGGTGGCATTGGTGGTAACATACCTGGCATCATACCTTCTTGTTGCATGGGCATATCACCCATTCCTCCTAAAGATGGCAAACCACTTATAATGTGCGCTGGAACTTCATTTATATAATTACTTGGTAAGTTTTTTAATCTTTCTGCAAACTTACTGTCTATTTTTGCAATGTTTCCATACATATCATCTTTATGTGCCGATCTCGATGATTTAGAACTTTTTGAACTTTTTGATGATTTAGAACTTGAAGATTCCGATTTTCCTGCACTTTGGTTATGTGATGATGATTCGCTGTCGTCTTCTTCTTCAACATAATTTTCTTCGTCGATTTCTATGTCCATATCATCGGATTCTTCTCGTTTTTGTTTTCTTTCAACTTTTGATTTTTTTTGTTGTTTTTTTGATTTTTTTGTTCTTGCTATTTCTCTCAATGCTTCTTGAAGATTGTCATTATCTTCGGTTGCTGTTGATTCTATGTTAAAAGTTCTTTCTTCGTCTGGTGAATTACTATGTCTAGTTAACTTTTTTTCCGCGTTTCTAAAAATTCCAGCTTCTGACACTTCAGACATATCCGAATGTCCTGGAACAAATACTGATCTTGATCCAGTTATAACATTGGATGTCTTTTTCTTATTAGAAATATTTTTACCAAGCATTCTATATTCGTCGCTTATATCATCGGTTGGAGATAAATAATTTATACCACTTTCTTTTTTTCCTATTTTTTCACTTTTCATTCGTTGATTTTCAATTGGTGACGCCGATAAGTCCATATTATTGTTGTTTATAAACTCACTAAAGAAATTATTTTTTCTTAATATTCCAAGAGGAACTATTATTTGTGATGAATTTGCGTCAAAATCCATTTCGTTTAATCCAGTAAATTGTTGTGAAGAGTTTGGTTGAAATCTCGTTGGAATTATATCATCTATAAGTTTTTTTACTTCTTTAGGAATTTCTCCAAAATGTTTGGTTATAAAAATGGACAAACAACTCATAAAATAATGTATATCATAATAAGGGTTGTCTTGTACTCCATTTGCTTGTTTATTTCGTAAAAAGTCGCTCACAAAACAATTTTCGAAATCCGTAATTTTTATTTCAAACCCCACATTCGGAACATTAAAATTAATAGATCCTATTTTATAAATTGTTCTTGTCGTTTCGTCCGTTTTTTTACGATACAATCTTATCGCGTCAAGATTTAAATTATTATGTCTGAATCCTTGTAATTTTTCTGACAATTTATGTAGGGTATATAACACTTGAAAAATTAATACTTTCCAATGTAATATTGTCATAGTTTCGAATTCTGATTTCAAAAAATCTGTTAATGTTTCTGTTTTAAAAAAATGTTCTGTTATAAAAAAATATAACAATATTTTGTCTTCATTTTCCAAATCTTCTTTTAAAAGATCACTTGTAACAACATCGTACATATCTCTAGATTTGCCTTTTAATTGTGCTAACGTTAGATCAAAGTACATCAACGGTAATAGTACAAATGGAACATTTTCCGAAATTACCATTTCGCTTAAAAGATAATGAATTGTAGCGTTAAACAATTCACCTCTTCCAATATCATTGTAATTTCCGTATTGGATATATTTTCCGACAGAAATAGTGCACGGATAAGATTTGTCAGATGTTCTTTTGAATATCCATTTTTGATTTAATTTTCCGATATATTTAATTTGATTGTTGAACACGTCAGAAACATCAAAGTTTTCCGGTTCTTTGATGTCAATTAATTCTATGTTACTTTTTATAATAGGTTTGAAATTGTATTCATCTTTGTTTTCTTTATTATAAACAGCGTCATACATCATATTAATTCGTGAATCTATATTGTCATAATTGTTGTTGTCTGACATTTATATTAGTTTAGTTAGAAATTTATTATTATTTTTGTTGTGTGTAAAGCTATATATAAAACTAATATAAATTTATCATATTAGTGTAGGAAATAATTACGATATTTATTATTTTTATATATTTTATGTTCGTACTATAAATAGTTCAAAATGTAAATATGCTAACTTTTTTACATTTCTCTGGTATTTCTAGCGCAACATTTGCTATAACAAGAAAAATTCGCCCATTTCAAAAAAAATTTTTCAATATATAAAATATATACTATGTCTGAAATTACATTGAATAGTCTTGGCAGTGGAAGAGGTAACTTAGTTGTCACCTTTACTGACACTGATCCAAATGATGCAGTAGAATACGTTGTTTTTATTCTTGACTCTAGTAATAATATTGTTGCGACAGATTCATTTTCTTTAGAAGAAGCTAACGTCACGGACAATGAAAATGGAAGCTCTACAATCGTATGGGATCACGATGCAGAAGATCTTTCTAATGGTTCTGTATATTCTGTTCAACTTGGAAAAAATAAAGATGCGGATTTAATTATGTACCCACAACCTCAAGTTATTACTCAACGTGTTTATGCTGTCCCAGATGTGCCAAATGTTTTGGTTGATCATTCTGGTTGCAAAATTACCTTAAATTGGGAAAAAGTCCCTAATAATGGATCAAATGTAACTGCATATAACATTTATAAAGCAGAATTAAACAATACAAGAATAGTGTTAGATGGAAATTGGAATGTATCGAAACTTGATACATCCGGAACAAATATCTTAGTTTCATATAATAACGAGGCAGATGATCTATATGTAAAGGTTGGCTCTAACTATGTTAAGTCACCATTTGGTAACTTGAGACGTGTTGTTACTGTTGATTATATTAGAGAATCTACACAAGTCGGAAATAATTTTATTGTAACACCAACAGGATTGGTCGACGCTTTGGGTAATCCAGTTTCTGACATCGGTGGAACTTTATATGACTCTGACGGAGTTGCATTCCGTGATTTTAGTGGAAATATGATATCTATTGAAGATGACACTGATTACGTCATCTCTCAAAATGGAAACCAAGCATTAGCAGACGCAAACCAAGAAGCAATTTTATATCCAGGAGGATCATATTACTACTCTGTATCTGGCGACACTTCTGGACAATTTGTAGCACAAAAATATGGCGTTTACAATAAAATTGAAAACGTTTCATATGTTCAAGCAAATAACGATGGATATGTAATTACTAATCCAAATGCATTAGACGGAGCAGAGCCAGTTTTAAATTTATTAAATGTCGACAATGATCCATACCCAGGAATTATTAGTAGACTTGGAAAACTTTACGATCTTTCTGGAAATCAAGTTTTTGATCTATCCGGAAACTCAATAGACGCAGTTAATATGTCAATTAAACGTGATGCTAATGGTCAACCAATATTAACACCTTTGGCAAATTGTCCACTTGTCGGGTCAGTTTATCAAGGTTTGATCGCAAATTATAATGGAGATGCCAATGCACTCGGATATCAAATTGTTAAGCACCAAGGTGATGCAGATTTTGGATTTTTAGTTACTGCAGTAAACGCAGCAGGCGAATCTCCTGCCATTGGGAATGTAGTGATGCCATACGATGATGACGAAATTGGCCACGCTGAACAAATTGTATATGCAAGTCCAGATGCTCCTACAGGTTTAGTAGCTACAACAAATATTGATATGAGCGGATTTACATTGACCTGGACAGTACCAGCTTCAAATGGACAATACATTAAAGGTTATTTGTTAGTAGTTAGTGATATGAGTGGCAATACTGTGTTTGGAACTATTGATTTATATGAATTTTATCTTCTTGGAGACCCAGCCTTTGTTGCTTCACTTAACAAACTTCCTGGAAATGAAGTCTCATTGTCAATCGCATTTAATGGATCTGCAAGTGCCAATAGCTTTGACAAATCATTGGCCGGATACTTTACCAGTCCACCAGCTTTAATCAGTGGGGCAAATACAGGAGCAGGCTTAACATTTGCTAGATTGCAAGCAATTAATTTTTCCAACATCAAAAATTATTCATTCAAATTGATCGCTGTCGATCAAACTATTGCCAAAGAAAACACATGGGCAACTTACCAATCAAACTACTTCAGAAATATCAGTCAATATTCTAACTCAGCATCGATTATGCCAAAACTTAAACCAAATCAAGTTAGTTCTGTGTTGGCAACTTCCGGAAATTCACAAGTAACTTTGACCATAACTGATGATGGACAAACTGCAGATACAATGCCAATATTAAGTTATGTTATTACATACACACAAAATGGACAATCTGTAATTGTTCCATGTGCAGGATTAACAAAGACAATTAAAGGATTAACAAACGGAACAAGTTACACTTTTACAGTGATGGCAAGAAATGCAAAGGGATTGGGACCAGGTCTCCCAGTAACAAGTTCGGGAACCACGCCATATGGCCCACCAACCCCACCAACTTTGTATTTAGACGGACACGATTTGCACAGTGTTGCATTAGCATGGACTCGTCCAGTAAATCCAGGAGGTGTCAGCATTACCGGATATAACATTTTTAGATCTCATGACGGAAAACAAACATGGACACGTTTGGGAACAGGAGCAACAACAGTGGGGGCAAACGTATATTACTACAATGATTCAAGTTTAGACCCAAGCGGAAATGTAGCAAATCCAGGTGATTTGAATCAACAACCATATTACTATTATGTAGTAGCAGTAAATTCTGTCGGACAAAGTGCTCCATCAAACATTGTCAATGAATATCCATCTACTACACCAGGAGCTCCAAATTTGGATATTATCCCAGGACCAAATCATGTTACTTTGCGCATGAGTCCAGATATGAGCGGAAATCAAATTAATAACGGAGGAGACCCATTGATTAGTTACACAATTTTCAAAGGAGTTGCAGGAACAATTGACTTAATTACTGGCGCCTTTACAGAATATAATCCAAGAATTGACGGATCAGGAAACCCAATTATGCCATACAGAACTGATGTTCCAATCGATGGTTCCGGAAACGCAATTTTTGTAGATACAGACGTCGAAATCGGATTTGCATACTTATATAAAGTTGTAGCAGTTAACCGTGATGGACCAGGAGCATGGAACAAATCTCCAAACTTCCCAGCTGGAGGAGTCTATCATGTTCCAGAAACTGACTACGTTGGTCCAGCAGATGCCCCAGATAGAATAACAACATTACTTGCACACTCTCCATATAACAACACTGCATCTAATAATTCAGTTATTGACTTGGTCTGGACACCACCAAACAATTACGGTGCACCAGTAACATCTTACACATTACAAGTATCTAATGACGGCAACAACTGGAAGACATATTCAGTACATAGTGGATCGGTAAGTAGTGCACCATCAATTACTGTATCTAACGGAGCATCTAATATAATCACAACCGACAACAGTGGTAATTTTATGAATAATGGAGTATTAACTGGTGCAGACAGTCTAGGATACGGTTATTTATATGATGCCAGCGGAATAGGCGTCCAACAATTTGAACATGATGGAAGTGGTAATATTAGAATGAGAGTACAAGTAGATCCAAGCGGAGATTTGGTAAATATGTATGGAATTTCTAATCCTTTTGTAATGGGTTCTGAATACTCATTCAGAATATTGTCCAGAAACTTATTTGGAGAAAGCGATGAATCAAATGTAGCTTCTGCTACTGTTTCTCGTCAACCAGGAGCTCCAGTTGATATTGGAACTGGCGCAACAAATGGAGCAATAAATGTTGGTTGGGGAGCTCCATTGACTGACGGAGGAAGTCCAATATTATCATATATGCTTTATGACTCAAATGGTTTGATTGCTATAGTCCCAACCGGTACATATTCATACATGGTAACCAATGACTCCAGTGGCAATGCCCTAGTAAATGGAACAACATACACATTCTATGTAAAAGCAGTAAACATGAACGGAGTTAGCGTTTCTTCAGCTACAGTATCAGATCATCCATTTGCTCGTCCGGGAATACCATTGAATTTATCATATGTTTCGCAAGACAAAACTATCACTATTCAATGGATGCCACCAGCAAATGCTTCACAATTACCAGATCCATTTACATATGATTATATGCTAAAGAACTCTGTCGGAACAATAGTGTCACAAAACTCAGTCGCATCAAACACTCCAAGAATTGTAACAATAAATGGTTTGACAAATGGACAAACATACACATTCTATGTACGTGCTACTGACCAAGCAAGAGGAGTATCTGGAGATTATGCAACGATAACAGTTGTTCCATCAACAACCCCATACAGTGTTAATCCATTGTCAAGAAGCAGAGACAGTAACGGAAATGTCACATTGACATGGATGCCACCAGCAAACGATGGAGGAAGTCCAGTTATACAATATTTGATTGTTTGGTACGATAACCAAGGAGCAACAAATTACAGAATATTGGAAGCAACAGAAAGATCATACCAATTCCAAAATGCAAATACGGTACATGCTGCAATCTTTGCAGTCAACACAAATGGTGTATCGCCAATGTCAAACGTCGTTGTTGTTTAAAAATTTAGATTGGTCAAATAAAATAATTTAAAATAATTTAAAATAATTTAAAATAATTGTACATTATTATTTAACTTAAAAATAATAACGTAATATAAATATATTAAAATGAAATGGTTTTGTTATATTTTGAGATGTCTAGATAATGGACACACAAATTTAACCTATAACGGTAGTACCAATGATCTTTCGCGTCGTATCCGACAACATAATGGCGAGATTTCTGGCGGAGCAAAAGCAACAAAAGGAAAACAATGGGAATTTTATGCAATTATGACTGGATTTGTAAATCATGCGAATACTTTATCATGCGAATGGCGTATTAAACGTCCCACAAACAAGAAGAAAAGACCATTAAAATATTGTGGTGTTAAGGGAAGGATCGCTGGATTAAATGAAGTGTTGTGTCAAGAAAAATGGACACAACAATGTACAATAAATAATTCTGACTGTGAATATACATTATATATTCATAGAGATGTGGTAAACGAATTAAATCAAACAATTATTCCACCAAATATAAATATTGTGATCATTGATAATTTTAATAATGAGTTTATACAACAAATAAATAATTAAAATCTAATCACTCGTAGTGTCACTAAATATAATTTCTGAATTATATTCTCTTACTTGTTCAGAAATTGTTCTTGTTTTCTTTTCTCTAGGTTTTATTGTTTTAGTTTGTTTGTTTAATGGCTTTTTTTCTTTAGATGTTACTTTTTTAGAGTTTTTTTTAGATTCCTTTTTAGAATTTTTCTTTGTGTTTTTTTTTGATTCTTTTTTTGGTACCTTTTTTTTAGACTCCTTTTTTGTTCTATCAATATCACCTCCTATAAGTTTACTTATATTAATGTTCTCTTCATAACTTTCTTCTGGGGATTCAATCGCATGTAAATATTTTTTTACGTCAAATGTTTGCGTTGTGGTTTGTTTTGACTGAATTTTATTTATGTTTGTTGATGAAATCACATGTGGTATTTTTGTTTCTGTTGTTCTAAACTCTGCAAAATAAGGATCATTCATTAAAATATCATTAGGTAGCACATATTCATCATTTATTAAAATTCTTCCACGTTTGTGAATAAAATCAGTATCGGTTTTTTGATATTTTTTTGGGACTATCCTATTTATAAAATCTCTAAGTTCATCTGGGCAATATTGGCTGTATATAATTTCCTGGCAAAATCCTTTTTTAATAAGAGTGTTAAAAAAATAATGTAAATCGTAATATCGATTTTGTTTTGGTGTTACGTTTATATCACGTGTCCACTCTGATTCTACTTTCCGGTTGTCAACAACTCCAGGAATACATGCAAAATCAAAATCCCACATTTTCAAATGATATCCCACGTTTGGAACTTTATACACACAACGCACCACTCTATATGTAAATCTTTCACTTTGTTTTGTTATTTTGTGAACTAATAAATTATTTGCTTTTAAATCATTATGTCTAAATGATGGATATTTGCTTTGTATTACTGCTAACACTGAGATTATTTGAAAACAAAATACTTTCCAATGAGTCGGAGTAAATTGTTTATAATTTTTTCTAATAAAATCTAAAAAATCCCCTCTGTTTGCCCACTCGCTTATTAAGACAGATACATTTGGATAATATTTATCTTCTTTATATTTTTTAACAAATTCTTGATATTTTTCATTGTCTTCATCAACAACATTTTTTTCTATCAAATTCACAAACGTTGATATGTCAGTATCAAATGTCCCTATTGGTAATACAACATGCGGAGTTTGTCGTTTGACCACAAAATATGATAATACTTTTATCATTTTAATTTCTGCATTTTCTGGACGTCTAACATCCGTCGCATTACCATATCTGTCTTTCTTTGGAAATGGCACAATTTTAATTCCGTATTCAAAACTTCCATAGTTATCCGTAGATACTCCCTGAAATGTATGTCCAGTTGTCCCACTTTTTATATATTTTAAATTACCTCCTATTTGTAATATTATATTCGTAAAATCAAAATATCTTTTTTTTAATACTATTCTTGTATCAAAACTTTCTCCACTTGCATTTTCTTCTTTATTATTTAAAAAGTGTTCAGTATCAGTATTTTGAAAATCAACCAACGGTGAGAGCTGTTTACCATGTAATAAATCTTTTATAAATTCTATTCTGCACGGAATCGAGTCTTTATTCTTTTCTTTTAGCGAGCTCAAACTAAGTGTGCTTTTGGAAGACATTATTATTGTTATATTTTGTTTCAACAAAAAATAAAATAACAAAAAACAACAACAAAAAATATTTAGATTACACTTCTATCTTATATTCATTTTATATTATCGCCCATAATTTTACCCAAACTGAAATTCCTTTAATTCTTTATTTCGAATTTGTTCTTCTGGAGTTAATTTTAACTTTTCTGTTTGTTCCAATACTCTATCTATATCTAACCATGGTAACTTTGGTTCACATTTCCAATATAAATCTTTATATAACATATCAAGTTTTACATGAGTTGGAAAAACATCTATGATTGGAGAATCAGAATTTGTCATTAGGCTTGCATATGTTGGAGGAATTATTTCATTACATTGAGGGGGTAGTACTGAAAGTAGTTGCGACATAATGGGAATATTTGTTCTTTTTGGAAATGTTATATTGTTAATATTATTAATCAAATTTCCATATCTTGCAACATCAGATATAAATGGTGCATTATTATATGGATATTGCCATTGCCAATCCGGACATTTATCAAAATAATATTTTGCGACCCACATTACTCCCTCTAAATATATTTTTACTAATGATTCTATCATTAATTCTTGATGTTCTGCTACAAAAAAATAGTGTTCATAATATCTATATTTCCATTCTGCAGGTTCACCAAATCCCAATCCTACTTGATCTTCTACTTCAAATGTCTTCATGTTTTCTAAATTCCATATTTCTCTCGCGTAATCTCCGCTAACATAACATCTTTTTGCGTGAGATCTTTCTAAAGCTTTCGGTAATGTTTCTCTAAAAAATTTTTCTTCATTGTCACTCAATAAAAATATCATTCTTAATAAAAACACATTATTTATTATAATATCATCATCTTCTGATCTATTTATCAACAAACTTTGTACATCTGTAGAACAATCAATATATGCAGTTATTATTTGATCCAATCCTCCCTTATGAATATCTATTGATGGAAAATGTGGCAAAAAATCATTTCCTAACAAAAAACACATAAAAATTAAATCCACTGAATAATCACATGTGTTAACGCCAGTCGTCTTTAAATTATCATCTTCATCTAAATATTCAAATTCTTCTGCCTTTTCTAATAATCCCTTATGTTCATAACTTTTTTTTAATAATCTTCTAATTTCTTCATTATATGATTCTTTTAGACCTGAAATTGACACAAATAACAAATCTTGAGCGACGTCTTCCACTATATCATACAAATCTTCTTTTTTAGATTGCCCAGTTATGTGAGATTCTTCTCGTAACAAATAAATATTATTTCTTTTACTTGCTAAGGCTAAAAACAATAAATCTGCGTCAAGTCCATATATTACAATATCATCATTGATTGACGTATTACTTTTGATATGTTGCAATAATTTGTGTTCACCTTCTCCTGGAGTATGATATGATGAATATACATATTTTATTCCCCTTGTTTGATTTCTTTGTGAATAATGACTTTGTAATTTACGATGTAGTTTTTCCATAAAAATTGTTCCTGGCGAAATCACTGTATTTGACCACATATTATTAAATTTAACGTTATGTTTCACTTTTATTTCATTTTTTAATTTGTTATCAATTACAGATTTAAATCTACGTTTTCTTTGCTGTCCAATTTTTGCTAATGGTGCCACACCATCTACAGCTATAAACATCATTACTGACGGATTAACCACACCTTCTAAATAATTCAAGTAGTTAACAATTCTATTAAACATTAATTTTTCTAATTTTTCTAAGTTAGTTACATCATGCGACCCTTCTAAAACCCTAAAACATTCTGGATGAAATAAACAATTTGCATCAATATATAAGTATTTTGGTCTCTTGTTAATGTGTGTTAAAATAATCTTTTTTTTAAATTTGGCTGAAATCCATGCAAAAAATCCTGGAACTCCCATTTATTATACTAAATATGTATGTTGATTTCTATTTAAATGCTTGTCACGCTACTTTATGTAAAATCATTTCAACTTTATTTTAAACACTATTTTCACAAAATTCAGTAATATTTACAATACCTTATTTTTTTATAAAACTATGTATAGCATGTTTCCACTCTCTAAAATTGTGTCTTGATTTTATTTCGATAAACATTTGTTCTCGTGTACGAGATGGTTGTAACAAATTGATCTCTCTAATATCTCTTTTAGGATTTACACATGTTATTTTATCAATTATTGCATACTTATCTTTAATATTATTACCAAGATACCAAATAAATAAATAATCAACACCATATCCAACCAACATATCATTATATATTTCCATGCACTTATTTATTGCATATTTACTAAACATCATTGTACATACTTCAATAAAATTTACGTATCTCATAATATAATCATTGTTTTGTTTTGTAATAAGATGAGAAATCACACTCTCCTCACTAAATGACGGTTGTAATATCCACAAATCATATTTATTCAAAATATCAAATAATTCATTTATTTCATCAGCATTAATAATAATATCATCATCTAATATAAAATATTGATCATATTCTTTTATTTTCTCATAATTATTCCAAATGTAATAAAAGTTTTGAAATTTTGACCCTTTTCTTTCAAAATACATGTTCTCTGTACAATATTGTTCATATTTTCTATTTGTCTCATTTCCATAATAACAAACACAAATATCATAATTAATTGTTTCACTATTTAACCAATTTTTATAAAAAACAGTATTGTCACCAACTGACGAAAATAACAAATTTTTCATTATATATAACATATGTATCGTTATATAATATGTGTGTGGGTTGTTAATGAACATTGATCACTATGAACATATAAAATAGTATATTTATTATAAAAATTATACTTTTTAATATTTTTATTTGGTATTACATAAATTTTTAAATATTGTTCTTATTTGTCAAAATAAGTTGTTGCATTTTGTTGCAAAATATAACAATTTTTATATTGGTCGTGTTCTACTGTTTGACAACCCGTGTATATAACAATATGTGTCGTTATATATAATGAACATATTGTTGTTATACAATGGCTATCCACGACTTAGTCAATCATATCAATATGATGAAGCAATTGAATTAAATAAAAAACATAATTTAAAAATATTTTCATGGGCTTGGACTGTTTTTGTCGCTGAAACAAATGTTCCTGAATGTTTGTCACAACATCCATTACAATCATTGTCAATAATAGAACAATTTAAACCCGATATTATTCATGGACATTTTCTCAATAATTGTGAGTTGTTCCGAGATATCGCAAAAAAATTAAACATAAAATTTACAATTAGAACACATTCATTTGACATATTAGGTGAAAAGAATCTGAGTAAATATAAAGATTGCATAAATAGTGAATATTGCGCTGGTATTCTTGCTTTTCCACCATTTAAACAAATACTTGTCGACGCTGGATATAATCCAAATAAAGTATTTTGCACATATCCATCAATTAACATACGACAATTTCAATCAGTTGATATTTATACACAAAATGGCAATGATATAATGAGTGGAGGTGCAATGCTACCGAAAAAGAACATTGAAGGATTTATCTTACTTGCAAAAAAAATTAAACAAAAATATCCAGAAAAAAACATAAATTATTATGGAATGGAAGAAGATGATAAATATTACCAATCACTATTATCATTAAATTTATGTAACGGTTCACCTGTTAATTTTATTTGTGTCCCGCATGATCAAATGCCATATGAGTATAAAAAACATCAGTGGCTGATTTATGGGTGTTGTACTAAATTAAAAACAGTTGGATATCCATTAATGATTGCAGAAGCTCAAGCAACAGGTGTCGGTGTAATAATGTATAAATTAAGAGATGATATGGCCGAATATGTTGGAAATAGTGGTTATTTGTATACTGATGAAAATGATATTATTGATTTACTTGGCACAGAATTTTCACAGGATAAAAAAATTAATGCGTTTGAACTGAGTAGCAGATATGACATAAGTGTTAATATTAAACAATTAGAAAATATTTGGAATGTTAAATAATGATCATTATTATGTGTTGAAATGTAAAATATTATGTACAAAAAATTGACAATGGAACATATAATTATTTTAGCGCTTAAAATAAATGGTAAGTTAACATGACCAATCTCAAAAATAATATTTATTATTATATCGATAGACTGATACGACTGGAAAAAAATAATTACATAAAATGTTATTTATTTGAAATAAAAATGAAACTTATAAAATTTGAACATCTGAGCGATTTTGAGTTATCTTTATTCCGCGAAAAAACATATGTATCTAATAACGTCGTAAAAATAAATATCATTGACAATATACTTAACCAAATCAAATTAGAAAAACAAGACGTTTGTAAACATTTATTTACAGACTTAAAATTAACGACGTGTATATGTGACTTGAATGAATGTCCACAACATTTTTTATGTGATGATGAATTAAAACAAAGATGGATAAACGCACAGACAGGATGGTGTATGACATGTAAATTATGCGATATTAGAACAAATGATTTAGGAATTAAATTGGGTTTTGGCATAGACCAAAAATTTCCAAATGATGAAGATATGTTCAGACTATTTGAAATGTGCGAAATAAATAATTGGTGTGTTAAATAGAAAAGAATGATTTTGTTGTTTGATAAATTATTCTTGCACATGTTGTTTCATCTATATTTTTTAATCGGGCAATTTCTTTGGCTATTACTATAACATTTTTTGGTACAGATTGTTTTTGTTTTTTTAACGCCATAAATGGAGCATCTGTTTCTATCATTAAACTTTCTACAGGAACATTTTTAATAGCTTCTACTAAATTTGCGTTTCGTCGCGTATCTAATAACCACCCAGTTATCCCAAGTTTAAATCCACGTTTTACAAATTCAGTTGCTTCATTTACATTTCCAGTGAAACAATGAACAACTCCATTATAATATCCATATTTATCTATGGATTTCACAAATTCCGGATATGCATCTCTACAGTGTAAATACATAGGTTTATTTAAATGTTGAGCAATTTCTATTTGTCTTTCAAACACTGCAATTTGAACTTCTTTTGGCGAATACATACGATTAAAATCAAGACCAATTTCTCCAACACATAAACATTTTGGATCGTTCTTTAATGCATTTTCTATTAATTTAAATTGATGTTCAGTTTTCATTTCAATCGCATGATGTGGGTGACACCCTGCTGTATAGAATAAATTACATGCGAGAGGTAAATTTCGAAGTCTTTTGTTTTCTGGTATTTCTTTTATTGAGTTTGAAATTGATATCACTGATTCTCCATAATTGTCATAAAAATCTTGTAAATCATCTGCTATTATTTGGTCAGTATATTTGTGACCAGCAAAGTTTACTCCAATATCTATATAATAATAATCCATTGTTAATCTAAATTTAGTAATTTTTGAGATATGATTATAATTACTATTATTTTCAATTTTATAAAAATTGATATTTTATTATGAGCACGTAATCGTATCAAAATATCCAAAATAAATGAATTTACTAACAAACGAAATTTTAGATCAAACCAAACTATTTTGGAGCATAAAAACCCACGCTATTTACCATAATGCAATTTCATTAGTAATATCACAAAAAGTATCGTTTAAAGTTGGCAGATCAATAAGAACAAAATTGTTTTCTTTAATAGGATTATCAGAGTTTACTAAAGATAATATTAAACAATTAACTGAAAGTGAAATGCTTAATGTTGGTTTGGACAAAAATAAAATTATTTTAATAAATGCTATCACGAAACTAAATGACAGTGACAATTTGATATTTATTAACGAAATATCAAAGTTAAAAGGAATAGGAATTTGGACAATTAAAGCACTAAAAATTTTAAATTTAGATGATTCAGATATATTTTTGGCAGAAGACTTATGGATTAGAAAAAGATTAAGCGAATTAATGAATCATAAAACAACTTTAACAATACAAGAATGTAATAATTTATCAAATACAATAAAAATTAACAAAACACATATATCAAAATTCTTATGGAGAATTAAACCAGAAGGAATTATTGCATTAAAAAATAAACAAATTTTAAATATTAATCACTTTTTATAAAATTCTTCACAAAATTGTTCAAACATATTAGTGACATGCTCCTTATCAGAATTGTCTAACCACACATCGAATTCAGTTTGAAAATTTTTTGTGATATAATCTTGAAATCTCTTTATTGCGATTCCAACGTCTTTTCCAGAAAGACCTTTTTTCACAAAATCATTTCCAGTAAACTTCGATGTTCGTTCATAATTTAAACGTCTTTTATTCGCGATAAGTTGAATTTCCTGCATTATTTCTGATTTATTTTCAAAGAATGAAAATGAAAGTTCAACGCTATCGATTTTTTCTATTTCGACATAAGATTCTAAAAGTGTTTCAGAATATCCTTCAAATCCTTTCATAAATTTTCGTTTTGGTTTGTCATGTCGTTTTAATTTTTCCTCATTTTGAACAAAATGTTTTGGATTATAAAATTTTGATCTAGACAACCAAATATAAGCTTCTTCCATATTTTCGAATCCTATTTCCCATCTTTCATAACTTAATCCGAAAAAGTTTGCAATTAATGTCGGATCTTGTGATAATTCAAATACATGTTCTTCTTGCGCGTTGAATAATGTAGTTCCTGACAAATCATTCATTTTATCCCCACTTAGTTTCAAATACAATCCATTATCGCCATATTTTAATTTATTGTGATATGCTATCATTCCCATGGTCATTCCAATATCGCCATATGAAAAAAAGAAGTTGGCCAATTCTGGGTTTTTGACATGAATAAAATCTACCTGGAAATATTGAGTTTCAGAAAATTTATATGAAAATGTTGTTATTGTTCCATTTTTTTTCATTACAAGTGGATTAAATAATCTGATTATAATACTTCTAATATCAACACTAGAATCAGAGTAAAAAATATCAATATCACCATGATCCATTTTGTCTTCAAATTCTCTTGATGAAAATATATCTAAGTTTTCTTCTTTACATTTTTCTTTTATTTCTTGTGTTATTTGAAGATGGATATCTTTCGGAATTCTACTAACTAAATCTATAACATTTGTGAATCCAGTGTTTTCTAAAATTAACTCCTTCGTTGTCTCAGAAAATTGAGAAAATAATTGTTTTAAGCAATCTCCACCCATCGTGAGAAATTATTGATATTTGTTATTATATTGTGTCGAGCAATCTTTTTATGTTTTCAATTTTTACGATGATATATAACAAAAAAATTGAAAAATAATATCGATTGTATTTCCCAGTATAAAAAGAACATTATAATTTACTTGACATCGCAATATGTTAAGTTTTATCGGCATCACTATTTTGGTTGTTCTTGGATGTCACATCCAAAACATTCAACAAGATAGGCTTTCGACAGCAATATCATTTGCTAATTCTCTTAACATTGTTCATCAAAATGGTACAAGACTTGAACCAATTTGGTTTTTGACTGGCGGAGTAAAAAATGCAATTGACAATTACATAGAACAATCTGAGGCTAGTAAAATGGCTACGGAACTTGACGTGACAATAAAGCAAGTTGTTTTAGATACCAATGCTAAAAACACTGCAGAAAATTTTGTCAATTTAAAACGTTGGATATCAATGTTAGAAGATAAAACAAATTTAAATGTTGTAATCACAACTTCATCTTTTCATCAAAATCGAGCAAAAAAAATTTTTGATGGAATATTTCATGATATCGATATCATGCCACATTGGAATTTGGGGGCAATATCGTGTCCTCATTGCGAAAGTGATGAATTTATTCATATTCGTAATGTGGACAATGATGTTAAAAAAGCTTTATCTCTTTTTAAGAAAATATAAATATGATGCTGTTAATCCAACAACAAAACCACCAATAAAACATGCCACGTGATATGTGTTAGAATGACGCATTGTTTGTTTATGAAAGTCGCATGATTCATCAAATCTAACATGTTTTTTATGTGTTTGGGACTGTTGATCTAAACTCGTCAATGAATTTATCGATTGTTGCTCACTTATTTCGCTTGTTATAACTTCTTGTGTGGTCATATCAATGCTTTCTAATTTAGTTTGGTCATTTAGTATAAATACTTTCTCAACACTTCCATCAGCCACAATAAAATCTTCAGTTGCATTTTCCAATTCGTTTAATTCTTCTCGAACATCTTCAGTTGTATTTTCCAATTCGTTTAATTCTTCTTGAATAACATCATTGATGTCAAATTCGCTATTTCTTGCGCCACTTTGGCATAAAACTGTACTATTAATCAATTCATCTACTAATTCTTTTGCTACCTGGCGTTTAGTATTCAAATTATAGTCCGATAATGTGTCCATAACTATGTATATAATTCTAATTTATATCATATGAGACCACATAATATAATAAAAAATCAATTTTTATAAAGTGCATTGTAAGTTTAATATAAAATAAATTAATAAAAAATGAGTATAATATTTTGAAAATATAAATTTTTATCTTTATGTTTTATTAATATATAATGAACAGTAATAGTAAGGATGTATTTCTTCAATCAAGTAAAAAAGGACACTTGAATGAGTTATTTTCACCAAGTTCAGCAATGCCTGATTTTGTAAAAGTCAACACAAATAACACCGCTTCCGACGCTCAAAAAATTGTTAATGATATTAAAAGTTTATTGAGCGCCGCAAACAAAAATGGAACAAATCAGTTAGACTTGATGTATGGTGGTGGAGACGGCGACGACGACGAACCAAATGAACAAGAAGGAGGAAAGAAAAAGAAAGGATCTAAAAAGGGATCGAAGAAGAATAAATCTTCAGAAGGTATTTTAGAAGGAGGAAAGAAAAAGAAAGGCTCCAAAAAGGGATCTAAAAAAAATAAAAATGATGGTGAACCAGAAGAAGAACAAGTAGGAGGAAAGAAAAAAAAGGGATCTAAAAAGGGATCAAAGAAAAACAAGTCTTTAGAAGATGTTTTGGAAGGAGGAAAGAAAAAAGGATCCAAAAAAGGATCAAAGAAAGGATCCAAGAAAGGATCTAAAAAATCGATGAAAGGTGGAGAAGGCGAACTTAAAGGGTTGGCAGTAGCATCTGCATTGAAAAAAGTAATTAAAGATGAACTTCCAGAATTAAAAGATGGACCTGCTATGACAACTGTTGCATGGGCTTTAATAAAACCAAATGGTCTTGAAAAGGCTAAAGAAATTGTCAGAAATGATAAAGCTAAAGTCAAGAAAATGTATGATGAAGCATCTAAAGCAGCAGCTGCAAAGAAAGCTGCAAAGAAAGCCGCAAAAAGCGGAGCTGCAAGTGATTCTGAATAAATAAGTTACTAAAATTTTTCTTTAATAAAATATCACAAATTTTATTGTGTTATATTATAGAATTTAAACGAAATGATAAATATATTCACTTTAGATGGAAAAATTAATTTAAAAAAAGAAACATTAGAAAAACTCACAGAAATTTCTCCAAAAATAAAACAAATGGTTGAAACATCTCCAGAAAATACATATATATTGGATGACTGTTTGCAAAACGAACTTGTTAGTGTTGTTATCTACACAATTTCAAAAAAATTACTTAAAAATACGAGCGAATCACTATTATTTTTAAATGACACATGCGAAAAATTTGGAATTAAAATAACAACGTTAAATTTATCATGTGACTTGTTGTTATTATATTTATCTCAAATTTATACAAAACCAAATACAAACTCTCCTATAATTAAAGTTGCAAAAACAAAAATATCCATCAGTGATATCAATCAAAATTATTTTGAAAAAATACAAGATAAACTATTGCTAAAAATCAATTCTCATCAATATATTTGTGTAATTCAAAAAGTAGAAATAAATCATTCATATTTATTGTCAGATACTGATTATCATGTTATTAAACACAAGTATAAACCATCTGTAATAACAGAGCAATTTGAAAATCAATTTGCAGATTTATTTATTAAAGCGTTAAAATATCCCCCAATGTATTTTGACAAAATCATGGAGTGTGTTAATATACATTAACTTGCTTTCTCATAATTCCACACATAATTACATATATAATTTGTTACGTAACTATTCACAACAAGTTAATATACATTAACTTGCTTTCTCATAATTCCACACATAATTAATATAATTTGTTACGTAATTATTTACAACCAAGTTAATATACATTAACTTGCTTTCTCATAATTCCACACATAATTAATATAATTTGTTACGTAATTATTTACAACCAAGTTAATATACATTAACTTGCTTCCTCATAATTCCACACATAATTAATATAATTTGTTACGTAATTATTTACAACCAAGTTAATATACATTAACTTGCTTCCTCATAATTCCGTCAAGAATAAAATATTTATTTCCTTCAATTATTTCCAACACTTGTGGACGTCTACTATATTTAACACTTCCCTTGGACATCATATCATGATCAAATCTGTGAAATGCGCTTGATGATCCATTATCTACTCTCCATACTTTACCACTGCATGTTTGGTTTATGTCATCACTATATGTAAACGACTGCGGGGTATGTCCGATCAAAATACTTCCGATTGAAAACATTTTTAAAACTCTTCCAATATGATTAATACATGCAGGATTACTTAGTTCTACATTTGGAGGAATATTTCCTAAAATTCTTGTCCAAAACATAGAGTTTTTTGAACTTTTAATTATATTTTTAATATATTTTTTTTTAAGTAAACCTAATAACCACATTCTTATCGCCATGTTTATTGTTTCTAAATCATTTTTTTTAGATAAACCTATTTCATTTATTAATCCGTCAATTAACCCCGCATGAACAAATAAATGATCTCCTATTATTACTGCTGGTAATCTTGTACACCCCATCATAGTTCCTATTTCGTTGCCTGGGGCAAATGCATGTGCTCTTGCTTCGGCTCCAGAAGAGAACTTTATGTCTGGTTTTTGTGGGTCAACATATCCTTCGAATTCTTTGTTTCCTAAATATGACACATAAGTTAAAACTCCAGAAGCATTCATTAATTCGTGATTTCCTAATAGTGATATAAAAGCACCACCAACTTGTAATGCTTGTGTATGTAATTTATTGCACAATTTCATTATTAGAATATCAGAAGCTTCATCTTGATATGTAGTTTTTGGGTTTGTACATAACATATTACTTACTGGTCTACATCTATCTATTTGATCACCGACTTGAACTACATATGTAGATCCGCCAGACCAATTAATATTGTTATTAGAATCGACAGTTATTAAATTGCCAATATGTAAAAGTCTGACAAATAAATTAAAGTCTCCGTGTATATCTCCGAATACCAACAGTCTTTGGACTCCAGGTAATATTGCTGGTATGTACTGATGACCTGGGCATTTTTCGTTATATAGTCTCATAAAGTCATCTTTATTTATTTTGTTATTTATTATATTCATTTATTTGTTCTAATATATTAGTTTCGGATAATGTATTGATTTGTGGAAATGTATGCAATTTTGATAATGTAACGAAAATTAATGATAATGAATAATTAAATAAATAATAATAAAAATATGTATATTTAACGTCATAAAAATATTTGTGATTCAGAATTTTGTCGTATAAGACGTATCATAATGTGTCATAATGTGTCATAATGTGTATATAAAATCTGTAAAAAATATATCGAAATGGACAAAATATATAAAAATGTGTCATTGCGTTTAAAATAAATATTATAATTTCTGTTAATATTTATATATTAAGATCAATATGATTTATTTTTGCGACACTTGTAATTACACTACTGAACGTAATTATGATTTCAAAGTTCACACAAAGTCAATAAAACATATTAAAAAATTAAAATTATCAGAAAATACAAGCTCGCAAAACTTGGAAAACAATGTTATATGTAATGTTTCTCCCGAAGTAGAAACCAATTCTGTTGATGATGATCTTCTTTCTAACATAAATGCAGATGGCAAAATAGAAAAACAACAAAAAAAATATTTGTGTAAATATTGTAACAATGAATTTAGTTGTAGTCAAAATGTCTGTCGTCATTTACATGTATGCCACGTTAAAAAAGGAATTATAAAATCACCTAACAATTTAAACAACATAATTCTATGTGCATCTAAAAAACTAACAAATTCTGATATAACGATAATTAAAGATATATTATCAGATTCTATAGGAGTGATATATTTAGTTCAACCTGAAAAATATTTAAATACAAATATATACAAAATAGGTATGTCACACAGATCAAATGATGATAGAACTAAATCATACGGTACTAATGCGAACGTATTATTTATAATGCAATGTAATAGGCCATTTAATTTAGAAAACCAAATAAAACTTGTATTTATGGAAAAATTTAAGTTGCATTCTGGAAAAGAATATTTTGAAGGTAATGAAACAGAAATTCTAAATACATTTATTGCATTATGTGTGGAATATAGGGTAAAACATTGTATAGGAAAAGATGTTATCAACAATCTTACAATTGATACTAATTAGAATAAATAATGAGTTATGTTAAAAACACATATAAATTTATTTACGAACTATTAATATTTAATTAATTATATATTATTATGAATTTGGTTTATTAATTTACAATTTTTCAGGAAAAAATAATAAATTTATAAAATTGTCGATTTAATGCCTTAAACGAAGCAGAATTTTTTCCACACAACACTTGTGGGAAATTTTTCCGTTATGAACCACTATTTCATAAATGAAATATTTAAAAATCAATAAATATAATCAATTAGATCTGTTTTAATTACTACCAATTAAAACAGTCAATTTGAGGCTACATTTTAATGTGAGTTTAAGTAAATATAAAAATTTCGGAATACAATATATAATAAATAGAAATTTGATATATGATTTATTTTTGTGAATTATGTAATTACAGAACAGAAAGAGCTTACGATATGAAAGTACATACTAAGTCTGTAAAACATTTGAGAAATGTTGGACTATCTACTAAAAATAATTTAAATAATGAAAATTTAGATAATGGAGAAAGTAATATCCACAATTTTGACGAAAATTGTGGAACATATAATAGTAGTTTTTATATTAATGGTGTAGATATAGAAGAAAAACAAGAACAAATAAACGAAAAAAAAACCAAAAAAAATTATTCATGTCCATACTGTACAAGTGTTTTAAGTTGTAGCAAAAGCTTATGGCGCCATAAAAAAACGTGTAAATTTAATAAACTTAATAGCAATGGAAAAATTGTGGTATCCGTTAATGAATTCAATTCATTAAAACAAAAAATAGAAGAAATGACCGAATTAACACAAAAAGTAGAAAAATTAACAACAGTCGTCGAAAAATCACTGACGGAAAAAAAGCCATCGAAAAAAACAAAAATAGCTCCAGTAACAATAAATATCAATAATAATGACAATAGTATAAATAACACTACAAATCTTACAGATAACAGTATCAAAACTATATCAAATGTAATGAAATATATTAATCAAACTTATAATCTTGCAGAACCTCTGACAATGCTCCCTTCTGCCGAAGCCAAGAAAATGTTAGAAAATACTCGCACAAAAAAGTATTCCGCAGAAGACTTTATTGTTTATTATTATGACAAACATTTGTTTGATCAATTTATTGGTGATGTTATTTTGCGTGTTTATAAAAAAGTTAATCCAGATGAACAACAGATTTGGGCATCTGATGTAGAAAGATTATCATTTATTATCAGAAGAGCTTTAGAAGAAGGGGGTAGATTGTGGATGAAAGATGTGCAAGGAGTTACAATAACTCAATATATAATAAATCCTATATTAAGTGAAGTAAAAGAAATGATAAAACATCATAACACAAATTGTATTGCAGAAATGCATTCTGGATATAAATCATTGGATGATTTAGAGAAGCTATCAAATGCTGTATATAATTGTGCCAAAATTTTAAGAGATATAGACGATAAAGTGTTACAAGAAGATATTTTGAGATATATCATCCCAAAATTTCAATTGACAAATTAAAACTTATTTAATATAAAATAACGGTTCGTTTGGATTACATGTTGTGATATCAATTCCATTACAATTATGTGATATCATTTTTGGCAACTCATCAAGAAGAACTTTTTTACACGTTTCAAGAACAATATCTACAGATTTCATATACTCATCATATGAAAATACATTAAAAATTGATCTATCATAACTTGTGATAATGTCAGTCGTCAACTTGAACAATATATTTAAAAGGCATATATAACTATGATTTATAACGTCATGCATTTCTCCAAATTTTTCCATAATATATGGATCATCATTTCTTATTAAGCTTGAATAAGCATTATTAAAATATTTTACATTAAAATTGACCAATATAAAAGTCATTTTGTGTGTCAAAATATCATTCATATTTTTATTATTCATTACAAAACTTTTATACAACCCAGATTCATAACCTCTAATTGTGTCACAAATAAAATTTGTCATTAAATTTGCAAGTTTATCCGTCATTTTTGATTATTTATAGTTTTGATTTATTGATAATCAATTATTAACTATTTCAATTTTTGATAAAAGTTGAAAAGTAAATTATGTTGTTATTTTTAATTAGTATTGTTGTTTTTACAAATGTTAAATGAATGACAAATTAGAATATGTGTTATCATTTAAAAAAACATTTTTTGGACTTTTATCTGGAGTAATAAATGTTTTTATATTTAATCCATTTGACAGATCATTAAATTTAGCAACAAAAAATCATACTAGTATATTCATAAAAGATTATTGGAAACTCAATGTTATATATCAAGGTATTCATCACGGTATTATCCAAAGAACAATTTCTTATGGTTTGTGGTATCCCACAGTAGAAGCAATAAAAAATCAATTTGATACATTAGAATTACATAACAAATATATTGACAATCAAATTTTAGCCTCTATGTCAGCAAGTGGCTTGATAGGACTTGCGACGTCTCCTGTATCTGCCACAAAACAACAATATTGGAATAGTGATCAAAAACATGGAATGTTTAAATTTGCAAATCAGATGTATAAAACTGGAGGAATTTATGCATTTATGAGGGGTACTACGGTGACAATCAAAAGAGACATGTTGTTTGGATTAATTTATGGATATTTTTCATTTACACATAACAAAGACAAACTATTTATGTTGGATGTTCCATTTGCTACACTCGCCACAATTGCTTCATCACCATATAATTATATTCGTGTAATGAAATATAAAACTGAATGTAATGTTCATGTATCAAGTTTTGAAATTTTAAAGGACTTGATACAAATAGTAAAAAAAGAGTGTCCAAATAATTTATTTAAACAACTTATTTACACATTTCATAATAAATTTAATGTAGGATGGGGATCCGTTAGAGTGGGATTAGGTATGGCGTTGTCTAGACAACTTCATGAATATTTTAAAAAAATTTAATAAATATGTACATTTTTATCTATTATACGCTGGAGAGGTTTGAAATACATATCCTGCTGGTCTTGGTTGTAATTCTCCGTTTGATAAGTCAATTTTTCCTATGTTATCAATATTTGATAAGTTGTCATAATCATTCACGTTTGACCCTCTTATTATAGGATCTTCTAAATATGCTTGGACATATTGTTGATATTTTCTATATTCATTAACCACATAATCTTCAGATCCACTATCACTTAAAATATTATCACACGAATTATCTGAACATAGTGGATAATTATAATCATTAATACCTTTTGAATTTAACATCATTTTACCATATGCATTTATTTTATTATTTAACAAAGATTTGTTACATGGAATTTTTTGAGTTGCATTTTCTTCTGCTATTACTTTTTGAGATTGTAGTTGTTGAATTTGTTGTAATTGCTCCTGAAGTGCTTTTTCTGATTGTTGTTTTATTTCTTGTAATAATTTTGTATCATCTTCTGAAGTTGAAGAAAATCCCTCTCTAATTGGAGACAGTGAAACAACTTGACCGTTTTGTTGACCATTTTGTTTTTCTATAAATACATCATATGAGTCATTTAAGGCGTTCGCCTTTTGTACTTTTACGATCACTTGGGGAGGAGGTATTGTTATTGGCGGTATGTTAATAGCGACGTTACTAAGTTTATTATTTAATGTAGCATTTACATTAAATGTTATTGCATATATTATAACACATGCCAAAAATATTAATATAATTATATCTAAAGTATCCATTATTGTATATAATTAGTGTTAGAAGATAAACATTATTATGTTTTTATTATTTATTTTATTTAAAGACAAATTTGATATTATATTGTTATCTAAATATGTCAAAAACATCAATGATGATATTTCATATCAATGATAAATACAGCATAGGCTTTCATCCATGTGCGGGGGCTCCAGAGTTATATTTTCAACAATCGGCGGGAGATGTATATAATTGTTTTGCTCGCCATAAAAAAATAACAGATAAATCTACAATAATAGATATTTTTGTAATTGGGTTTAATGTAGAGTTAGTTCACGTCGTCCCCAACGGAGATTACATAGAAAAGTGGAAAAGTAATTTGTCTTTTGATGATTTTTTGCGTGCAAAAGTAGATACAATAGACGTAATTCACGATAACTATAAAATAAAACATTATTTGCCATATCCACAAATAGAACTTGACGAAGAAACAAGAAGAACTTTTTATGATGATTATAAATCATTCATTGATAAAAAGTCAATAAATGAAATTCACAACGTTAAATGTTTAATTTGGAAAGTTATAAAAGATGAAGAACGAGCTGAACGCAATAAACGTTTTTTAAATTAAATTTTAATATAATGGAGCATAATCTCCAAATCCATTAAATTCAGTAAGCCCAGTAATGCTTGACATTTCTTTCATTTTTTGATCAAAATAATCCTGCTCAATTTGTGCACATAATTGTCTTAATTGAATTTGTGTCATCTTTGTTCCTGTATTTTCTTCTATATTCTGTTTTTGTCTCATTACTTCTTCTGCTAACATTTGTTTTTCTTGCTCAGAAGAAGGTGGTTGTTCTTGTCCTATGCTTAGAGTATTTTCTTGGATTACAATTTGGGCTGCCATACGTTGACCTTCTTCTTGAGCAACTTGTCCTTCTGCAACTGCTTGTGCAATTGAAGCCATTTGTTGGGCTCCTTGTTCTGACATTGCAACGAGTGGTGTTGTACCTTGTTCTTCTGCAGAAATAATTTTTTTAATTATCATTTCTGCTTCAGCTGGATGCAATTGGCCTTCTTGTACAGCACGAGTTGTTTCTTCTATTGCTATTTGTCCTTCTTGTGAGCTAATAAATGATATTGCTTCATCAATTAATTTGTTTAAATTTGCAAAAAGATCATTTGTGTTATCACTTGTGTTTAAGGAAGTCATTTTTTCTTTTTCTGATGGTTTTACTTTATCTAAAATCATTAATGCTAACATTAATGCTACTGCTGAAATTAGTGCAACAGTTGGATTTTTGTTATGTATATAAACTATTAGAAAGAACATAATGACCTTAAAGATAATATTGTCAAATAATTTTGCAATATATGATGGTAATTTTGGTGCCGCTAAATTTGCATATAATATTAGAAACACTGTTAGCACTCCAGCAACATAGTCATTTTCTAGCCACGACGTTCCTTTTTTTACTAAATCGTCAAACGAACTCATTATATTAGTATATTATATTATTTCAAAATATATTATTTTGAAATTAAAATTGAATTCAATTTAGATAATCATAAAAAATGCCATATAAACAGAATCATTATAGTATAAATTATGATAGAAGGTAGCTATCTTTCTACAAATGGGTATTGCATACCAAAAGCAAATATTAAACCACAACAATTAAACATAATAAAAAAAGAATTAACTGTCATTCCACTTAATATTGAAAACACTGCTGAAGAAAAAGAAAAAGCAAAATATAAAATTTATTCAATAACAACAGATGAAATAATTAGAATTCCACGTTACTATGGCATTCAAAAATTTGGTTTGCCAACTTTAACAAAATATAAAAAGAATAAACCTGCAAAAATTAAATTTAATGGAACTTTGCGTGATTATCAAATTCCTATAGTGGACGCTTGCCTCTCTCATATAAAAGAGAAAGGAGGTGGGTTACTTGTAGTTCCATGCGCTTCTGGAAAAACTAGTATGTCGATATATATAGCATCACAATTAAAAGCAAAAACATTAGTAATAACACATAAAACATTTTTACAAGAACAATGGATCGCACGATGTAAACAATTTACAAATTCAGCAATAGGAATTATAAGACAAAAAACTGTTGACGTTGAAGGAAAAGATTTTGTTATTGCAATGATTCAAAGTTTGGCCAAACGTAAATATGATCCTGCAATATTTAAACAATTCGATATGGTTATTTGTGATGAAACTCATCATTTTTCATCTAGATGTTTTTCTCAGGCATTGGCAAAATGTTCGGCAAAATATACAATGGGTCTCACTGCAACACCATACAGAGGTGATGGTTTAATGCATGTCGTAAATTGGTTTTTAGGGGATATAATGTATGAAAAACGTATTAAAACAAATAACCAAGTTGTAGCAAAAATTATCACTTTTAGTTGCACAGATCCACTTTTCAAAGAGAAAAAAAGATGGATAAAAGGTCGAATAAGACCAGATTGTGTAAAAATGATTGGAAATTTAATTCAAATAAAACAACGAAATAATCATATTGTGGATATTATTAATTCATTAAGAAGAACAGGAGAAAGAAAAATATTAATTTTAAGTGACAGAAAGGAACATTTGAGAGAATTAAAAGAAGCAGTCGATTCCGCAATACAAGAAGACATTGAAGCAGAAATTGTAGATGGAGATGAAAGTAAAACATATTTTTACACTGGCGATACAAAGAAAAATGAACGATTTGAAGCAGAACAATATGCTGATATTTTATTTGCTACGTTTCAAATGGCACAGGAAGGTTTGGATATTGATAGGCTAAATACTATTATATTGGCCACGCCAAAACCAGATGTAAACCAAGCGGTGGGTAGGGTTTTAAGAAAAGTTTTGGAAAATGGAGATGTCAGACCACTTATAATTGACATTGTTGATAAACTAAATGTATTTATCGGACAAAGTGAAAAAAGAGAAGCATTTTATGAAAAGAGTAAATATGTTTCTCAATATTATTACATGCTAAATGACAAGTTTATTTCAGCATATTCATATTTAAAAATGTGTGGCGAAACAAATGAAAATTTATCTAAAGAAATTCCAGAAAGTTTTAATGATATGTTAGAAGTTCCTCCTGTAGATATTACAGATATAGAAGAGGAACCAGATCCCATTTCTAGCGAATCATCAGAAAAAAAACCCAGAAAAAAAGGAAAGAAAGTTGAACGTTATAGTGATCCAGATGATGTTTGTATGTTTTGATATCTGACATATGCAGCAATAAACATCAATAAATTAATGCAGCAAGTGTGTGCAACACACGAAAGCACAAAATCATGGAGACTATATAAGTATATTCCTGCTATATATTGATAAAAATATCTATATAAACCTTCCAGTGAGGTTTTTGATGCTATATTTTTTATATTTATGTCATTCATATGATACAAACTAAATAACACTGACGATATTATTAAATAATCTGCGTTGTTTGCTTTTTCTAATTTCCAAAAACAATATCTAAAAATTATTTCTTCTATTATGCTCGTTAATATTAAAATAATAATAGTAATTTGATATGTATATTTTAACACAGCTGAATGACTTTTTATAACATGTGTATCTTGCATTCCAAGTAATATATATCCAAGATTAATACATGTTAATAACAACATAAAATATAAAAGCATTCAGGCTATACATGCTTTAATAATAAGTAACATGCATTTTCATTTAATTATCAATTTTTGGTAATAAAAATTAATAACAAATATGTCCATATAAATATTGACATATAAACAAATAATACTATAAGATTCAATGGATTCTATAGAAAAAGAAGAAAGAGGAAGATCTAGAAAAAAATCTTTAAATCTTGATAAAAAGAAAAGAGGAAAAAGAAGAAGTGGATCTGAACAAGGACGAAAAAAACATTTGGGAAATGGTTCGAAATGTGGGTGTTCGTATTGTATTCCTTCTCTTTCAATTAGAGTTTATAACACATTAGAACTAAAACAAGAAATGATTAAATTAAATAAAGAGTTTGTGATGTAAAAAAATTGAAAATTATATATAAAAATAAAATATGATGTTATTATATATTCAACTAATGGATGAATTTCAAAAACAAGATCGTGCACATACAAGAAGTAAATATTTAAGGACTGACAAATCTAAAAAATGTAGAAATATTGGTTGTTATTGTACAAGATGTTTTAGTCCAATTTCTAAAAAAATCTACAATGAAAAAGAATTAAAAAAAGACATAATTTTCTTTAACAAAAATTATCCATTATGTGAGTTTATATAATTACATGCTTCAATACAAAAACTCATATATTGATCAATCGGAATATCATAATTATCCAAGGAATACGGAGGATTAATTTCGATGACAACAAAATTATCATTTTCTAGAATGCCAATATCAACACACAAAAAAGTATTACTTGTAAGTTCGATTAATTTATTAATATTTATTTTTTCCAAATAATTTTCATCATACATTCCTTTCATATATGATGATCCATATATTTTATTATTGCCTATTAGTAATCGATATTCTCCCACAATATTTATAATATTAGATATATAAACGTTAACATTTCCGTAATATGATCGCAATGAGTCAAATTGAAGTTTATTTTGAATAATGTGGCCAGAAAATAACTTTGAATTTTCTACAGGTTTTATAAATATTGGAGAATTAAAAATAACATCATTTAGTTTTAATTTTTTAATATTTCTATGATAAAATTGTTCAAATTTATCAGAATAAGTGTCAGGACATAAATGTTGTAAATTATTTTTGCACAAATGATAATACACAAGAACAGTATCGCAAAAAAATATATATTCGAAGAAATTAGTTTTTGATAATATTTCATTTTCATTTAAAATTTCAACATGATAATTATTTTTGTTACAATGATCTATTATGTCATCTGCTTCTCCAAATTCTGCCCATGTATTTTGAACAAAAACTTTCATATTTGTTTTATTTTGTTTGTGGAATATGTTAAAAATAAAACAAATAAATATCAAATTTTTAAAAAATTTGAAATAACATGATTTAATTTAAAGACACATTGAATAAATAACAATTAATTACATATTAAATATGACCACTTTTATGGACAGTGAGACGTTTGAAAGAAAACGAAGCGAACAATTACCTCTAAATGAAAAGTATGCCCCCAAAAAAATATCAGATTTAATGCTACCACCATTGTTAAAAACAAAAATTGTTAATTTTGTTACAAAGAAAAAACTTCCTAATATGATATTAACAGGTGTTTCGGGAATAGGAAAAACAAGTACAATTGAATGTATAGCGCGGGAACTGTATGGAAAAAATTACGATATGTATGTATTAGAAATAAATGCTTCTGATGATAAAGGAGCAAAAACAATTACGGACAGTATTGTTTCATTTTGTCGTTCGAAAATATCATCACAATACGTATGTAATGATGTTCCATATAAATTAATAATATTGAATGATGCAGATATTTTGATAGAACGATCACAACCACAACTGAGTTTATTAATGGATCATTTTAAAGAATATGCTAGATTTGTATTTACCTGTAACACATCTTCATGCATAATTGAGGCTATACAAACAAAATGTGTAAAATTAAGATTTTGTAGAATTGATAACGATTTAGTAGAAAAAAAATTGTTACATATTTGTCGCGCAGAAAAAATCAAGTTTGAAGAAAACGCGTTAAAACATTTGGCGGTTGTGTCAAACGGAGATTTACGTAGTGCTATTAATTTTTTACAAATGATATATAATAAAAATGATATTGTTACGTTGAACGCTGTTAATAATTTATGTGATTTACCACAACAAGTAATAATAAAAAAAATGATACATCTAGCAATTAATAAAAAATTAAGAGAATCTTTAGATGTCCTTTATGAATTAGTAGAAAAAGGTTATTCTGGGTCTGATATTACTTTAGGCATGATGAATACTTTAAAATCAGACATATGTGCAGATATACCAGAAAAAACAAAAATGAAAGTGATGTATCATGTTTCAATGGGGTCACATAGAATATCACAAGGAGTAGATACAATGTTACAACTTGCAAGTTGTATTGCTGACATTGTAAATCAAATATAAAAATATAGATTATAAGATATATGGAAAGTAAGACTTTTTTTATTTATAAAGATAATGTTGATGGTAATGTTGCTATAGGATCAGTTCCAGACGAATTTGATAAGTTGTTGTCTGAAATCCGAGATGAATGGAAACAACAATTATCTCAAGAACATTTAAATGCTTCAACGTATCACGAGTGGTACTTAAATTTGTCAGAATCATTGAGAAATAAAATAGACAACATAAGGAATATGGACTTGTGGAAGTCGTTGTGCAATGAAGTATTTAAAGTATGCGATAAAGGTCGCATAATACATGTCCCAGAGATGGACGAAATATATTATTTTAATTTAGGTAGCAAAATACAATCTGGGAGATTATATGGAGCAAATGGAAACGTCGATCCTCATGTAGATTCAGGAAGACTTTTTCAAGTAAAAGGATTGAAAATGTATAGAGTATTGATAGGCTTAAGTGACAACAACAAAAATACAATAACGAGATTTATTAAAGCTGGATTAGAAAAAAAAATAAATAAAAAAGATTATGTAGTCTTTGATTTTGATCGAACTATACACCAAGTTATAAAAGAAAATAAAATTGCAATGCCAAGATATTTGCTAAAATTACATTTTGTGGTGTGTGAAAATTGTAATGAACCCGAATGGAAAATACATTTATTTAAAAATGCTCATATAGTGTACGAAAATATAACTCGATATGTAATGGATGGTGGTACTGATCCGGAATCATGGTATGATTTTTTTCTTGGAATGGTGTTAGAAATAGAGCCAATAATTTACATTTCAGCATGTATAGTTACACTATACTTTTTAATAAAAGTATACAACATAACTGATTCATTACAAATAGCAAAATATTTGTTATTTATAATAATTGTAGTTTATTTAGTTTTAGTGACATGTTTTTGGTTATATTATGTGTTCACTGGAGAAAGATAAAATTATATTGATAAGAAACTGTATGGCAAAAGTACTAACATGTTCATGGTAATTTTTTGTATATCCACTGTATCCGACAAAACTGGTTGTTCGTTACTTATCATGTGTCCAATTTCGGGAAGCAAATAAAATAAGAATGCCAATGACAACATTGTTAACATATTAATGTTATGTTTTAACAATTCATGCACAATACAATATAACAATCCAAATATTACGAACGTCAATGTTATATTATTGGTAAGACAATATACGAATATGGAATACATAACAATAGCAAAATATTCATAATTTTTTAAACAGGCAGATAATAGCGCAACATATATGCAACCGCATATAATATGGATAATTATGTTAACAATATTTTTATGCGCATTTTTGAATAACATCAAATCATTTTTAATAGTGTCGTTCATATTATATTATTGAATTCGAGATTTTTTATATATCTTGTTCAAGCTCTATTCGAATTTCAGTTAAAATTTTTCCTAATAAATTTAATCCTTTCCATTTGTTTGGTGGCGTTATTATTGCTTCATTTTTGTGCATACCAATACCCCATATTTTATCTGTCGGTGATGCTTCAACAAGGATTTTACCGTGCGTGTTCATCAATGCTTGTTTTAAATGTTCATTTTGTGTAAATTTTGCATAACAATGTTCTTTATAAATTCTTATGCGGTTCTTTTTCCATGTATTTTCGTTAAACCCTTTTACTTCTCTTCCTAATTTTTTCATAAGACCTTGTTCAGATGATTTACAATTTAATATTTGTTCTGCAATGACATCGTCATCAAATAACATTGCTTTTGCATACATAACTCCTTGTTCTGAACAATTAAATTGAGTGCCGTTCAATACATATTGTGCGGGGTGCCAATTTGAAAAAGGTGATCCTGTTTGCCAAAAAAAACAATATGTTTTACTATTGTCCGTCATATAAATATTGTTTATTTATGTGTATTGTTTTAAGAGTATGTTTTTATATATTCAATTTTTAAATATTTCTTTCTGGAAGTTCTAATTTGTCTTTACTGCATTTTGGTATATTAGGATAAAAAATTTCATTTATGTTATATTCATTGATGACCCTGTTTAATTGGCGATCTCTATTTGTCATATTGTGTTCTCCTATTACACAATTATACAAATGCAACGGAGTGGTTGAGTCATTATGCAAACAACATAAAATTCCATTAAACGATAATGTCCGTGACATAGTGTTATTTAATGTAGCCATTGCCCATAACCATACTTCCAAACTGTGCGGTGTCAATTCTAGCATTTTTTTTATATTGAATATCTCAACGTTAAATGAATTAGGAGGATATAATGTACCTCCCACACAAGTTATAGGATAATGTGAAAATTTAACGTCATATTCAAACACAAATTTTGAATAATCAATAACAATATTTTTTTCTGGAGTTAATATTTTTAACCACACGTCATACAGATCTCGATATATAACTCTGACGTTGTTTTCTATCATAACATGATTAGAATATAAGGTTAATATATCATCAGGATATTCATTATGCCCATCACATAAAGTTTTCAATATACGTGGGTTATAATATACATCATCGTCAAAATTTATAATTACTGAATTTGGATATTCTTTTAAGGCATGTATAATTTTATTATGAACTCTGTAATTATTTTCGCAAAATTTTATAATTAATCCTTTTGACATTTGCATCCGTAATTCCATTGGCAAATCTAAAATGCCGTTTGGAAATTCTATTTTTGGTAAATATAAACAAATAACATCTGGCTTGAAAGTTTGTCTTAAAATAGAATCTATTGACAAATATGTTTGATTTATACGTTTTAAATAAGAAGTGATAGAGACAACAAATTTTAAATTAACATTTCCGGATATTCCGCATTCCGCATCGTTAATATAGTTATATCTTTCATATTTTGTCATTTTCAAAATTTGATTTACGTTATCAGCTGGATTCATAATACATAAAAAATTGAAAATTTTTTGGACTAATAAAACATATATTTTATATGAATTTATATATTTTCAAAACGGAACTACCAAAAAAACGAAAAACAAGTCAACCTCAATACAAAACTATAAAAGTTAGAAAATTAAATTCATGTTCTAGATTTCATAAACAAAAAACATCTTCTATAGTTAAGATAGATATCGATGATGACGACATACTAAAGCAAATAATTTTAGTCGAAAAAACGGGATATTATTTATCTCTTGTAATATTCACGTTGGAAAAAGAAATTATTTTTGAAAAAGAAATAAATTTTTCTCAGTCAACCAGAAATTTAAGGGAACACAAAATACATTATTGTGATTCTATTAGTAATTTAATATCGCAATTTTATTGTTATTTAATAAATAATAAATTAAAACATATCATCACATACGACCATGAAATAGACAATCATTTACAGTTGAATAATATTACTTACGTACAAGATTATCTTAAACAATCATATTTTTTGAGATCTTATGAACTCAACGACATTAGTTTTTTGTTTTTAAATAAGAAACATACCACCAGCATTGAAGAGTGTTTACATGTGGCAGAACTAACTTACTTAATTTAATTTTTTTATCATCCAAAATATTCTGAATAAAAAATTGATATTTTTCTATCATCCAAAATATTCTGAACAAAAAATTGATATTTTTCTATCATCTAAAATATTCTGAATAAAAATTGATTTTAAATGTGAATAGATATAAATTGTTTTATGTATTAAAATATAAAACCTATAAATATATGAATATTATGGATATAACACATATAACAAATAAAATATGTTCTAATTCTAAAACCATGCATGATTCTATTCATGGTTTTATTTATTTGTCATATTTTGCTGTTAAAGTCATAGATACACCACAATTTCAACGATTGAGGTATATAAAGCAATTGGGTACATGTAGTTATGTATTTCCTAACGCTGTTCATACACGTTTTGAGCATTCAATAGGAACATATAATGTTGCTTCGGAATGTTTAAATACTATAGTTTTAAATACCGAACCGGAAGCAATTAATGAATATTTATCTAATGTTACAGAATTACAAAATTATTACAAAAGAAGATATAATAACAAAATTTATGTGTTAGATGAATATATATGTGAACTAATTAAAATTGCTGCTCTTTGTCATGATATTGGACATGGTCCATTTAGTCATGTTTTTGACGATTATTTTGTGCAAAATACAGATAAAAAAGATGTATTTGGTGCTTCACATGAAGAACGTTCGGGAATTTTGATAGAACAAATTATCAAAAATGACGCAGAATTGTCAATGATAATAACTGATGACGAAATTCAATTTATAAAAAACTTAATAAACCCAAAGGAGCACCATATAGGATTTATATATCAATTAGTCTCAAATTCATTAACAGGTTTAGACGTTGATAAATTTGATTATTTGGTGAGAGATGTTTACTTAACAAATTTCCAGTCAAAAATTGATACAAGTAGATTAGTAAAACATATTAGAATTATTAATAACAATATAGTGTATCAAGAACAAGCAGTTGATGATATTTATAATTTGCTTCACACTAGATATAGGTTACATAAACAAGTATATTGCCATAAAGTTGTAATATCAACACAGTTTTTAATAGTTGATATGTTGTTAGCTTTAGACAGTATATTACATATATCTGATAGTATATTGAATATGAATGATTTTATAAAAATAACTGATGATTATATATTTAATAGTATTAGCATTATTGAGAACTTTAAAAGTAGCCTAAGTTTGGAGCAACAAGCTAATTTTGAGCACGCTGTATCGTTGTATACAAAACTTGTAAATAGAGAACTTTATGGAATTATTCAAACTATATCGTCAAAACAAAAGTTACAAGATGTTTGGGATTCATTTAAACATCTTCCTGATAAAGACGACATTGTAATTTATCAGGGAAAAATCGGGTTTGTTAGTGGAAATAAACCAAATCCATTCGATAATATATATGTTTATAAAACAAAAGATTCGACAAAAATAATAAATTTTGGCAAAGATACTCATACACATATTAAATTAGAAGCGTATAAAAAAAATAAACATGAAATAACAATGCTCACAGATAGTTACCAAGAATATTTCACAATATTTTATTATAAGGATAAACATAATATTAAAAGAATTAGCGAACTAGCATCGTTGATTAGGGAGACATTTATTATTTAACTTCTTGTTTACAACCCTTTTTGTTTATATATTGATCAATATGTTCTAATGACACTTCTTCTATATCTTTTCTTACTAATTCATATTCTTCTTTTGTCATATCATCATTGTCAGCTAGCCAATTTATGGCCTCATTTAATTTGTCCGAAATAGTTATTTGTATTGCTTCGGAAATTATTGTTTTAAATGTTGCCTCATCGATAGTTCTTCTTATATTTGAAATATATGTTTCCAATGATATTCTTGATTCAATGTTCTCTTTGATTTCTCTATCTTGTCTTGCATATTTTTCAGAGTCTTCTAACATTCTTGCTATTTCCTGATCATTTAATCTTCCTCGTTGATTTTTAATTGTTATTTGATTTGTTTTTCCCGATGTCTCATCGACAGCAGTAGCGCACATTATACCATTTTCATTTATTTCAAATGTAACTTTTATTTTAGGGACATTTTTTGGAAGTGGAGGAATACCTTCTAGATCAAATAATCCCAATAATGTGTTATTTTTTGCAATTGCTCTTTCTCCTTCGTATATTTTAACTGTCACTGCTGGTTGATTATCAGTGTACGTACTAAAATATTGTTCTTTTTTACACGGAATATGCGAATTTCTTGGTATTAATGGTGTCATTACTCCTCCAGCAGTTTCTATTCCGATTGTTAGTGGTGTCACATCCATAAGTACAATGTCTTTTACTTCGGGAATGTCCACTAAAATTGCAGCTTGGATAGTTGCGCCATAAGCAACTGCTTCATCTGGGTTAATATTCGATCGTATTTTATCTTGTCCAAACATATCTGTTAATAATTGTTTGATTTTTGGAACTCTTGTTGATCCTCCTATTAATACGACATCGTCTATCATTTTCGGATTTGATATTCCAGCGTCCAATAATGCTTTTTCTACAGGTTCCAAGCATTTTTGAAATTCGTTTTTACATAAGATCTCAAAAGTGTCTCTAGATAATGTTGCCTTAAAATCTTTCATTTTTCCTTTTTCATCATGATACAACGATTCCACCATTATTGTAGTTGATTCATTGGTTGATAACACTTTTTTTGCCTGTTCACATGCTTTTTTAATTTTTCCAATAATTTTAGAATCAGTTGACATTTCTTTTATAATACCTTTTACTTTAATTACTTCTGATAAATATTTTGATAATTTTTCTTCACCAATCGCAGAACTCAAATTTTCTAATTCTTTTTCTGTAAATGTATATAATTCATTTAACACGTTAGTTTTACAAAAAGTTGTTACCTTTTTAGTTTCTTCTTGTGTCAAAGATGTCTTTGGTTTATATTCTTTTCTCGCAAATTCAACTATACAATAATTTGCTATTTTATTATCAAAATCTTCTCCACCTAAATGTGTATTTCCTGCAGTAGATTTTACATCCAAAATGGTTTCTGACATTATAAGTACAGTTACGTCCAACGTTCCTCCACCAAGATCGTAAATTAATACTTTTCTATCATCTAATCCATTTTTATTAGTTATGTTATACGCAAGTGCGGCCGCCGTAGGTTCATTTATAATTCTTAATACATTAAATCCTGCTATCTTACATGCGTCCTCTGTCGCTTGTCTTTGTCCACCATTAAAATATGCTGGTACTGTTATAACTACATCATTCACAGGTTCTCCTAAAAATGTTTCCGCATCTAGTTTTATTTTTTGTAAAACCATTGATGAAAGTTCTTCTGGTGAAAATATTTTTGTTTCATTCATATATTCTACTTGTATGTTTGGTGCACCTAAATTTCCTTCTATTACTTTATATGAATAATGGTATAAGCTGTCTTGAACTACATTATCGTTAAATTTTCTTCCAATAAATCGTTTAACGTCATAAACAGTATTTTCTAAATTTTGAGTAAGTTGACTTTTTGCTGATTCTCCAATATATCTTTCTGATCCATCAAATGCGATATAACTTGGAGTTGTTCTATTTCCAAATTCATTTGTAATAATTTCCACTTTTCCATTTTTATATGTTCCTGCGCATGTGTAGGTCGTCCCCAAATCAATTCCTAAAAACGGTCTCGACATATCGTTTTATAGTATATCTTAATCTATTTTGTCTTTAACTATTGGCGCACTTATTTTTTAAAATAATTATATAACAAATATAATACTATAATTATTAATATAATTTGAAGTAAATTGTTCTTGGCATAATTACACAATGATATCTGTGGCATTTCTTCTTGTATTTCTTGCGTAAAATGTTCACTTGGAATTGGCATAAAATTAATTTGTTTTAACATATATGTATAGTTTCCTTGGGTGCCATCAAAAGTTTGTGGCAATTTAGGAATTATATCGGTCGAAGGATTTACACATGAAGGAAATTTTTCGAGTAAGTTATTATGTGCATTAATATCAATTGAAATTTGAGTCAGTTGTAATAATTGTTTGTTGTCACTTACTCTAACAATTTTTCCGTTAATATTTATATTTTTATTTTTTGAATCGACCTGTAGTATCAAATTGACTGATACTGCAGGATCCGTTACTTTTGCTTTTCCAACAAAAGTCATTGCTACTGTGGTAGTTTGTGGAATACCAACATACAGAATGTATGGGATAGACAACCCGATATTATTAAGAGAAAACCCTAATGTGTTTGCTAAGTTATCATCAACTAAACCAGGAGAACCTGTAGATGAATTTAGAACAAGTGTAGTAGGTTTCGTTTGATCAATACATTGTAAATTTGTGTTGAATGATAAAGACAATTGTCCTGATGACAAAGAACAACCCATAATTATTTATATAATTGTGAAGCATAAAATATTATTTATGTTTATTTATGTTTATTTATCTAAAAATTGAAAAATTATTGAAATAATATATATTTACATAATATCTTTTAATAAAAGGTAGTATTAATTGCTCAAATATGACATCAAAACTAACAAGAATAGCAATTATAGACAAAGATAAATGTAAACCAACTAAATGCAATTTTGAATGTGGTTTGATATGTCCCCAAAACAGACAAGGGAAAAAATGTATTGAATTGGTTGACATTGAAGATACAATAACAACTGCTTCGTCTTCGAGAAAAACAGCAAAAATAAACGAATCTATTTGCATTGGATGTGGGTTATGCGCAAAGCCTCCTCAAAATAGAGGCTGTCCATTTGGAGCTGTAATGATAGTTAACATTCCCACCGAAATAAGTGGTGACGTAATTATGAGATATAATCAAAACGGATTTCGATTATATCGAATGCCGATACTAAAGCAAGGACATATTTTAGGATTTATTGGTCAAAATGGTATAGGGAAGTCAACAATTGTTAATATTTTATCAAACAAATTGAAACCTAATTTTGAAAAGTTTAATGTGACAATGACTGATCAAGAAATTATTACTAAGTTTAGAGGAACTGAAATGCATAAATATATGACAAAATTGTATAATAATGAATTACGACTTTCTATAAAACCGCAACACGTTGATTCACTCGTTAAACATTTACAACAAAAAAAAGTAGATCCAACTGTTAGGCAATATATACAAAATAGATGTAAATGTGATCAATCATCAGAATGGTATTTTAATGTTATTAATACTTTGGAGCTTGGAAAAATTCTCGATTCAAAAGTTCAAACTTTGTCAGGAGGAGAACTTCAAAGACTTATGTGTGCAACTACATTTTTAACGGAAGCTAATGTATATGTATTTGATGAATTTACAAATTATTTAGATGTCAGACAAAGATTAAATGTAGCAAAATTAATTAGAGAAATTATTAATGAAAATAGATATGTTGCAATTATCGAACATGATTTAGCTATTCTTGATTACGTTAGCGATTATATATGTATATTATATGGAAAGCCATCAGCATATGGAGTCGTGTCAAGGCCGTTAAGTACCTCAAGTGGAATAAATGATTATTTTGATGGATTTATTCCTTCAGAAAATATGCGATTTAGGACAAATGAATACGACTTAGGATCGTTAGATGTAATAGAAAGTACTGGTATAAGATATTCTGATACTCGAATAGCGTATAGTGCAAATACAATTGAATTTCCATTGTTTAAATTGAATATCGAGGCCGGAGATTTTCCTATTGAAGGTTCTATGACAATTATTATGGGAAAAAATGGAACTGGTAAATCTACTTTTATAAGTCATATCGCGCACGAAATGCAATCAACTGTTTCTCATAAACCACAATATTTATCAGTAAATGAGTTTATTAAATCTGATGGATCTTATCCTACTGTCGGGGAATTTTTATTCAACAATATTAAAGAATCATATACAAATGACTTATTTAGAAGCGATGTAGTTCGACCAATGATGATATCATCTATTGAAGATAGATTTTTAAATGAGTTAAGCGGGGGAGAAGCACAACGATTTTGGATCACATATTGTTTGGGACAAAAAGCGCATATTTATTTGATAGACGAGCCAAGTGCATGCTTAGATATAGAACAACGAGTGACGACAACAAAAGTTTTTAAAAAATTTTTTATGCATAATAAAAAAGTGGGATTTATTGTTGAACATGACATGATGATGGCAGTTTCTTTGGGATCAGAACAAAATTCACAGGCCGTAATAGTTGAAGAACAAGTTGTAGAAAATACAGAAGTTAGCGTTAGACAAAGTTTTGCTAAACGACCAATGAACTTTGTTAACGGAATAAATGAATTTCTGAAATCATTAAACGTGACATTTCATTCGAGTACATATTCACGTCACAAAAGACCGAGAATTAACAAACCAAATTCTGTAAAAGATCGTGAACAAAAAGCACAAAATAAATATTATGATTAAGTACAGAACTGAACAAACTATAACAATTTTGTCTATTATAGTCCATTTGCGTTAATTTCAAAATTACCGCAAACAATCAATAAATAATAAAAAATTGAATAACAAACACAAAACACAAAAAGTTGTATTAATTACAATATTTCACATAATGAGCAAAATATATGATCTAATTTTAGACAATTTAAAATATACAGATAAAGAACATATATTCACAAAAATAACAGATAAGTTGTCACACACAGAATATCTAAATATACTTAAATCAAATATATTGTCTGAAATAACATTAAGTATAAAATCTGACACAAAAACATATAACAAAACTCAATTGTTCGGAAAAGTAATAAAAGATTCTATTATTAAGCTCGACACAAATCTTCAAAATTCTATTACTAACATGATTGTTACAATCTCAGGAGAATATTATTTCGTTATGTCATGTGATATTGAAACTCGTTCAAAATGCACATTTTTAAAATTATATCCAAAACCAGAATTTTGTGTTAATGTAGAAACTGTTAATATCATGTGTTTGAAATATGTAGGAAATTATTTACATCAACTATCATCATTATTTTACATAGAAGGTAAGTATGAGGAATATAGTTCGATTCTTACTACATTTTTAAATTCAAAAAAGAATGTTAAAGGGGAATATTTGAGAGATGATATACAAGTTTCAGAAAATTGTAATGAAACACAAGCTCACGCAATAACTAATTTAAAACATAATATCGAACTAATACATGGACCTCCTGGGACTGGAAAATCTACGACGATAATAAATATAATTAATTTGGCGTTGCCAGCAAATCATAACATTTTATGTACTGCAATTCAAAATCAAGCAATTGAATCTATAGTGATCAAATTAGAACATTCTGACATTAGATTTGTTGTGATTGGAGAAGACGAAAGACTAAAAGAAACTTCAAGGAAATATACTTTAACGAAACATTATGACAAATCAAAAGAAATAATAAAATTAAATAAAGAAATTGGATTACTAAAAAAAGATATTGATTTAATTAATAAATATACATTAGACGACACTCCAAAAAATAAGCAAAAGTTATTAGAACTAAAAGATAAATATAACGTAAATTCAGACAGATTATCTATTTTTTATGATACCATTTACGACGAAATAAAAGAAAAAGAAAAATCTATTGATATCGAAAAAAATAAAATAATGTGCGAGTTTAGAGTCTTTTTATGTACCATTGACACGTCATATAAATTTTATGCAATGTTACCATCAACAAAAAATATTTCTACGATTATATTGGATGAAGCGGGTTCCACCAAAGAATCTGATATGTTACCTTTAATGCGTCTCAAACCATCAAATATAATAATGATAGGCGACCCAAAACAATTATCAGCATTTTGTGATTTAAAAATAGAAGAAGAACAAAAAACATGTTTAACTATTTCTCCTTTAGAACGGTTAATAAAATGTGGAAAAGAACACGCAATTTTAACTACTCAATATAGAATGAGGTCAGACATGTGTAAAGTTGTGAGTAAGTTATTTTACAATGGAATATTGGTGTCCGACGAATCTAGAAATTATATTCCTACTAAAAAAAGTGGATTATCAATAAAATGGGTTGATGTAAAAGAAAAAGAACAATATGATAATAAGTTTGAATCATATTATAATGATAAAGAAATAGAAGAAGTTATAAAAATATGTAATAAACATATTGGAGAAGAAATAATGATATTGACAAGTTATAATTCTCAACTAAAAGAGTTGAACAAATTACTAGGAAATGATACAGATTCTAATATTTTGGTAAGAACAATAGACGCAAGTCAAGGATCAGAATCTTCAATTGTCATATTATCACTTACACGATCAAATGATGAAAATAAAATAGGATTTTTGTCGGATGATAAACGTATGTGCGTTGCATTATCACGGGCAAAAAATTTATTATACATAGTTGGGAACAAAGATACATTTAAAAATTGTGGACATAAAAGATGGACAGCACTTGTTTCATTATTAGAAAAATATCAATAAAATATATATTGTATATTGATTTACGAACGATGTAATATTTGTATATAAATATAATCAATTTGCCGAACATAAAAAATATTTTTATGTGTTTAATATCTATATATGACAATACATAATTATTATAGAATAGTAGATGACGTTAAAAAAATCATTTATAATTTAGAGTTGTTAATGGTTATGATATCATCTTTACATAGACCTGGAGTTGATAAAATGTCTGTCTTAACACTCGTTGACAAAACAACGCATATGTTAGTCAAAATGTTTAAAAATTTTAAATGCAAGTATAAACATTTTGTGTCAAATGTCATGGACAAATATAATAGAATAATGATAATGGTATACGTTAGAGTTACCATTACATATACTATAGATGAACGTATATTAAAAAATTGCATTTATATGATTTATAATGATTATAGTAAATATTATATTTATAATGATTTTACAGAACATGATAGAAAATTAGCTGAAAATGATGCATATGTAAACAAATTATTTTGCAGAATTATTGAGGTTTTAGCAGATTTTATTAAATTTATAGAATGTAAAATAGCAAAATATGGAAATGTGACGCGTGTTGGTTATGAGAGAAATAATGGAAACGAATCGTCATATTCTTCTCATAAACATATTGTGAAAACACATCTCGGAAATGCACCAAAACATGGAAAACGTGGAAAGTCTGACACATCAAGTCATGACAGATATATTAAAAGTTCTACTGGTGATTTTTCTGCAGAATCTCATGGAAAACATAACAAATTTAAAAGTGATTCGACATTGACGTCAAAATGTGATGATGACTCCAAAGTAGATATGGTATTTCACAAGCGTGATAAACATCATAAACATGACAGTCATGATTCTAGTAGTGATGATAGTTTTAATCCAAAAAAAGAACATAAAGAACATAAAAAACATCATAAAGTATGTGATGATACATCGTCTTCTTTACCTGAAATAAAATGCAAAAAAGATTCAACAAGTGATAAACATACATTTATCATATCTGATTCATCAAAACAATCAGAAAAATCTCATGGTAGTTCAAGTTCTGCGTCAGAATTTTTTTTTATGGAATTTGAAAAAAATACTGATAAATGTGATCGTCCAGAAGCATTAAAAGAAATGGAATTTATGATAGAACATGGAGACGCAAACCCAAATGAAGAAGGGCCACTTAGCACAGATTACGAAGAAAGTTCAGATGAAATAGAACTAGATGCCATGAAACAACAAAAATATTTAATTGAAAACAACATACAAAATCCAAACAACAATAAGAAATACAAAAAAGTATGCGATGAGTTGACATGTAATAGTAGTGATATTAAACTATCTTCAGATTCACATAAAAAACATAAATCAAAAGTTCACGAACTTTCGTTTGATAAAACATCAGAAATATGTGATTTTCCGTCAGAAACAATAATGATTTGTAACGATAGTCCATCATCAGATCATAAACGTAAACATTCAAAACACAAACACACAAAAAGTATTAAACATCACTCACACGACCCCGTTTTGATTTCTGCCTCATATAATTGTGAACATTTTGATGATACAAGTTCTCCCCAAAAATGTAGTAAATCTTCTGTCGATAGTTTGATGTGTAATGAAAGTGCATCATTTTCTGAAATATGCGATCCTAAAGATAAAATATGTGAAAAATATAAACATTATATTCCACAAACAAAAAAAATATTAAAATCAATTCATGAAATGTTAAAATGTTCCAAATTAGACGCCACATCTAAACGAGATGTATACAACACCGTAATGAGAATAAAAAATAATAAACACATGTATCACATATTTAAAATTGTCGCACGCCAATGCGATTGTGACTTTGATGAAATGATTAAAGCTGTGTGTAAAATGTCTCTACCTGTTTAAAATAATTTACAAGATCGCTTCTTGTAATTGTAATTTGTTCTCTACTCTCCATATTTTTAATTGAAATGGAATTTGTTTTTAGTTCATTGTCACCTAAAATTACCATATATTTAATGTTGTTATTAAATACATTATCAAGATGTCTTTTGAATTTTTGTTCTTTTATGTGTGTTGTTAATACTTTAAATCCTTCTGATCGCAATTCAGAGCAAATTTTCATTTGTTCAAATGTTATGCTTTCGTCTGCAGTTTTACATACAGTAGCAACGTAAATATCATACATTTGAACTTTATATTCTTTCATTGTAGTTTGTTCCAATATTCGAGCAATTCGTTCAATTCCTAATGACATCCCGATTGCAGGGACGTCGGCATTTCCTTCGGGAATTTTACCAAATGATCCTATCATATTATCATATCTTCCTCCTGCTGATATTGTAAAAGGCATGATTTCTTTATTTACATATCCAACCTCAAAAATAATTCCTGTATAATAATCCATTCCTCTTATCAAAAATGGATCAAATATCAAACATGGTTTAAATTTAAATAATTGATTCATACAACATAAAATATTTTCATTCAAATTTAGTAATTTACAAATTGTTTCAAATGATGTATTTTCATACGCAATGTTTAATAAACCGGTGCTCTCGTCTCCAACTATAGATATTAATTCTGCCTGGACATCCAGAAATTTAACTTTGTCTAATCTATCCAAAATTGAACAAACTGCTTGTCTCAAATTAATTGGTATCATTGCATAATCAAGTAACGCTGACACTATTCCTCGGTGATTGATTTTGATTGTAACATTATTTAATCCGACTAATTTGTCCATAGTATCACACAGAGTATCAATCATTTCGAAGTCATATATGTTTTCTTCGCTATTTCCTATTATATCAAAATCCATTTGATAGAATTCTCTAAATCTACCTTTTGAAATTTGTGCGTGATCTTTTCTATATACTTTTCCTATCTGGTGACGCCTAAATTGTTTAAGACTTAGAGAATTAACATATCTACATAGAGGAACTGTTAAATCATAGCGAAGTAACATGCGAGTATCAATAGTTTTTGATTCTTCGTCTTTTAGCTCATTATCTTCTATCATAAACACTTGTTTATTGAAATCTCCTCCATATAAATTTTTAACTGTGGAAAACATTTCAACTGCCGGAGTATCGATCTGAACTGATCCTCTAGCTTCGAAGCATTTTTCTGCGATTCTAAAAATATGATTTCTTATTGAAGTTTGATATGGATCTAAATCTATCATTCCATTTGGCGATGTCATATTATTTTGTAATTATAAACAAAATATTTTATATATTATGGTTATTATCAGTTTTATTTTTCAATCTTTTTGGTGGCAAATTCAACCAAATCCATGTCGCCAACTCGTTCAGCATATTTTATTGTTTTTTGTGTAAGTATATATTTGACAGTTGGTTTTAATTTAGATAACCAATCATATTTATTACAACTATCGTAAAATAATCTACATAACCCACACATTGTATCATCATCTATAACATCCACATTAAGAAAATGTAATATATCTTCGTGAAAACAGCAATGAATATGATCATCTATATTTTTCATAAAATCTAAGTCTATTTTAAGACTATTTTCCTTTATATATAAATTCATTGTTTTGTATGCTTTTTCCCTATCATAGTTATTATTATAAATTGCAGATAAAAACTCCATATGATCTTTAGAAGTTAATTCATAACCAATAGATTGTAAGTATTTACATGCATACATATAATTTGATTCTATCTCTTTGCTAGAATATTTTGAAACATTATGTAGATTCTGTAATGCTATTATATAATAATAAATGCATTTGGATGTCAATGTTAAATGAAAATTATTAATAATATTTATAATGTCATTCGATAATTTTAAGTTGTTTAACAAGTGATCAGATATTGTAAAAATATATTCTAGATCATTTTGCGTAATAGTGTCGCATCTCATTTTGTAATTAACATACCCTATTTCATTTAATTGTCTATAATAAGAGTAACGTCGTCTCGATATAAAATGATAGTTTATTTCGTTTAGTCTATCTATAAATTTATAAATGTGTATAATAAATCCTTTGTTCGAAAATTGCTTTACATAAGAAAATAAATCAAATGTGTCAATATACATTTTTCTCTTACTAATTTTAATTATCCAATCAGTAACAATAGAAAAAACACCAGATTCATAATTCATCAATAATTCATACAATAATGTACTTTCTGGGTTGCCATCTTGATGCACTTTTAATAATTCCTTTTCAAATGTTACTCTGTCACATGATTTAATTTGTGCTTTAAACAACACGTTTAATTGCTTAATTGCAATATTTGAATCAGTAATAAAATTACCAGTGTTTAAATAATTTGATTCACATTCATTAAAAAAATCAGAAAAAATACTCATATAAAATAAATAATAAATATCCAAAAAACTTTAAATGTTGATAACTAAAAATTTGCAAAATATATACAATCTCGTCGTGAAACACATGGATAATATTTTTCATGTAAATCACTAGGTATACAATACATTGTTTCTATTACTTCGTTTTTATCAAATGTTATATTTGTCAATAATCTAATTATTAATTTACCATTTTGTCCAATATTTATGTTAATTAAGTTGCTTGTTTGATAGAAATCTAAAATTTGTTTTTTCGATTCACCATTTTCAGATATGAATTCTAATCCTACTTTTGTCATTATGCTCTTGTTATTTACCAAATTTAATACATACATATTTTTTGTTAAATTAAATTCTCCTCTGTAACACATTTTTTCTTTGTCATAAAACATTTCAATTGATGGAACACATTCGAATTGTTTTTTTTCTTGTTCACATTGTAAATATGGAAGCATTATTTCTATAATAAGTTTTGCATCTTCCATCTTATTTTAATAAATAAATGCAATTATAATGATACTTGTATTTCAAAATATATTCAATTTTTAATAACCAGTAAATGGGTGAATATGAGAATGTTCCAGTTGAAATGTATTTATATTATATGAATCTATGAAACCATTTTCATCTATTACATAAAATGAGTCTTTGTCAAGTGTATACTCGGTGTGCGAATCTGGTTGTACATATTGTTTTATTATGTCATAATGGACTATCGAACTAAGATTTATTTCTTGTATATATTCAAAATATTGTTTATAGTGATTATATGGGTCTGTAATATATTTTGTTATGCTTGTAGGAATTGTATTACAAACACGCGGGAAATACTTTCCTGTGTCACATTTTCTTAGCTCACAAATTTCTTCAATTTTGTACACAACATATAAAGCATTATATTTTTTATCTATGACTAAATCTCCATGTTTTACTAAGTTTGATATTTTTGTAGAATTGATCGAATCATTTTGTTTTAAACGTAAAAGTTTACAAGGCATTTTTGTTTTTAATATGTTAGTTATTTATGGTCAACGTTTGATGAAGTCAATTTTTTGTAAGTTGAGATAAAAAAAGTGGCGATTTTCTAATTGTGTTTGACCAATTTGCAAGTTCGTTATTTGTCAAATCTCCTTTTCTCTGATTTGCCTGGTCTAAAACTAATTGTACATTGTCTATTGTATAATGTTTGTTTGAATCTATCCTATCAATAGATATATCACATAATGATTTATTACAAGTTAGAAGTTGTCCAGTTATAGCACATTTGCCGTTTTGTTTTACAAATAATTCATTTAAATATTCATGTGTAATTTCTACATTTAAGTTTCTTTTTTCTGCATTCGAAACAGTATATTTATATTTTTGTTCAATGCGTTTAGACATTTCTGGAGATAAAATTATAGGCTGTTCTTGAATCAACCCAAATTGTGTTGCTTTTTTTCGTATATTGTAGTTTCCTACTGTAGTTACAAAAAACATAAGTTCAAACGGATTCATATCATGTTTTATTCTATTAACTACTGCGCACACGAGTTGAATGTTGTCTTTCGTATAACCTTTTGAATTATGAATTCTGTCGATCGACATATTTGTTTTGTTAATGATATGTGGATCTCCTTCTTTTCTTTCAGTTGTGTAATCATGAGTTAATTGAATACCAGTAATAGCACATTTACCATCTTGTTTTTTGTATAACTCATCTATATCTTGAGATGTTATGGCGAATTTTATGTCACGATTTTTGGCATTTTGTTTACAATCATTAAAAATCTTGTTTATTGCTTGTTCATATTTTGAATTTGACATACGTTGGCTTTTGTTATGACAAATTTTACATGACGAGTGTAATCCGTCCATATTTTTATTGTCAGAATGAAAATGTGATACGTCCAATATTTTCTTGCATGGCCCAGAACATTTTTTAGTGCCTGATTCTTGGCGTGGATAATTTAATTTAGAACGTTCAATTGCTCTGCATGTTTTGCAAACATCGTTGTGTCCAAATTTATAGTTGACATGTTTATCAAACTCTGTCAATGGTTGAGGATTTTCACATGGACATTCTGGCTTTTTGCAATATTTTGTGATATTTTCTAAATCAATATCTTTAAACGATTCTGATTTTTGAGCATTGTTGTAATTAACACATTCTTTGCAATATGATTGATATCCATCACCGCTGTACAAATCTTTAGAAAATTTTTCTACTGGAAGAAGTTTACTTTTGCACAACTGTCCTTTACAAACTTTTTCAGTTATCTTTTTGCCAGAACCATTTTTATTGGCCTCCTTTTTTCTTTCACGCGCTCGTTTTGCTTTAGCATTGTTTAATTGTCTTTCCATTTCTTCTGGATCATCTTTATATTTTTCTTTTATTTCGAGTGTTTCCGGAGCAACATATCTAATTTTTCCGTCAGCTTTATTTTTATCACTTCTCCTCTTTCGATTACATTCCTTGCATTCAGCTCCTTTCGAATAAAATTCTGATAATGGTTTTGTGAGACCACACTCACCACTACATGTTTTAGTTGCCATTTTTATTGATATATGATAGTTCATTTTATGGGTTTAAATAAATAAATTTCAATTTTTATAATTGATTAAAATATATATATGAACAAAAAGTTGAAATTTAAAGTGTTTGCTAGGCATATTTATAAGCTAATAAGATCATTATTAACAATCATGCAAATCTTCGTGAAAACCCTGACAGGCAAAACTATTACATTGGACGTTGAACCATCTGACAGCATCGATAACGTTAAACAAAAGATTCAAGACAAGGAAGGTATCCCTCCTGATCAACAGCGTCTCATCTTTGCTGGTAAACAGCTGGAGGATGGACGAACACTTTCAGATTACAACATTCAAAAGGAATCTACGTTGCATTTGGTTCTTCGTTTGAGAGGAGGCATGTAAATTTCTATGAGCAATGCTAATGTTTCAATTAGCTATCTTTTTTTATTCGATTAAAAAGATAACATAACGTCCCGTAAAATGATTATTACATGTGTTTTGTTTATTATAAAAATTGAACAATGTAAATATCACAATATGTAATTTTACAATAAGTAAACTTATGTATTAATGGACAATTGGGATTTATCTGTTGAAAAAAGAAGAGCGTTTGGAAGAGGTATAAAAAAATTCAAAAAAGCATTAATATCTAAACGTGGATCCACGTATGAATACATTATGCAAGTTATAGATGATGCAGAAAATAAAAGAACAATAAAATATTGCACAAAATATTATCGTTGTGCAAAATTTGTTAGATATTTTTTACTCGAACCAAAATACAAATTCAAAAAAATCCAAAGGGATCATTCTAAAAAAGCAATTACTTGTTGTTGGGCATATAAATTTGGAAAAATATGTAATGGCGAATGTTGCAAGAAAAAATATATGTATTGTTCAATTGGATATGACGATGATTACGAATGTGGTTGCAATATGATTCCTTCCAAAGCTAAACATATTGATAATTGTTATGATGATTGTTGTAATATATTTGAATATCGAATATCGCCACGCGGAAGAGATTTTGATATTATGTGGATATAATCAAAATAAAATTAATTATTATTAACTCCTGCAGAATGAAATGAATTTAACATTTGCGCAGTAAGTGGTTCTCCACTAGCCTGTGATGCTGGAAAAAATATATTTAGTTCGTCTCCATCAAAATCTGGGTTATAAGGTTGTGTTATAGCTGTAGATAATCTATAAGGGGTGTCGTTTGAAATTACTCTTATTTGTCTTCGGCTTTGTGATATTTCACGTAAACTTTCTAAATATTCTGTATTTTGTTCTTCATCAATTGTTATATATACATTACTAGCAGTAGTAACATTTTGCCTTTGTCTTTCCCACAAACTATTAAAATCAGGTACACTTCGTGTGTAGGGAAAATAATCATGTACACTTCCACGTCTATCGCAAACTAAAGAAGTTCTACAATACGGACAATTAGTTTGTCTGGTAAGATGTTTCCCTATACAATTTCTACAAAAAATGTGATTACATTTTGTTTTAATATTATCCTTCGTATCTTCATAACAAATGACACATTCTGTAAGTTGCGAACAAATATCAAAACCCTTTAACCACCAGCTTGATAATGGCTCTGACACTAAATTTGAAATATTGAAATGCTTACCAGAATTCATACTTACCCAATCTACTATCTCACCCGAAGTTAGTTTTGCATAATATTCATTTCCAAAATTTAAAACAACAAATAACACAAAATTTATTTGTTGTTTTTCACACGCAAAATTAAATAAGTCAGGTAAAAGATCAAGTGTCCATTTAACGTATTCTTTTTTATTATCAATATCATTTAATATTGTTATTAAGTTTAGTTTTGAGTCATCATTTGAATGATAATAGTTTTTTATTACATGTTCATTTTTACCCAAAATATACGAACTTACATTAAAATCATAAGCAATACACTTCACTGTCTTTATATTTGAAAATGTGTTAATTTTTCCTTGTTGTTTTTGATAAAATTTGTCCTCGTAATGTTTTTTCCTTCCCATAGAAATTATACTATTATATATATTACTTCTGTTAACAGAGCATTATTCAATTTTATTTAATTAAAAAAGTTGAATAATGGAATTACTTGCAATTCTCAAGATTTTCGATCATTTATCATTGTGCAAGTTTGATTGATCAGATCAAATGAACACTTTTTGTGATATATGTGATGTGGTCGAAGTAAATACCATGGTATCTTCTAGATGTGTGGAGTGTGTTACGTTGTGTGAAAATGATATTGAAAGACGAAGAAATGCTGGAATACTAGTTGGTGAAATCGATGAAGTAGAACTTTGTGAAATGTGTGGTACCAATGTTTTAGCAGAATGTGATAAAAATGTCGAAATACAAAATAGACGATTTAACTGTCATATGCCGTTTTGTTGTCCGCCAATTCGACAGTTTAATTGTCATTGTCAATCTCCCATTGATGAAGAATCATTAGAAAATCATCGAAGATGTTACCCTGTATGCATTTGTCAACAGGGGTGGCTTAACAAACAGTCACATGAACTGAGACGAAAATATTATCTTAGTTCTTCATTCTCTCGAAATTTTATAAAGTTATTAAGATTAACGAACTTAGATGACGGGGAAAAATTCACTGATTTGATAATTTGGATTGCGAGATATGCGAATGAGTATAAAGTTGCTCTAGATTGGCTGACAGAAAACAGCACCAGTCGCAAAATCGATGAAATTGTGAGACCCATTTATCCTCAAATATTAGACAAATGGATTACAATGGGAGTTTTTGACCTATATGTGTTAAAATAGTTTTATGTTTTGTTTATGTTTAATTTAATCTAGTTGCGGACAATAATGGATAAATTGATAAATCTGATCTTAAGAAGGTATCATTGTTTTGGTCATCCAAAATTGCATAGTTCAAATAATAAGTACCTGGACCTGTCACTACCATATTTTGACATGTTCCAGCTGTTCCAGAATTTAATGTTTCTGATCCAAATGTTCTTCCAATATATTGTAAAATTGTAGGATATGCAGGTTGAGCAGGATTTTGATTATTAACACCTCCGACGACAATTGGATTTTGCACATTTATTATAGAACTACCTTGTTCTTCATTACTGTTTACAAAGTTTCCTGACAAATCTGCATTTTTGTTGGAAGTAGAAATACCAAAACCAATGAGAGCTAAATCTGTATAATTACTGACAAAACCACAATATCCATCTATCATCCATTTACCACTTGGAACGGTTATTTTTGCTATTGGATTCCATCCTGTTATTGGATTTTGCATATCTGGATAAAATACTCCGTTACCACTTGCATCATTTGTTAATGTGCCATTAATATTATTTGATCTAATTGTTGCTCCTACGACACCTAACGCGTTATTGATTGCTTGTGTAACAATTCCATTATTTTGTAAACTTGTAGAAAATGCGTTGCTAATTGCATAACCAACATTTCCATATAAATATGATGCGCAACTGGTGGCAATAAGACTTTTAATGTGATTTGTATTTGTTGTTCCTGTTAATGCATTTGTCACAATTCCATTGATGACGCCTGCGTTTGCACTTCCTGTTATTGCTTCATTTATTGCTATTTTTATTGCTCCATTAGAAATAGAATTTGCGACATTTGTATTGATTGCGTTTGTTATAACTCCAGAATTTCCTACAGCAGACGATATAGAGTTAGAAACTACATTTGTTGCAATAGTATTAATTGCATTTGTAATTGCACCTGCATTTCCTAGTGCCGATGATATTTCTGCTTTTGCTATGTTTGTTGCATTTGTGTTAATTGATGTAGTTATTGCTCCTGTGCTGGACAGTGCATTTGAAATAGCCGTTGTAGCTCCTGTAGAAATATTTGTTGCAATTTGTCCAGAAATAGCATTATTTATTAAATTATTAATGACATTTGCGTTTGAAGTTCCAGATATTGCAGAATTAATAGTATTGTTAATGTTAGTGGCAATAGTACCATTTACAGCAGTTGTTATCATATTTTGTATTAAAGTTGCATTTGCTGGTCCTGATATTGCAGAATTAATGTTTGTTGCAATTTGTCCAGAAATTGCAGTTTCGATATGCGAATCAATTATTCCCCCCATAACGCTTCCTGAAATTGCAGAAGAAATAGAATTATTAACAGCGGTTTGTATAGGACCCGCAATTGCAGAAGTAATTGCAGAATTTATGTTAGATACAATTGGTCCTGAAATAGCGTTATTAATTGCTGTATCGATATTCGATGAAATTGGTCCAGAAATTGCGCTATTGATTGCATTTGTGATCGCTCCAACACTTCCTAATTCATTTACTATTTCATTGTGAATAACATTAATATTTGCTTGACTTCCTATACCATTGGAAACTGCCGTGTTGATTGCAGGATTAATTGTCGTTTCCATAATGTTATCGATTGCATTGTTAACAGATAAGTTTATTAAAGAAGCTGTGTCAGAATTATGTAGCAAAGTTACAATTGCTTGTTCAACATTTGCATTAATTATTGCTAGATTAGTAGCTTCATTCAATGCGTCTGCCACCGCATGTTCAACAACTGTATTAACAGCATTATTTACGGCAGTTGTCACGTCTGTACTTATTGCGGTATTAATTGCATTTGATATAGAACCGGAAGTTCCTAATGCTTTAGTTATTTCTTGATCTATTACGGAAATGTTCACGGGTCCATTAATTCCGTTTGACACATAGTTTGTAATATTTGGGTTTATTATTGTGTTAATGGCATTGTTTAAAATATTATTTACTTCATTATCGATAATTGCAATTGTCGAGCTTTCGCTTAGTGCATTCGTTATTGCATGTGTAACGTGCTCATCAATAAGTTGAACGTTAACTGGTCCAGTTATAGCATTTTCAATTGCCGTGTTAATTTCTGGTGTGATAGTATTTATAATTGCATTGTTGACTACTGTGTTAACTGTAGAATTTATGACATTTGTAATTACCCCGGATTCTCCTAACGCATTAGTAATTCTTCCATCTATTAAATCTACATGTTTTGCATCATAATCTGCTATCATTGATTTAACTGCATTTCCTATTAATCCATTTTCACCCAATTGATTTGAAATTTCACCGTCTATTATTGATAATTGTTGGGCGTTCATATTTAAAAATACATTTGACGCAGTTTCTATAATTTTATTTTCAATGAGTCCGTTTTCTTCAAGTTGGGATGATATTTCTGTATCAATTAATGTAACTATTTGATCATGTGTAAGTTGTGCATTAGCTATTGCAGAAGCAATGGAACCGTTTTCTCCTAGTTGAGCAACAATTTCTCCATCTATCATCGGAATAATTTGCGCATTTGCATTTGTTATAGCATTTTCGACAGAAGTGTTAATTGCAGTTATTATTTCTCCTTCTGGATCTACTGTCAATGCTTGTGTCAATGTGTTTGTAATTGCGGTTGTTATAGCCAAATCTATTGTGTTGCCACTTCCTGCAATTGAAGAATATGTGATTATATCATTTATTTCTTTAGTGATTGCTTCAGATGTTGATAAACCAAGCCCGTCAATTTCTGTTGGATTTCCACTTGCGTCTATATGACTTTTAAACATATTTTGATCTAAAGAAACATCATTATTGATTATTGCGTTTGACGGTGCAACAGTATTCATTACATTCAAAATATCTTGTCCATTAACAAATAACTTTCCTCGCACATCCAATGCTACATCTGAATTTTCTCCATAAATTGTTACTTTTCCAGAATTTGCAACGTCATCTCCTATTACAACATCATCAAAATGATCACTTCCAGCTACTCCTATAAATGGCAACGATACCACCACATTAGAATCACTATATGGAGCATATCTACTAAATACAACAGAATTTACTGATAGCATTGCCTCATATGTTCCTTTATCTCCAGCGAAAAATGTATATGGTATAGAAATTGGATCATTTGCCCAATGCATAATATTTAAGTTATTTGAATATTCAAAACCGTCTAAAAATGCATCTGTACTTTCTCCATTATGTTGATAATTTGTAACAATAAATGGATTTGATTTTAATATTCTGCAGTATGTAACTCCATTGATATGGTTTATTACATCAGGTGTTTCTGAGTTAAACATATTTCTGTCATCAGCATTATGTGCATTTCTAACAGAAATAGTGTAATTATTTGATGAATTAATGTCTACTTTTTTTACTTCTATGTTATCTATAAATAAATTAGAATATGGTAATACATAAATAACACATGTCGATTGCCTTGAAATATCGTCATTTACATCCAATGCTCTGTATGTCAACGTTATTTTTCCGTAACAAGATTGTTCTTTAACAACTAACTCCACGGTGCCATCGGGCAAATTATTATCAACCAAACACCATTTTTGAAAATTAGAATTGACTGCGTTGTTATATGTATTTTGATTTACGCCGAATAATTTTGGGTAATCGGGACCGGTAAAATTTCCATTTTCATCTAATTGAGCTAATTGTGAATTTCCTTGTGGTCCAAATATAGTATTTGGAATATCCACATTTAATCTGTCAAGTGCTAATCTTAATGTAGTATTCATTGCATATCTACTTGCAGTGTACATATCATTTGTGTTTAAATAATATCCATCAAAAGCATATAATGGCAAACTCATTGTAGAAGTATTAACGGATGCAGGATATACGGATCCAACGATTCCAGTGTCAGAAACCGTGTTCCATGTTAAAATACTTCCCATAACACCTAATGTTGCCGGAGGGTTTAAAATGTACTTTCTTCCCTGTAAAACATAAAATTTTTTGTTATATACTTGAACAAAACTAACATTTCCGGCATGTGGAGAAACAATATTATCTTCACGAGCATCGACATGAACTTGTTCTTCTTGTGCTTGTTCTTCTTGTGTTTGTTCTTCTTGTGCTTGTTCTTCTTGTGTTTGTTCTTCTTGTGCTTGTTCTTCTTGTGCTTGTTCTTCTTGTGCTTGTTCTTCTTGTTCATCGGCATGATGTTCGGCATGATGTTCGGCATGATGTTCGGCATGAGCATCAGCATGATGTTCGGCATGAGCATCAGCATGAACTTCTTCTTCATGTGCTTCTTCATGTGCATCAGCATGAGCATCTTCATGTACTTGTTCTTCATGGGCATCAGCATGAACTTCTTCTTCATGTGCTTCTTCATGTGCATCAGCATGAGCATCTTCATGAACTTCTTCTTCATGTACTTGTTCTTCATGGGCATCAGCATGAACTTGTTCTTCATGTACTTCTTCATGAGCATCAGCATGAACTTCTTCTTCATGTACTTGTTCTTCATGTACTTGTTCTTCATGGGCATCAGCATGAACTTGTTCTTCATGAACTTCTTCATTTACTTGTTCATCATGAACTTCTTTATTTACTTGTTCTTCATTTACTTGTTCATCATGAGCTTCTTCATGAACTTCTTCATTTACTTCTTCATTTACTTCTTCATTTACTTGTTCATCATGAACTTCTTCATGAACTTCTTCATTTACTTCTTCATTTACTTGTTCATCATGAACTTCTTCATCATGAGCTTCTTCATTTACTTCTTCATGAACTTCTTCATTTACTTCTTCATTTACTTGTTCTTCATGAACTTCTTCATTTACTTGTTCTTCATGAACTTCTTCATTTACTTGTTCTTCATTTACTTGTTCTTCATTTACTTGTTCTTCATGAACTTCTTCATTTACTTGTTCTTCATGAGCTTCTTCATGAACTTGTTCATCATTTACTTGTTCATCATGAGCTTCTTCATGAACTTGTTCTTCAGGTAAGTTTTCTATTTGATTTAAATTTATGTGAAGTTCTGCCAAAATGTTAATATCTTCATACGATATAATTACTTGGCAACGATAAGTTCTAAATATATTATTATAATGTGGATCATCAGGCGTCATTTCAAGCAAATTTGGGATAGTTAATAGTTCCGGTTGTGTAATAAGTAACGCAGAGTTGTTAGAAATATGACATAATGTCATAACAGAAATTTCATTGTTATTTATAATAGTAGTAAAATTAAGCTGATCTGTTCTTCGTCCTGATTCGTCGACAAATGGTTCAGCTGGCAAATTATATAAATGCAACATGTCATTATTGAAACTTACAAGATGTTGATTTGATTCATTTGATGGATCAGCTTGAAAGTCAACAGTAGCGTATGTATAATTTATCGTGAAGATATATTGACCAACAGATTCGTCAAAAGTTAATAATGCTGACATAACGTATATATTTAAGGAACAAAAAAATATATTATATGCACAAATTAAAATTAATTATATTTACAAAACATGACACATATTAAAAATAATTTATAAAAGATATATACAAGCAATTACATCACATTATAAAAAAATGTTCTAAAAAATTGAATTTATTTACTTAAAAAGTAAAACAGTTAAGTATTGTAATAATTTAAATTCAAAAATGTTTGTTGAAATAAATACATTTTTTAATGTTGAAATAAAAGAAAAAAGTCTTATAATGATAGACATAGATGACACTATATTGAAATATGACCAATTAGACAAAACGTGGTGGAAAAATACATTTGAATATTATTATAGTATTACAAATAATTATGACGAATCAGATAAAAAGACATTAGACGAATGGAGAACTATGATTTATGAAAAAGAGCCGATACATGTAGATAAAAGCGGTATGTTTGATTTATTCAAGCGTGCAGAACAATTAAATTGTAAAATTATATTTTTAACTGCGAGATGCGAGACATTAAAATCAATAACAGTACACCATCTTAATAAATTAGGTATTTTTATAGATGAAATTTATTTTACGCCGAATATAGAAAAGGGAATAATATTAAAAAAACTTAAAAATGAGGAATATGCAGATTATATTTATACAGTAGCGATTGATGACCTTGACTCTAATTTAAAAAGTATACAAGACAATTTTGAAAACGAAACTACGACACTTTACAAAATGAAATGTTAATTTGTTATAGTGATAGTAATTAATTTATTTTTTGTAAAAGTGTATCGACATATCAACCATACATTAAAATAATAACTCAATAAATAATATAAATGGGATGTATGATGTCATCCAATGTTACCAATGAGGTTTTTGAGTATTCGAAATCTAAAAAAATTAACGAATTATCACTTGAGTTTTTGATAATTTTAAAAGATCATGACTTTGACAAAAAACGATGTTGTTCATTATTAAAAAAAGTTAAAAAAGCCACAAAAAAACTTCCTGGAATAGTTCACATTTGTTCATATGAAGATGCAAAACAATATAAAATAAAAGGACTTGTATTGCCATATGTTTTATATATGAGATTACCAAAGGAAAACATATTTGTGTCATCAGATGCATGGGAATCAGAATATTTCAATTCTCAAACATTAGAATTACTAAAAATTTTTACAATATTAGGAGCATCTGATATAAAATTTAAAACAGTAAGAGATCATAATGAAAGCAATGGAGTTGGAGTCCATGCAAATGCGAATTTGAACGCTATAAATATACCATTAAAAGTAGGAACTGATCTAGAACATTACGAAGATGGAGAAGATGGAAATGCATTTGATGGACAAATAAAAACTAAACAACCTGTTGCAAGAAAATACGAAACTTTGGAAGATTTCATTGAAAAGAATAATTTATATCACGTGAACAATAATTATGAATGGAAATCCTTAATAAGTTACAAACTGCAAAATGATACAATAACAAAATTAAAATTTAACACAACTTTCTATAAAGGATTTAAATGCGGAACAAAAATAACAGCTGATTTAGAAGCTCTTGGCATTTCGGTATGTTTATTTGATTCTGGAAGTAAATTTGTAAAGACTGTGTTTGAAGTGTATTTTGGTGATGATTTTTCTCGCGATGAGAAATCGCGAGACGAATCATCAGGTGGATCAATGTCTGTGCACATTTAATATATTTTTTAGTTTATATTTCTGATAAAAAGTTGAATTTAGTGATATATTATTGTTCATGTTAGTATTGTACTAATTTATACTAACAATTAGTAAATTAACAGCGTAATTAGATGACTGACACAATCACTGAATTTGTTAAAATAGATTGTTTTCTTGATGTTCCTGTTGTAAAAATATTTGAAGCATTGGACAGTTGCAATCCAATGATAATTAGATTATTAACAACTAGATGTTTTGAAGTTTATCGTTGGCAGAAAGCTAACAATATATCTGAACAAGATGACAAATATCTTGATTTATTACGAGAATTTCTTGAAAATCACAAAAAATATGTGAGATGTTATGTAAGAATGTGGGTAGACAATTATGAAGGAACATATATAAAAACACCATTTTGTGAATTAATCGGGCTTGATCAAGATTATATTAGTGAATATGATAGATTTTGTAAAGAGTTTAATCTAGAAAAAATAAACGTTAAATTCGATGAAGATGTCAATAGATTAGATGAAAACACAATAAGACCTTTTTTAATAATTTGTGATAGTAAAATTCCATTAAAGGCAGTTTTTATCCAAACAACGTTTACTTTTTAAGATTTATGTAAATTATTTTGATATATCACAAAAATTTATTTTATTAAAATTTACATAGATTTTTTTACATTCATAAAATAAAAATTGATTTGTATTTGTTTAATAATGCTATTTAAACAAATGAATAATATATTGAGGCATGGAAAGTGAAAAAGAAACATATCTTATTACGTGCGCATTACCATATGTTAATAATGAACCACACTTGGGAAACGTCGCAGGAAATATTTTACCAGGACATGCATACGCAGAATGGCTTAAAAAATGCGGACACGATGTACTATTTTTATGTGGGACAGACGAATATGGTACAGCGACCGAAGTAAAAGCCCAAAAAGAAGGATTAACATGTGAAGAAATATGTGCCAGATTTAGACCAAAACACATAAACTTATATAATTGGTTTGGTGTACAATTTGATGTATTTGGAAAAACCACCACCGAAACACAAACAGAATTAACTCATGATATTTTTTTAAAATTGTGGGATGGTAATATGCTTGTCCCAAAATTGTGTACTCAATTATTTTGCAATACTTGTTCTAGATTTGTATGTGATAGATTTGTAAATGGTAAATGTTATCATTCTGGATGTACAGGTATGACTACTGGTGATCAATGTGATCAATGTTGTAAACTTATCGAACCTGAAAAATTGGTAGAAAAGTGGTGTTCTATATGTAAATCACCAGTTATAGAAACTGAATCAAAACACTTATATTTTACCATTGAACAATTCAGAGAACAGTTAAAAAATTATTTTTTGAATGGAGGTATTAAATATATCTCTCCGAGTGCATACAATATTACCAAACAATGGCTATCAGAAGAACTAGAAGATAGATCAGTTACACGTGATCTAAAATGGGGAACACCGATGGTTGATAGAGAAGATTTAGTAGAATATAAAGATAAAGTATTTTATGTTTGGTTTGACGCCCCTATTGGGTATTTGTCAATTTTGAAACATGGCAGACCAGATGATTGGCAGAAATGGCTTCAACCCGGAGGAAATTGGATTCAATTCATGGCAAAAGACAATGTCCCGTTTCACAGCGTTATATTCCCGTCTACACTTTTAGGAAGCAATTTCCCCATGGGCTGTGGTGTAACTCATTTAGCTGCAAGTGAATATTTATTGTTTAATGACTCAAAATTTTCAAAATCTTTAGGAATAGGAATTTTTGGAAATCAAGTTATGGATATATCTCAGAGGTTAGGAATCGACGCCGATTATTGGAGATATTATTTATTAAAGATAAGACCAGAAACATCCGATTCTAATTTTACTTATGAAGATTTTGAGGTTGTAATTAAAGGTGAATTAGTTTCTAAATTTGGAAATTTGGTTCAACGAGTAATTAAATTAAAGGATCAGATTTATAAAACTAATTGTGTAATAAATTATAATTTTGGTATAAATGAAGAAAACGAACTGAGATTAAAAGACTTATTAAAAGTATTTAACGAATATATGATATCATTTAAAAATTTTAACTATCATGATGTAATAAGAACTGTAAATAATATTGCCGAATTTGGAAATCAGTGGTTACAATTAGACCAGCCATGGGTACATACTAAAGTTGACCCTATTGGAGAAGAATGGAGACTGGGAAACTCGATGTTCGTCGTGTATTTGTTAGGAGAAGTATTAGCTCCAATTATGCCATCAAAATCAAAAACTATACTTTCGCACATTAATACTGGAGCACCGAAAAACTACGATGAAATACAACAACTATTGCTAAATAACAATGGTGTTCTTAACGTAAATACTGATGGATATAATTCTTTGTTCAAAGTTGTCGAACTAAAAAATTTAAAATAAGTTATTGCTCATTCGCGTTAATTTCAGAAACTTTTTAAGATGATACTTCTTTTATTATATTATATAGATTAGTAACTATTTGTGTTAATTCATAATGCGAACAAAAACAAATATAAATATCTATAATTAGAACATTAATTGCAAAATATGCAGAATCATGTAATACAAACATCAATAGTAAAAGTTTTAGATGATATAAACAGAATGATAAACATGACAGAAATTGTATATGATGAACTGTTTGAATTTGAAAAAATGATAATTACGAATGACAACATTGAGAATATAAAAGAATATGTATCACAAAATGAAAACATAATTTACGAAAAAACTATGTTATGTAATGGCTATTACAAAAAAAAATTTAAAACACATCCTTCTATGTGCCATCATTCTATATGTTATAAATCTCCACTATATTATTCATTGTGGTTAAATTGTTACTATTATCAAAATATTTTTTCAAAAATAAAAACATTAGCGACATTATCCACAAAAGAAATTTTATCAGAGTTTTTATCTTTTATTTATTCGTTGCCGTGTGTTTGTCACTTAATATCAACTTATAAAAATAATTATGATCATGATGACATGAATTTTTATAAAATAAATATGTTTCTAAAGGTAAAAATGATTGAATTATTTGGTACTTATGAAGACTATAAATCGCATTTAACGAAGAAGAATAACATAACAAAAAATTTTAAATTACAATGCGCACATGAGTGTGTTGGTAACACTATAGTGAAAAAATTGGATTTTATACAAGACGAAATAAATAATTATGATAAAATAGGAGACTTAATATTTGAGCTAAAATGGTTATGGGAAGAATATAATACAAATTGTGAAATTGTGAAATATTTGTTCGGATTACAATCGTATGAATATTACGATATTCATTTAAATTATAAAAAACTTGATACTGAGAGAGCATTAGATAAAATTTTGTTAAATAAATATACAAATATTAATTTTTGTAAAAATGACGATCAAAATTTGTTATACAACACGATGAGACAAGATTGTAAACAAGAATTGGTAATTAAAATATTAGAAAATGGTGGAAAATTGCCACGAAATAAAAATTTAGAAACAATGTTTGAGAACAGAGAATGTAAAATAGAAAACATAAAAATTTTTTTGCAACATTATGATGAAAAGTATTTTTCGAATGAATCATTATTAACCATATTAAAACAAAATTTGATGAAAACACATAAAATAGAAATTGTTAATATTTTTGCATCACGTGGTTTGTTATCTAATGCTATTAAAATTTTATTAGAATCTGACGATTCTCATAACATATTGCTAAATTTGTATAACTCAGAAGACATCGTGTGTAGTAAAATAGCAATGGACGATGTGTTATTTTGCATCAAATTAGAAAAATATAAAGAACTCGATTTAATTTTAACACATAACAAATCATTTGCAAATGAAGTCTGTAACGACACTATTCCTATAATGGTGGCAATTAAAGAAAATAAATTAAAGTGTTTAAAATTGTTGTTGCAACATGGCGCAGATCCATTTCAAGCATATGATGGATTATCACCTATTATGTTAACAATTTTAGAGAACAGATTGGATATGTTAGAGTTTTTGTTGTTAAATTGGATGAAAAATTGTTCTACATCAGATAACACGTCACATATTATGTTAGCAATAAAAGAAGATAATATAGAAGTTTTAAAGTTATTATTGAAATATAAAGCAGATCCATTCTCAAGTATAGGAGATACAACTCCGACATTATATGCAATTGAAAATGATAAAATAACGTCATTGGAATGTTTATTAATTTATGGATCAGAAATTGAGGTTGGGTACAATCCCGTAGCAAACAAACCATATAAACAAATAACTCCTCTTAGCTTGGCAATAGACAAGAATAAGTTAGTGGCATTTGAATTATTATTAAAATATGGAGCAGATCCATTTATATATACAAGAGGATTAAATATTTTACAATATGCCATAGTAAAGAATAATTATGAATGTGTTTCTTTGGTAAAAGATTACAAAAAAGAAAACAAATGTTTGATAAATGAATTAACATCAGATGAACTAAAAAAACATCCTATTTTTTTGGCGGTAAGTACAAAAGACCCAATAAAATTTTCGGACTTGTTGTTGCAAAATACGACAATAAATTATAATCATGTGTTAAATGATGGTAGTAACATATTAAACTATATTTTGGCATCAAAAAATAAGTATCAAACAAAAATAAATTTATTTAAAAGATATATCAACAAAAATATCGATTTAACAAATCAAGTAAATGACGTTCCATTAGTTGTATATGCGGTAGATAACAACATGTTTGATATTGTGGTAATGATAATAAACAAATTAATAGAACTTGAAGAAATTACAATAAATGGATATACAAAAAATGACAACATTGTTAACATCATAGCGACAAATAGAAATAAAAAACTACAAATTATTTCTAAAAACAAATCTAAAACAAATTACTATTCGTTAGTATTGGTATACTTAAAACAAGATAAAACTGACTATATTGATGAAAATGACAACGAAAATACTATAATTTCAAATGAGAGTGAAGTAGAGGAACTAAATTTTCATAATGATTTTAGTTATGTTATAACAAATACTGCAATTAATGCAATTAACACAACAAATTCTTTAAATTTTAAAGAACATGATAACGTTAGACCCTTAAAAATGAGTTTGGATATAGACAACATTGTAAAAGTAAAAATTAATATGGACATCATAATCAGAAATTTGTGTGGTTTAATATTAATTATTTTAGTTGGAGTATCTAAATATAATAATCCAATTTCATCTGAAATGAAAATAATAATAGAAAAACTAAAAAAATGTAAAGATGAGGAGCATTTAATGAAATATTTAACAAAATTAGTAGATGATTATTACAATGATGTATATTTTACTTATATGGAGGGATATACAAAATATGTTAATACATCAGAAACTGATAAATATGATATAATCGGAGCATTTAGTGAACATACTGGATCAATGTCAGATTCTGAGTATGACTATAATGAACATAATACATCTATAGATTACGAATATACTGATATATGTTTCCCTGTAATATAATAAAAAATTGAATATAAATAAGATTTAAAGCATTTTTGTTATGTAATATCAGTATATATACTACATTAATATGCAGAATAATTTACAAGCTGATAGAGTTATTGGAGTAATAGGAAGTGTGTCAAATGGAAAAAGTACTGTTGTAAAAGCTTTAACAGGATTCGAAACTCAAAGACATGCAAAAGAAAAACAATTGAATAAAACAATACGTGTAGGATATGCAAATGCAAAATTTTTTAAATGTGAAAATTGCCCTGCTCCAGAATGTTATAAATCAATAAAATCATCGGAATTTACATGCGTTTGTACAACATGCGGATCAGAATGTATATTTCAAACACATGTTAGTTTTACTGATGTACCTGGCCACAATTTATTTATGGCTACTATGTTGAACGGTACATGTGCAATGGATTATGCAATTATGGTAGAATCGTGTCAAAATGAACAAATACCATCCGCACAAACTATAGAACATTATAATATATTAAGACAAAAAGGAATATCGACAATATTAGTATGTTTAAATAAAGTTGACCAAATGATAAAAGCTCCTAAAAAAATTAAACAAATCATGGCAAATTTGAGAAAGTTTATATTCGAGGCAGAGGGTGTGGTTGTCCCCGTAATACCCATTTCTGGAACTATGAATGGTAATATAGATATTGTACGAAAATATATATGTGAAACAAAACTACCAAAAAAAGATATTATTTCTGAACCAAAAATGTTTGCAATAAGGACATTTAATGTGAATTTACCAAAAACACAAATAAGTGAATTAAAGGGTGGAGTTATGGGGGGATGTTTACAACGTGGAATATTAAGGGTTGGAGACGAACTTGTGTTAAGTCCAGGATATACTCAGAAAAGTACTGATGAACATAGAAATGAGACTGGAATAAATTGGAGTTATACTCCAATTCGATGTAAAATCTTAAGTATAGATTCGGAACAAATAGAATTAGACCACGCAGTCCCAGGAGGATTAATTGGAGTTCAACTTGATATAGATCCAGCATCAACTGGAAATGACGGCATGGTAGGACATATGCTATTTAGAGAAACTGAGCAAAATAAGTATAAGGTATATGAAGGAATAAAAATAGCGTATACAAAACTAAAAGATCATGAAGTAAAAATAGGTGACGTTTTACAAATAAATTCAAACGCAAATAATATTAAGTGTAATGTTTATGACATTGATGATATGTTTGTAAAGTTGGAATTAGAAAAGCCAATATGTGTAGAAACTAATGACATGATTACCGCAAGTATTCCATCAACAAGTGGTTGTATCAATATTTTTGCAAGCGGGAAAATAATTGATGGTATAGAAAGCACACAACTATAAATTTTTATTTATATTAACAAGCTTAATTTTTTTAACTATTGATTATATATTCAAATATAATGAGTGTACATTCTGTATCATTGATTGGCAAAAGACCACAAAATGAAGACAAACATACGACAATTGTAAATATAGATGGCGAAAATAAAACTACAGCAGATATAAATTATTACGCCGTTTATGACGGTCATGGAGGGAAATTTGTTTCTAAATTTTTACATGATAATTTATATAAATGTTTTATTGATAAAAGAGTAACGTACCCATTAAAAAAAGGATTTGTAACAAAAATTTATGATCATTGGCAAAAAATATTAAAAAAAGATTTTAAAGATTATGCTACGAATACAGGATCAACATGTTTGGTAGTGATTCATTACAGAAACGAATCATGTGATTTTTTAAATATATTAAATACAGGAGATTCCAGATGTGTTTTATGTAGAAATAATATAGCAATACCATTAACAAAGGATAATAAACCACATTGGCCAGAAGAAAGTGCTCGTATTAGAAAATTGGGAGGACAAATTGTAAAAGATGATTATGATGATTGGAGAATACGTGATCTCTCGGTGTCTCGAGCATTTGGAGATATTTCTGCAGAGCCATATGTCACATGTACTCCCGATTACTACAAATATAAATTAAACAAAAATGATAAATTTTTAATTATTGCGTGCGATGGTTTGTGGGACGTAATGAGCAATCAAGATGCCGTAAATTTTGTGCTAGACTTATGTTTTGATGTAACAACTGGAGAATTGATTAATGAAAATTTTAATGTTGCAAAACGATTAGCAGATTATGCAATAAATGAGAAAAAATCAACCGATAATGTAACTATTATTGTTGCATTTTTAGTTTAAAATCACAAAATAAATTTATTTGTGTAGTTCAATAAATCTTCTCTCGATATGTTGAATTTTAGTTTTTCTGTTTGTCTAAATATATTAACAGAATTTTTTAAGTTTTGTAAGTTATTTATTAATGGGTCGTTATCTGGTAAACCAAACAAATCATTTAAGAATTGTGGCTTATCATTTGATAAAATTTCTGTTTGTTTGTGGCAATTTGCTACCAATTCTCTAATTTTTTCTCTAGAATTGGTAAATTTATAAGATTTAAAATCATATAAGTCGAATACTTCACAAATAGTAAGCCATAAATTATAATAATCTCTATATGGCGTATTTTTATATACATATTTGCTATATATTCCACTTCCTCTCAGGCGTTCCTGACTTGTCACATTATCAAATTTGTATTCTACTACGCTCCCAATATCTATTAATTTAAATTCAAAATTATTGTTATTTTTTATATAAACAATATTTTCTGGTCTTAAATCCAAGTGTAATAGTGCGTATTTTTCGTCTGTTTCATAATGTAAAAATTTTATTACATTGATTATAGAAAAAATAAAGTGTTTAAGAATACTAATCCACTTATCATAAGTATTTATTTTTAAATTTGATAAATATTTTGTCAATTCTCTTATATTTCCATCGGCGTTTTCAAATATTATGTATACATTCAGTAATTTTTTTGTGTACTTAATATTTGGTTCATAATAAATATTTTCGTCAAATGATTCTAATTTATTAAACGACTTAAATACGCCATACATTTTTATTAAATATGGCGAAATTGGTTTGGTAAGATTATTTGTTATTTTTAAATATGCTTCTACATCAGAAAGTTTTTCATGTTCTTGAATTTTTATTATTAATTTGTTATCCAGCGCACCATTCGTGTATAAAATTAAACTATATGACCCCCCAGCAATGGCTTTTACTGCGTCAATTGCTATTTCTCCAAATTTATTTTTATTAATAACGATGTTAGATATAACATTATTTTGAAAAAACAATAATTCCTCTTTTTCTTCTAAAGATTTTACTATTTTATTATATGGAACTAATTCGTTATCATTTTCATCTAATATTCTGTTACCTTTAATATTTATTCGCTTAAGAAAATTTTTTATTTTCGAGTTATATTTAATAAAATTGTTATCCATTTTGTCAATATAAACTATTATGGAAAATTATAATAAACTAATCGTCCACATAAACAACAAAATAGCAAATAGTGATAATAATAATATAACTATTATTCCTCAATAATTACAATTCATCAAAGATCACTCTTAACTATTTTTATTGGCGTGATATACAAATTAAGATATATTGAATAAAAATTGAATTTAATATATACGACACATAAAGATATATTTAATATGGTTATAATATATAATTTTTGATGTATAGAATTAACCAAAAAGATTCTAATACAAATTCTAAATTTGGGGTTGACCAATTAAAAGAACAATTAGTAAATTATATTTTTAATGTTGTTGATCTTTCACGTTTTAAATACGAATTATTACAATTTGATACAGAGTTACATCAACTTGTAGAAAAAAAATATTTTTTATCCGCAAATTTTTCGGGTTCAAACTGTTTATTAATTTTCACTAAAATTCGCGATACTTATCATTCATGTTTAATTGATAGGAAAACACTTAGTTACAATAGACAAAAAATCAATGTTAATGATGTCAATACATTTCCAGTAAATTTAAAATTAGATCGGGAAATTTACAATGGAACTATATTTGATGGAATTTATGTTCAAGGAAAGAAAAAGACATTTGTAATAACCGATGTTTATTTTTTTAAAGGACAGGATTACACAATGTCCAAACTGGATTCAAAGTTATTAACAATTTTTTCGTATTTACGTTCAAATTACAATGAAAATGAAAAAAATAATAGTATAATATTGACCGTAAATAAACTTTATCCATTAGGTGATATAGAAACTTTGGTTGAAGTTGACATTCCTAAAATTAAGGATTTTTTTGTTAGAGGAATTGCATTTTATCCTGAAAAATCAGGAACAAAATTAATATATTTATATGGAAATGAAAATAAGGATACCAATACAGGTCAGATGATGATACAACCAAAACAACCATCAAAACAATTCCAGCCTACACAATTACAATCATCAGTTCCAGTTTCAGTACAAGAACCAGTTAAAGAACAGCAAATAAAAACAAAAAAACAAATGAAATCATTTTATTGTCCTAAAGAAAAACAAGATGAAGAATATGTTTTTCAAATGAAATCTACTGAAATGCCAGATGTATATTTATTAAATATAGTCGAGCCTGTAAAAAAAGATGGTAAAACAGTACTTAAAACTGTCAAAATAGGAATCGCATTTGTCCCTACATCGACACGTAGTAAATGGTGTAAAGATTTGATGAAAAATACAAATGGAAATGTTTTAGTGCATTGTAAATTTAATCCAGAAAAAATGACGTGGGAACCTATTAAATGTGCTGAAGCAAAAAAACCAAGTTTTGTTGAAGATTTTGAAGTTGTACAAGTAGAACAAAATTAAATACATCCACAACAAAAAATATATCTATCTAGCCACTTATCAATTGAGATCAACCTATGATTATTAGTTTTTCCAAATATTGTTTGTACATTTTCTATTTCTATTTGAGAAGGTAATTCTATTTGATGCAAAATATTTTGCTCACATAATTCAGCTATTTTGTTATTTATTATTTTTTTATAATTGGCATTAGAAGAATGTATTTTTAGTTGTGGTTTGTTATTAATAATATTCATTATAGTTTCTGGTATTTGACATGTCCCAATTTCAAACAATATTATCAAATCCGCATTTTTTATGTTAACTTCTATAAATTGTAACATTTGAAGTGATGTTGCGATTTGTTTCATTTCGACATTTATATTATTTTTATTATTTGTCAAGTTAAAATTACAAGTTTCTATGTATGTAATAACATTGTCACATCGTTTGACATATTCATATATGATAGGTGTATTTTCAAATGTACATGTCGATAATATAATAATTTTACAATTATATGACATTTTATATTTTTGTTTATAGTCCGTTCGCGTTAATTTCAGAAACTTTTTAAGATGATACTTCTTCAATTTTTCTTTTTATTTTGTCATATAAATCGTCAATATTTATTTTAATAACTTAATCTTTTTAAACATCATAATTATTCAAATTTTTAAAGCATCAAATTACTTTCGCTCATTGAATCAAATGCTTCAATATCGTCATAAAATTTTCCTCCGTTGTTGACACCGTCAGTTTCAAACATAATATCATATCGTGTAAATGCATTTCCATTAGCATTTTGTTTTGAATATGTAGTTGCTTGTGTCATTTGATCAATAGGAGGTGGAATAACACAACCAGGATTTTTACATTGTTTGATTTGATCACAATCTGATTTAACTAAATTATCATAAATATCAGATATTTTTTGTCCTGTGCATCTGTTTAATTCGTTATTTCTTGAAGTTTGCATTGCATTTACTCTATCAACTTCTGATATTCCTTCTCGTGTAGATTTATTTATTTGTTCATTAAAGTTAAAAAAGTTATTTTGATAATTTTGTATTTCCTCTTGTGACATATTTTGTTGTTGATCATTTTGACAAACTCTTCCTGCCCCTAGTACAAATTGTTGTATGTAATTTGTTTGTGACCCAGGAGAATTTGCGAAAACTTGTTCCTGTTGTGATGCTGGGATTTGCGATTGAAATGATTCTTGACGTGATTCTACACTTGCGTTATCAAATAAATTTGCCGTTGCATTTCCGTATGAATAAGGACGCTCATTATTATAAATAGAAGACATTGGAGCATTCATTCCTTCAGTTTTGTTTCCACATTTACCAAATGTTTGAATAAATATGTGGATAACAACAGCAAATACTAGAGCGAGAATTATATAATCTAATAAGTTTGAATCCATTTTTTATTTATATTATACTAACGTAAATTATTTTTGAATGGCAAATAATATATATACCCAAATAACATGAATTTAATAAAAAAAAATTTTGGAGAGTTTGTTACTATTTTTATATTCGCGTTATTAATATTAATAGCTTATTACTCATTTACATGCGACAAACAAAATAACGAACATTTTGGAAATGAAAGTTATGCTCCTGTTAAATGGAATAGAAATAAATGTGAATATGTACTCGGTGATACATTAGAAACAGAATTAAAAAAAAATGGAATTTCCAGATCCAATGATTCGTGGGATTTGTATTTTCCATGCGGATACGATGATATTAAAAAAGAAATAGAAGAAATGGAAGTTTTGCCAAATGCTAAATATTTTATTATTAACAACTGTGATGAAATGGTGGCAAAAGAATGGTTATGGATCAACGTAAAAAATCATTATGGAAGGGATTATGCTCGAACTATTTTGCCAAATAGTTATGTATTATATGATACAAATGATCTTAAATTATTTGATAAAGAATATGATAAATCAAAAATATATATTATGAAAAAAAATATTCAGCGACAAGAGGGGTTAAAAATAACAAATGATAAAAATGAAATTTTAGGGGGATTTAAAAATCAATACGTCATTGTTCAAGAATTATTGCAAAATCCATATTTAATTTCTGGACGAAAAACAAACATGAGATTTTATGTGTTAGTAGTTTGTAGTGGTCCAAATTTAAAAGTATATGTTCACAATGATGGATTTATGTATTATACAAAAGTTCCATTTAAACTAAATTCACTTGAAATTGACCCAAATGTGACAACTGGATATATTGAACGTCAAGTTTATAAAGAAAATCCATTAACCCATGATGACTTACGCGAATATTTAGATAATCCAATTAGACAAAATTTATTAGATGTAGAAAAAGTAATACGTGCACAAGGACTAAAAGTTTCACAAGTGTGTTTTAGTCGAATTTACCAAACTTTAAGAACAATTTTTACTGCATTTGTTGGGAGAATTTGCAAACCGAGCAAATTATATAATAATGTTAGTTTCCAACTTTTTGGTGTGGATGTGGCAGTAGATAATAATTTAAATGTGAGCATAATGGAAATTAATAAAGGTCCGGACTTAAATGCTAAGGACGATAGAGACTCGGAACTAAAACATGGTGTGGTTCAAGATATATTAAAATTAATTGGAACATTCAATGATCCAACATTAAGAGATCCAAAATTTGTAAAAATCTTAGATGTAGAAGACGGGGTTATCTTAAAAAATGATTTGTAAATATAATATTAAATTACTTTACATGTAGAACAATTTGATTATTACTTTGTCAGGTCAACAAAATGTATTATTTGTCTAAATATATGTCAACAATACGAGGTTTGTCAAATAAACTATCAAATGCTAAAGCTATTATTATTCCTAAAAAAATAGATAATATAATGTTATAAATATATTCTGTTTTCTTATCAATCATTAAGGTATATTATTTATATTGAAATTATTTATTTCTGGTCATTTGGACATTTAATTTGTGATCTATGATATCTATAACATATATTATTATCATCTACATATAAATCAGATACTTTATCTTTTACTGATGGGTATTTTAAAACAACTTTCGGTTTTGGATATAATAAATAAATTAATAAGTATGATAATACTAGAGATATCAAAAAATAATCCAACAATATTTCCATTATATAATTATACAATTTAAGAAGAAATAATATTTTTAAATTGCTTGTTTTAAACAAAAATAATATTTTTATTTCATATGTTTTAAAATTCTATTAAAACTCATGTGCGCAACATCTTTTATATTTAAACTATCGCGTGTCATAGCTTCAAATTTTAATAACTTTGTATGCGTTGAATCATTTGCTCCTCCCGAAAGCACATTTTTATTAATAAACATAATATCGTTTGAATAATTTTGAGTACTATATTTTTTTTCTAATATGTTGAGGATTTTTTTATAAATTTCTTCTTTGGTTTCCATTTTAATATATCAAATGATAAGAAATTTATTTTCCTGATATAACTCTTGACATTTCATCAAATAGATATTTCGAAGTTCGCGTTTGATACATATCTTTCATCATTTGATCACTCATTGACCCATCATTGTTTTCCACATTATATTCATATTCTTTTTGTAATTTGTATAACATATTTCCATTTCCATTATCAATAAGTTCATCGCGTAACATGTATTCGGGATAAATTGAACCATCATATACAGAATTATTGTGATAACTAAAATTATCTGGAAAATCAATATCAATGTCGTCATGATTTGTTTTATACCTTATCTTTTTGCTTAATTTTCTTATTCTTGATTTTTTTTTCTTTTCGTCAACTTTAAGTGCGTATCTAATTGTTAAAAATAATACTAACATCATAAACACGATTATCGCAAACAAATTTGGTTGTATATAATCTTCGTAAAAACTACCAACACTTTCGGTCCATTGTATTTGTTCGACATTCGTGACTTTAAATGTTTTACCAAGTTGTTTCAACGTTTTGTGACTTACTAACTGTGGTTTTGAGTTAGAATACATATTTATTAATTATATTTAAAATGTTGATAAAAATAGTTTTAATTTTTGCACATAGTTTTTGTTATGTCTTCGAAAAAAAAGTCGAGTGATCACTTTAGGTTCTACTACAGCGTTGATTTGTAAACAAAAACTATGTTGTAATAATCTTTCATTTCGCATTCCATATAAAAAAAATATGTTATAATTAAGTATTTAGAATATGAGAAGTGTTGGACAAATGTTGTCTGTACAAATTTTCGATTATAATAACATAAAAAATTTGAGTATAAAGCATGAACCGTCGCGCCTCATTTTAAGGGGAGAAAATATGTGTAAAATATTCGAATTTTTAAAAGGAGTAAAATATGAGATACTAGATTCTCTGAATGTCGTCAATGTTGTTTTAGATGTTAGTATATTAAACAATAGCAGTCTAAAAAAACATATAGAAGTTATGAATATGATCGCCACACATATTAATTTTCAAAATAACAAAATATTTTGGGAAAGAAATTTGAGTGGTTGTGAAGTGAATTCAATGAAAAAAATCTTTTTTTATGAAAAACAAATTGGGTATAACACTCATATTTTGTATCATAATGACAATATCATGTTAGGAAATGATATTTATTTTAGAATAGTTAGTGATAATAATTCTAATTCACAAATAAAATTATTTCAAAAAACCAACGCAAAAATGAGCGTTGATAAAAAAGCAATAGGAGGAATTATTTTTGATAATAATTTTACTTTTTTAGAAGATTTTTGCAATGTAGATCCGAAAGGATCAAAGGGATCTAAAAATAAAAATATAATAATTGCTGATAGTTTACCAAAATCGTTTGATTTTTTACAAATAAACTCATTAAATAAAACTACCGACCTTACTAACAAAAAAGTTATACTTTATTATCCTACTGACTATATTATTTCACGAGTTGTGGAAAATATTAAAAATGGTTTAAGTAAACCAAAGATAATATGGATAATATTTCCTAAACAAAATATTGGAAATCAAAATAATTGTTTAAACACAACAGATTATAAAAATATCCTTAAGATTTTATTTTGGGAAAGCACCGATTTTTCGTGTAATTGCGGTCTTAATTTAATTTCTCTAAATTACAACAATTTAGATGTAAATAAAAATTTGGACAAAGTAATATCGATAGAAAGAGTCAATTATAATTTAAACCCACTCGAGACTGAATTAATTAAATCAAATAACGATGAACAACTATTAGATCATTTTTATTTTTCAAATATTGGAAATATGGAATTAGACAACATATATAGTAATAAAAAATGCTCGATATGTATACAAAAAATAAACAATTTTACACATTTCAAATGTGGTCATACTTTTTGCGCAAATTGCAGTTTTGAAACATGTAAAATAGGGATAATTTGCCCTCTATGTAGAGAAGTTTCAAAAACTTATCCAATAATACAAAATTTAGAACTAACAAAAGTGATATACTTAAAAAAATTATTGGTAAAATTAATTGATATAAAGCAAGAAATGGACAACATATTGATATATGTTGATAGTCAACAAGTCGCAAAAGGATTATTAAAGTGGCTAAAAATAAATTTTAAACATATCCCTTCAAACATTCCAAATAAAAAAAAAGTATATTTTAAAAAAACTTTGATAGTATGTACCAAAGACAATTATTTTATTTCAAAAAATATAAAAAATATTTCAGAAGTTATATCAATTTCGACAAACCATGATTTTGTTTTAAATTCTGAATCTCTTGGTTATGATTATTTTTCTGCGAATATGAAAGTACGTCTTTGGTTATTTGAGAGTAATATACAATAAAACTTTTTTATATATTCATAATTTATAATGTCATATCAATATAAATTACATAAATATCTACAAAAAAATAAGTTATTAATTGGTGCAGGAGATACAAATTTTTCTCTGGAAAAACAACGATATCTAAATGATTTTCTCTCACTTTATAACGATATTATAAAAAATCCAGATTCAGTAACAAAAGATATTGCAGTTTTACTTTATTATCTTGTTTCGCGCCATACATGGCTACATATTCCCTCTATTAAGGACATTGGTTATGATATATTTAACGTTAAACAAAATAATTTTAATGTAACGACTTTTTGGCACGAAGATTTGCGTCCTCATGATATGATGGGATCGCAAACGCAAATTCATTTTGATTGTCCCGGTTGTGGAAAACAAAGTAAATTAGACCAAAGAATATCCAGTGAAAATGAATATGTCCGACATCATGTTGATCAACATTTATATAGAATTTCGACAGAATATCTATATACTTACAATCTTGTTACATGTTCGGCATTAATATTAATACAAGATGGTTATGTAGGAATGATGCACATCGATGCCGGAAATACATATGATGATATAACGGAGTTTATAAGGGAATTTGAATTAAAAGTGGGAAGTTTTACGTCTACTTTAAAAATCCATGGATTTTTTCACAACGAAATTTATGACAAAATTAACAAATTTCTTTTGATTCCTTTATATGGTTTAATAGTTACTCAGCACACAAACTATGGCAATGTTATATTTGATAATATATTAATAAATTTTCCTTCTAGCCTGACTGACAAGCCATATATATCACAGTCGCTGTATATATTTGCATTTCCATCAGGAGATATCAAGGGGTTTTATGTTGATATACATTCAAATGTCCTTAGATATGATTTTTTTAAACATTTCGTAAAAATATATGAACAACAATTAACATCACCAGAAATAATAGCTAATAGATTGACAAAAGTAATGTCATCTGATTTTTTGACAGAATTAATAACCTATATTGGGACAACTATATCACTTACAGAAGAAAATTTAACAGACGTGTTATCATATGTAATTGCACCAGACACAACTAGAATAGATGAAATATTAATTTTGAAAGATTTTTTGGAATATTACAGGCTCAATCCTGATCATTTTTTGTTAGAAAAAAATTAATAAGAATTGTTATCAGTGTTCCATGAATATTGCAATCGTAATGAACTGTCATTTAAGCATTGTAAAAATAGATTTGATAAATATGTATAATCTGGGACATCTTCGAATTCCAATTTGCGACAATATTTTATATATTCTGCGAAACATGATGGTAATCCTTGACATAATTTTTCTAAACTTGTATATATTTTTATTCTTCCTATTGTTTTTGAATGATCAACTCCTTTTTGTTTTTTCGCTCCTTGCCATGGTAACTTTCCTTTCAAAAAATATACCAACATATATCCTACAGATTCCATGTCATCTCGTCTAGACGGCTCAAATCCCATATGTACATTTAAACTTGAATATCTGGGAGTTCCTGTTAATTGCTTCTCTTCTTTTAATTCAATGTGTTTACCTTTAGATATATACTGTTTTGACAAACCAAAATCAATTATATGCAATTTGTCCGTATTTGTTCTTCCTACAACAAAATTATTTGGTTTTATATCACGATGAATGATACCCAATGAATGAGTTTTTTTTAATAAATCAATACAATTGATACCTATTGTTAACACAGTTTCGAGATTAAATGTTCCTCCCGCTTTGTCTAAATAATAATCGAGACCATTACCCAAAAGCTCCATAATAATTGCATTAACTTTCGGTGTCTCGATATATGTTTTTATTTTTGGTATTCCTTGTACATGACCATCAGCATGTAATTTTTTATATATTTTATATTCATCCTTTAGTTTTACATGCTCTGTATTTCCCTCTATTTTCGCGGCATAAAATGATTTTATGTCTTGTGTATCTTGTACCATATAAACTTCTCCAAATGATCCGGATCCAAGTTTTTTTATTAATTTGAATTTATCACCTAAATATATCGAATCTGACATTATTTATTATATTATTCTACAACATAAAATTATCATTAAATAAACGAACATCTTTGGCCAACCATGTTAATCAAAATCATCCCTAATTTCAAATTTCCATTCATCTTTATTTTGGTCATTATGCGCCTTTTGATATGCATTTGGTCTCTTTTCAAAAAAATTATCTTTTGTCGTTAATCCTATAGTCTCGATCCATTCGAATGGATTTATTGCGTTAAATATTTTTTCATATCCAAGCATCACTAAAAGTCCATCTGATACATAATCAATATAATGACACATTGTATCACTACTTATCCCAATTAATTGAGTTTGAATAGCATCTTGTATAAATTCTCTACTTATTTGATTTGCTTCTAAAAACATTTGTTTAACATCATCAAAACTTGCTCTATTTACAACATATGTATACAAAGCACATGCAAATCTAACATGAAGACCTTCATCACGAGAAATAAACCTATTACTATCGTTTAATCCTACCATAAATAGATCTCCGTCTGCTCGTTGTTTTTTAAGCCAAAAAATTGCAGCAAATGCACCACTGAAAAAGACTCCTTCCACAATTGCGAATGCAATGACCCTGTGAGCAAAAGAATCTGATCCATCTACCCATTTTAATGCCCATTCCGACATTTTTTTTATTGATGGTACAGTTTTCATTGCATTAAATAACTCCTTACGTTCATCAGGATCTTTTATAATATTAATTAACATATCCGCATATACTTCAGCATGAACATTTTCCATCATCAACTGATAACTATACGCGGTTAATGCTTCTACAACTTGAATTTCTTGTAAAAACCTTTCTCTTAAGTTAAAATTAACTATTCCATCGCTATTAGCAAAAAACGCCAACACCATCTTAATAAATTTTTGTTCATTTGGGTTTAATTTTACAAAATCATCATAATCCTTTACAAAATCTATTTCTTCTGCTATCCATGCTACTGCTTGTTGATCTTTGTATAAATCCCATAACATTTGATATTGAGGATCAATTGGCTTAATTGTAAATCTAAAATTTGCTGGATCTAGAAGCGGTTCCATAATAGCACTGTTATCGTTTTTACCCTTTTGTTCCTGATGTTCTTCGCTATATTGATTCATTTATAGATAAACTAGTGTTTTTTTATTATGAATTTTTGTTTAAGTTTATTTAATTCAATTTTTTATATGTCTATATATTATGAATAGTACTATATTGATTTTAATAATTATTACAATAAGTTATTTTATATCAAAATATGTTGTTGAGAATTGTTTTCACAACAGTTCAACGATTTTGCAAATTGTGCTTGGTATAATATCATTCTACACAATTTCTTATATTTTTACATCAGTACAAAAAGGAGGCCCACAAAGAGCAGTATTTATGGATTCTATAGTTGTTTTAACGATGATACCGCTTTTTCCTTTTATATTGTTATACAGATTTTTATTTGAGACATGAAAAATTTGAAAAGTAAAATATGTTAAATTTGTTGCGTATAAAAATTGTATTTTATTTGTTCCTTTAAAATGAATATTACCACGTTAGAACAACTTGAGAACTTTATAAATAATGTTTCTAATTATAATATTGCAGAATTAAAACAAGGTTTTAATCAAGGTGAGAGCATTGTGTTACAATTAGATGATTCAAATCGTTCTAGATTCAATAAGATATACAAAACTATCGCAGTTTTTTCTCCATCTAATTTTTCAAAAGTTACACGGCGTGTAGATCAGGGTAGTGTTTTATATTCATTATTATCGTTTAAATTGTTATTAAAAACATATCTGTCTCGATTTATACAATTTGACGAAGATTCTATACGTAGAGATATTAGATTTATAAAATATGCATTGTTTTTAACAAACTCAGATCCTACATATCATAATGATTTAAGTTTAATTTGTTATTCGATTATGCAACTTATTGAGTTTAATAATATTTTGAAAGACTCTCCAGAAATAGAGTTGGATATGACTTTGTTTGGAAATAAGTTTAATAATCATACACTTAGCATATTATTTATTTTAGAAAGTTTGATGACAATGAAATCTAAAAATATTGTTAATAGATTTTTCCAGTTGGTTATTAAAACAATTGAAGAAGATAAATAAAAATTGATATTATTAAGTTTTGTTCATAAAACTTAATAATGTTGTAACGTAAATAAATGAGCTTTAAATATAGAATTTATTGTTGCAAAACAAATGACGAAGACGAACAAATAATAAATGATTTTGGAACTCAGTTAGAAGTAATTGATTATTTACTTCAAAATGGCATTAAAAATGTACAAAGTATTTGGAAAGTATCATCAATCGGATCATTGTGTATGTATGAAAAAACTTTTAGATCAAGTATGACATCTGAAACATATTATAAAAATTATACAACATTAAGTCAATATGATAGATATAAATTAGATGATAGAGATCATGATATTATGAAAATGTGTGATTAATTTATTCTATTTCTAAGATTTCTTGTTGAGTTCCTTCCAGTTGGAAACGTGGTGCAATGTAAGTAAGAACTTTTGTGTGCAAAATTTTTGTATTTATCTCATAAATTATTTTTAATAATATCGTTATGTCATTTGATAATTTGCTAAACTTGTCCAATGATGTTTCTGGATTTTCCATATCTGCGTGACATTTTTTATCATATTTTATTAAAATTTGTCGTATTTCTTCTAAAATTGGAGCCACTATACATTCAGTTAAGTATATTCCTTGTTTGTCATACATCCACACATGTTTATTTTTATTTAATAATTGCCGGACAATAAATGTCAGTCTTACGACATCAGAAGACCAAAATTGTTGTTCTTCAGGATCTATTTTTTTATAACCTGTTATTATAATATCTCCAATAAATTGATCAATCAAATACTTTTCATGACTAAATATTAACAATTTTTCTATCGAATGTCCATGAGTATTTTTTAACGTTAACATTTTTGTTATTTCTGTTGGTTTCAACATTTGTATGGGTAACGCCTTTTGAAAATTATCTGACACATACGCAAATACATTAACAGTTTTATTATTAACTGTGCTATTTGATACATTTGTACTGTTATCAATAGTGTTAATAGAATTATCGACATTTGATGTATTTTTCGCAGGAACATTAAGTTTTAACAATTTATTTTCTTGTTGTAATATTTCATTGTTTTTTTGAAGTTCTGATACAACAGTTGTTAGAGTTGACATCTGATTTACAAGTTGTGAAATTGTTAGGTCTAATTTAGAATGATTATTTTGTGATTTTTTATAAATATCACAAGTTTTATGATGTCTACATAAATTTTGATTATGTTTAAATTCTTTTGTGCATTCACATATATATTTTTTAATAATAGTTTGTTCTGGATAGCTCGTATTAATCATTTTGACAGAACTCGCGACATTATTGTCCTCGCAAATATTTTTTATCTGATTGGTTTGTAAATCGTTATTTTTTAATTTATTTTTACTACTATGATTATCTGTATCCTCGCAATGATTATAATGATTATCGAATGTATCATTTATAATCATTGTTTGCGACTTTTTTCTTGGTTTTTTCTCATTTGGGTATGTTACAAGTCCTCCAATTATGTTGCTTTTCATAATATGTTTTTTGGACAAATTATGTTTCTTTAGATCATTTGATCTGTCTGTGTTATAATTACATATTTCACATTTATACATTGCTATATATAATGTCCACGTTTTTTATATTATAATTTAAACTAATTTTTTCTCGCAACATTGATATAACATGCCACCAAATCAATTTTTGTTATTTATTTACATATGATGCAAATAAATAAATTCAAATTGTTTTGTTTATGATACTGTATTAATTTATTAATAAATAAAAAATACTAGGAAAAAAAGTATTTATTGTGCGAGAAAAAAATTACACAAGGTATGTGTAGAAAAAAACTCGCAAGCTTAAGAGTTATTAAATATTAATGTGAAATATGTAAAATGTTTATATTTTATTTATTGTGTTAAAAATATGTATTTAATAGTTCTTAATTATTTGCCACAAAAAACCTATGCAAAAGTTTTACATAATAAGTCAATGATATGGATGAACATTATGTTCGTATTATTTATTTATAAATATAAAACATGTTTATAATAACATAAGAAAGAAGTCAAAAAAAAGGAGAAAAACGAAGAAAAAAATTGTTGTCCAAAAATATTCGGCATTTTTAATACTTTTTTAAATTTCACCAAATATTTTTGGACAACAATTTTTTTTCTTCGTTTTTCTCCTTTTTTTTGACTTCTTTCTTATGTTATTTATATTATTTATATGGATTATTATTATCAATATCATCATCCATGTATTTGACTTATTGTGTCAAAAAACACTTAAAAGATTTTCAAATATATAGTTATATAAATAATTTATGGTTTACGAGTGCAAAATATGTAACACAACATTTGTAGATTTAAGTAAATATAATCGACATTTAAGTAAAAAAACAACATGTGATCCAGTCAAACGAGAACAAAATAATATAGATAAACTAACATGTCAAAAATGTAAAAAAGTCTTGTCGAGTACCACAAGATTAAAAAGTCATACAGAAATCTGTAAAGTTGATTTGACAAAACAAGAAAAGTTAGAACAAATGATAGAAAATTTAACTAAACAAAATGAAATATTGAATGAAAAAATGGATAAACTTATGAATAAAGAAACAAAAACAATAAATATAAATAACACGGTTAACCAACAACAAAATAATATTTTTAATATTGTTCCTTATGGTAAAGAAAAATTCGATTATATTACAAAAAAAGAGTACAATAAAATATTCGCACAAGGATTTCGTTGTTTGCAAATGCTAATACCACTTATTTATTGTAATGAACAAAATCCTGAAAATATGAACGTTTATATTAGTAATTTTAATGACGATAAAATAAGAATATTCGATGGGAAAAATTGGATTATTGAAAAGAAAGATTATATACTTACCAATATGTATAATTCAAAACGTGATTTTTTAGAATTAAAATATGAAGACATGTATGATGAATTAACAGACAACGCAAAATATTATTTTGAAAGATTTAAAGACGGCAATACAGATCAAGAAACAATAGAACCGATTTTAGACGAACTTAAAAATATATTATATTCAAACAGAAATAATGTTGTTAAAAAGCCGGTTAAAATTTGCAAAAAGATTGCAACAATAAAAGATTTTGAAGAAGAACAAATAAATGACACAAACGAAAAGAAAAACATTACAAATGATCCAGATTATATTCCAAACAAATCTATGTTTTTTTAAAATAAAAAATTGATTTATACATGCAATAATTGATACATTAATATTAATTATTTATAACATCATACATAACAATGGCATCTAATATACCACAATCTGTCGCCAACAAATTGCATTTTAAATTACACACTCAACCAAATCACCCATTGGCTATTATAAAAAATGCAATTTATGATTATTTTAGGGGATTACCAGAATTTGAGAATTTGACCACATATGATGATCTTCCAAATATAGTAACAACTCAAGCCAATTTTGATGATTTATTAATTCCTCCTGAGCATCCTTCCAGAAAGAAAAGTGATACATATTACGTAGATGAAACTCACGTTCTAAGATCACAAACATCAGCACATCAATGCGAACTTATGTCACAAGGTGAAAGAGCATTTTTAGTGTCTGGTGATGTTTATAGAAAGGATGAAATTGACAGATGTCATTACAATGTTTTCCATCAAATGGAAGGCGTATTAATTATACCTGACACAAATCACGAAGATGTTGAACTTGCCGAAACTTCTTTAAAGAATGTGTTAAGTGGTTTGGTTAATTACTTATTTCCTAACTGCGAATATAGATTCAACAGTGATTATTTTCCATTTACTGAACCAAGTTTCGAGGTTGAAGTGAAATTCAATGAAAAATGGTTAGAAATTTTGGGTTGCGGAGTAATTCATAGAACAATTTTGACAAGGCTTGGCATAAATGAAATTGGATTTGCATTTGGATTGGGCCTTGAAAGACTTGCAATGATATTATTCTCTATTAATGATATTAGATTGTTTTGGACAAATTCATCCAAATTCACAGATCAATTTAACACAAGTATGAATTTCAGGACGATTCAATTCAAACCATATTCAAATTTGGATTCAACAAGTCGTGATATATCATTTTTCATTCCTGATGATCAATTAGAAATAAAAGCTGATAGTACATTTGAATGGCAATATTTAAATAATTTTTTCGATTTAGTGAGAGATATATGCGGAGACAATATTGAAAATGTAAGCTTATCAGATAAATTTTATAACAAAAAAATAAACAAATATTCTCATACATTCAGATTAACGTTCTCTCCGAATTCAGATTTAACAAATTCTGCTGAATTCAGTGCTCTTGCAAATGAATACATGGACAAACTTGGGACAGGGGTATTACTTCATTTGAATGTTGAACCAAGATTTACTGTTAAAAAGTAATTTATTTATCGTCAATAGGACTTGATAATATAGCGTCAATTATTGATTCTTGTATGGTTTGTTTATTATTTGCAACATTAACAAATTTCCCATTTATATATTCGTACCATACATCATCTTGTCGAGGTCTTAGCATAGATGGATATAGACTTAAATAAAAATTTCGCTTTACCTCAACAATGTAATTTTCATATTGGTTATCTAATGCTTTTTCATCTATTTCTAAATTTTGAGTTTTCATTAAATCTAACTTTCTTGAAAACCATACACATAGAAAATTAGAATATCTTACAGATTCCATACGATTTGCACAACCATGATCAATGGTTTTTAATAAAAATGTCTTAGAATAAGGAAGGTCAAATAACGCTTTGGCATTTTGCTTTCGAGTCAAATACCACGATTGTTCTCTTTCTTCTGTTCCTTCTTCTGCTTTCCAAAATCCCACGTACCAATCATCTCCAGTAGTGTTCATTTTTGACCACTCCGTACATGCAGTACCATCAAATTTTTCATAAAATTCTTCAAACTCCATTACTTTTTCTGAATCATCTTCAAATAGTTTTTTATATTCAATAAAATCAGAATAGCACAATACACATCCTTTACAATCATATAATTTATATCCATTTACAATTTCACTTTGCGATATTTCTGGATTTAAAGCAAAATTTGGGTTTAATAATTTAATTCTCTTTGCTAAAAATTCTAAAACTTCGGAATATGGCGAATCATATGACCTTCCAATGTCTAAATTCCACCTGCCAACATTGGTAATCAACCAATCGTTATGCAATTTTGAAATTTCATGTTGCATTTCTATTAATTTTTCAGTTGAACGCGATTGTTGAATTTTGTTAAATAACTCTTTAATTTCAGAATATGGAACGGGTTTCATTTTATGTCTAGGAAAGGAAAACATAATAAAATAGTAATTTATTTATTGCATATTCAATGAAATTTAAACATCAACTTTTAATAGAACATCCGTCCTGATGGGAAATAAAACAGAATTTAATGATGGTACGCAATGTCAGTTACCACATGGTGTCTAGCACGGGGATACACAATATGAAATTTATATGTATATCTTTTGAAGACACTTAATTTTTTATGAAATTGTACAATCTTGATTATTTCGAGAATTGTTATTTCCATTGTAATACATTGGTGGGGCAGATGGCACAACACTTATAGGTTGTTGTCTAACATCAACATTTAATTTTATAGGATATGCATAATCGTCAGCAGGAGTATAAGGCAATGCTTCAGCAACAGGAATATTTTGAATTGACGAGTTATATTTTTGTGTTCTTGCTTGTATATTTTGTAATAATCTAGAATTATTTGAGTTAAATTGTCCTCTTCTTCTAGCGCTTTTCAAATCATCTTCTACATTTTGTATTTCTATCGCTTCGGAATTATCGTCTTCATTATCAATATCTCTTTTTAAACGGGATGACAAATTGCTTCTAAAATATATTACTGATGGTATTTCGCCTTCTGTAACGGAATTTAAGAAAAGGTCATAATCATCTTCAAAGACTCGAGTTCTATGTCTTACATAAGCATTTGTTCTTGTAACCAATCCACCAGTCCACGTTGGATGATTTACGAAATATTCTCTATATTCTTCCTTTGAATGAACACGTCCTAACAAATTGTCGAGTACACTCTTTGTAAGTGGTACGTGTTGATCCATTGCATCTAATCCATCTGCGTCAAATGTAGCTACCAAATTTGCTAATAACCATAAACCACGAGAATATGGAAAAATTGGCCCTTGATCATTGTACACTTCAAGTTGTTCATCAATAAAATCGTGTAGTGTAGCGACATATTGTGAAACTTCTTCACTTTCATGCATCCATTCAATATCTCGTGGCGAATTAGAACAACTTAAAAATGTAACAGGATATAATTTCAAGTTATTACCTCTACCACTTACTAATAAATTTTCAATCTGTCTGATTTCTCTTGCTCCTCCACTAGGCGCCCCATCAGTAACAAAATAGAAACTTGTAGGTATACCAGATCTCAAAGCATTATTAATGGATGTATACATTGCAGAATATAATGGAGTTCCATTTGATGGTGATACTTGTCTAAAAACATTATAGATTTCTGAATGTGCATAAGACATAAATTCTGCGGGTGTTTTTCCGTCATGCGTAAGAACAATTTTGCGGGTACTATTAAGAAAACTTATTATTATATCTTTTACTGGGACATATGCAACCAAATCAAATAATATATGCAATCTATCCTCAGCTTCTTGCCATCTACTTAAATATGCATCTGGTGAGCATTGTATATTGCAATATTGTGATGCTCCTCCTCTCTTCAAATTAGATTGATATGTCATTGACCCGCTATCATCTATAACAAAATGTAACACATACCATCTAAGTGGTAATAAGTGTCCCATTAAACCAATTGGTATTTCATTTTGCACAAAAAGTTGTGATAATCCTTCTAACAATTCTCCGGAATCTAATTGTTCGTTTGTGTGAAATGAATTTAAATAATTATCATCCTGTACCACTTCTATCACATCCATTAATGGTTTTGGAGCCCTAATTGTATCATCCTCTACGAATACATTTGGGGAAGAAACAATAGTTAATGCTTTTGGATTTATTACTGTGGTTTTTGCAGTTGTTTGATTGTTATAATTAGGATTTAATCGTAATTTCCCGTTTACTTTTACGTATTTTCCTTCCATTTTGTGTTAACATTATAAACATATAACATAATGACATTTTGTACATTTTTCAAATTTTTATAAAATAATTTATATATCGAATATTTATTTAAGGTGATATGTTCTGTTTTGAGTTTTATCCTCAATATCTTCTAAATTAAGTTTTAATCCTCGCGTTATATGCAATTTGCGCGAAAATATTTGTTGTTCTTCACAATTGAAAACTGTTTGTTTTGTAACAGTTACTTTTATATGAGTATCATCTATCCTACTAAATGAAAGATTATATAAATTATTATCAATTAAGCATTTTGATATTCTATTTTCGTTTATTGGATAATCATGCAAATTGCACTTTACTCCTAGCATCTCTAAATTTAAATTTTCTTTTTTTATTGTGCAAATACATTTTTTATAAGAATTTTCTGAAATATTTAGTGACCTACAACATTTTTCATACCAATCGACACTCCAAAAAATTTTGCTTAATTTTTCTGCCATAAAATCTTCTCCAAATTCTTTTATTTGCTCTTTAATAATCATATTTGCACCACCTAAAATGAATTTTTTATATGAATCCTCAATTTCTGCATTACCTTTCACTAAATTCAAAAATTTGAACGTTAATTTCGGACATTTGCTTGAAAATATTGCAAGTTCCACTACATTCGAGCATATTAAAATTTTGTCATTGAGTAATTGTTCAAATATATCTAAATATAAAGTATTATTTTGTTCTGTTTGTGGTTGTTTTTCTTCTGACAGATCTAATAATTGTTCTTCATATTCATTTATTTTTTTTATTGGTAACTTGTTATTTTTATGAATTATTTCTAATATAAATACTCTTAATTTATGATTAACACATTTCAGAATCATCGCAAGTTCGTCATAAGTATTAATATTGATATCATTAATAAATAATTCTATTATTTGTAAAATTTCATCTGGAGTTTTTATTATATTTAGTAATGAAACGAGATTTTCGATAGATAGCATTTTGATTTGATATATATTTTAATTAATATATAACATTAAATATAAAATGATCAATTTTTATGCATATTCCCATTTAAATCCTCCACATAAAGTACCAAATTTAATGGCTTCCCTAATTGTCGTATCGGCAAACCCAAATTTTATGTATACTTCGTTCAATGTATTAAAAACGATACTTTCATTTGTAATTGGATTTATTTGTTTTACTTTTTTAGAATGCGTATATATGATTTTGTTTAATGGTTTTTTATAATTTTCTAATAATTTTGGTGGACAATTGTCTTCTGTAACATAATAACATCCGTTTAATTTAGAATCAACATTCAAAAATTTTCTAAACGTGGTTTTTGACATACCAAATTTTTTTTCTACTGCATTACGAGTATGAAATGACTCAATAATTTCTGTTTTGGTTTCATTTAATTGTAAAACTGTAGATCTAATTGATGGTTTTTTACACAAGACTGTATCTTCTACGGTAGAAATATTCGGATCATCGCCATCTTCAACGAAGTTCCATCTAAATCCTTTATATACTGTGTTTTTGTTTATTGCTCTTTGTATACAACTTTTTTGAAATCCAACATTATCAGGATCTCGTAATACATACACCATACTATCATATACTTTAATTATATTTTCTAGATTATCTGGGTCTATTTTTTGAACTTTTCTTCCTTTTGGTGCTCTTCCTTTTACTGCAGACATAATTTCCATTTTATGAACTGGATTTTGCGTTTCATTTTTTTCTAATTGTTTTATTTGTTCTGGTTCTTGTGTGGAATTTACATTTATATTTTCTAATATTTTTGGAAGATGTTGTTCTATTAGTATTTTGCTAATTTCTTTTGAATATGACTGGTCATCAAGTGCCTTTAATAAAAGTTGTGTACTTAGTTTTTTTTCTTCAAGATCCATTTTTTGTTTTTCAAGTAATTGTGTTGGTGTAAAAAAGTTTGTTTCTTTTACATATTTTTGGACTATCGTTAACAATTGTTTATAATTAAATTTTTCAGATAATTGTATAACTTCTTTGCTTTTTCCTCCTTCTAACTTAATTGATTCTTTATATAAATGTTTTCTCACTGTTGGATCTTTTAATATGTTATCCTCAACTTCTCTAAAATAATCACATTCAAAAACTTCCAAAAATATCATGTTTCCATATTCATCTGTCAATTGTTTGTTTCTTTCGTTAATTCCTTTTGACGAACCAATTTTTATGAATTCGTTTTCTTTTATTTCTCCGATATATACACAACGTTTTGTTTTTAATATTTCTAATAACATTTTATGTCTTTGTAATTTTAATTCTTCTTTATGCTTCGATTCATTATGTTTAGCTTCATTTTCTTTTAATTGTAATTGTTCTTTTAGTTCATTTGTTTCTTCATTTAGTGTTTCATATAAAAGTTCTTCTAATCTAATATAATAATCATGAATCTCATCGGCTTTGGATGTTCCCGCTTTTAAACATAATTTTTTAAATGTATTTATTGTCATCGTAATGTTTTCAGTTGGACGACCACCCTTTGAGTTTTTTTGAGGTTGCAGAAAAACTCGTTGATAGTCAATTTTATCATTAAATGTTTTTGTTAACATTGTTTTGGCATTTCCCTTTGACACAAATCCCAACCACTTCCATACATCGTCTAAACTAATAACAAAATCAGTTTTGCTATAATTTAAATATGAATAAAAGTTAGCTACAAACAATCTTTGATTATTTGATGGAAAATTACTTTTGATTTTGTTTATTAGTTTACTTTGATAATCTTTAGATAAACTTGTTATTGGATCACTTTCAATGAGTTTCACAATATCCACTTTGGAGGTCATTTTTAATAATGATTTTCTTATCGGTCTACAAATTTATTAAGTACATATTGCATTATAAGCAAAATATTATTTCAAAAAGTGAAGATGTCTCATATATTTGTATATAACGATATATGTCATGAACACAGATCATTATAAATTCTATATAATTTTACACAAGTCTGTAATAGTGCGTTTAAACAAATGTATAGATTTAAAAAATGGTATATAAAAAATTTTATCCATAATAAAATATTGAATCATGGAAAATATCACGCAAACCCCATATAATAGCCATATATTAATGTCAAAAATGGTTGAAAATGCTCTAATTTCGGACGTAGAAATGTCCGCTATTCTTGAGTCTGGTAACAACGACGATGAATGTACTCCACTTCTTAGACCAGAAGCAATTTCATCTAATGATAACATGACGAATGTTCCAAATCAAGCTAATATATTGGAATCAATAATAAAATCTATAATATATAAACATGCCCAATATGTTGATACCAGATGGGTAAACATGGATGGCGTTTATGAATATGTTAGGACAACTGTTCCTAGTGATATTAAACTAAATGATTTGTATAATTATATTTCTGATTACTGTGCAAGTAAGATGAGTACTCATCCAGATTACAACGTATTAGCTTCTAGGATATGTATTGATCGTTTACATAGCGTAACCAAGGATGATATATTAACTGTTGCAGAAATGTTATATTCAAATGTTGATATGAAAGGAAGAGAACAACCTTTAATAAATGAGCATTTGTACAACACAATTAAAAAGTCTTATAAAAAGATTAATGAAAAAATAGATATGTCAAGAGATTATTTACTTGATTATTTTGGCATCAGAACGTTAGAAAGATCTTATCTTTTAAAAACATATGATAAGAATAACAAAAAAGTAATTGTGGAAAGACCGCAACACATGTTTATGCGAGTTGCACTTGGAATACATGGTTCAAGCTTGAAATGTGCTTTTGAAACTTATGATTTGATGTCACAAAAATATATGACTCATGCCACTCCAACTCTGTTCAATGCAGGAACACCATGCCCACAACTTTCAAGTTGTTTTTTGGAAAACACAGAAGTTTTCACTTTGAATGATGGAATAAAGTTTATACAAGATGTAAAAATAGGAGATGAAATAGTATCTCATACAGGAAAAGTACAAAAAGTTGAACAATTACATAAAAATTTATTAAATGGTAGAAAAATATGCAAACTTGTTGTTAATAAAACCAAAGAAATTTATGTTACAGATAATCATAAATTTTTAAGTACTACAGACAAGAAAACTTCTGGTTGGAATTCTGTCGCTAATTTAAAAGTAGGACAACATATTGCTATTCCAAATTATAAAGGTGATGATGATTGTGTAATAATTGATATATTGGATTATCTTGCGGATTATACAAAATCAACAGGTGTAAAAATGTTGGCGTGTAGCGATGAAAAATCAGTTTGGATGAAGTCAGAATTCACACATTCAAATTTAAGTAATAGCAAATGTCCAACAACAATAACACACTTAACAAATAAAGTAAATAGATATTGGACATTTGATGCAGATTTTACAAATTTAATAGGAATGTTTTTGGGAGATGGTAATATAATTACAAAAAAATACTACGATGAACGTACTTGTAACGGTATTGCATTTACTATGTTTGACAAAAATAAAAAGGAATATGATTTTATAAAACGTGTGGGAGAACGTGTATTTGGTATTGAAGGATTGTCACATAAAATCAAAAACCAAAATGTTTTTCAAATAAATTTCAACTCGACAATAGTCGGAACAGTATTTTTTGAATTGTTTGGAAAGGGTTTCGAACATAAAAAATTACCAAATTTGATGTTTAAATTACCAACAACTTCAATATACGGACTGTTAGCAGGATTAATTACAACTGATGGATGTATATCCAGAGAAGGTATTATATCGATGCAAATGTCAAACAAAATATTAACAAATCAGTTATATCATTTATTCCGAAATAGAGGAATTGATATATCATTACATGCTCTAAAAACTCCATCAAAATTAGCTACAGTACAACCATATATACTAGCAATACCTAAAATTAAAGAAGTTTTAGATCAAACATATAAATATTATGAAGACAATAGAATGGAAATTTGTTATAAAAATATGAATACTTTAACAAAAAATAAATCATCACCAATAATTATTAATGATCAAAAATATTTAAGAATAAATAAAATTGAACAAACAGATCTAAATCCTGAATTTGTGTACACCTTGGGAATATCAGAAGATCACTCATATAACGTAGAAGGATTGGTTTGCGAAAATTGCTATTTATTAGCAATAGATGATGATCTTTATAATATTTTTACAAAACAAACAGAAATTGGAATGATTTCTAAAAGAGCAGGAGGAATTGGCGTACATTTATCAGGAATTAGATCCAAAGGTTCTTTAATTAGAGGAACAAATGGACTTTCCGAAGGAATTATACCATTATGTAGTGTTTTGAATAAACAATCACGTTATGTAAATCAAGGAGGTAAAAGACCTGGTTCAATCTGTTGTTATCTTGAACCGCATCATGCGGATATATTCGAATTTGTGGAGTTACGTAAACAAAATACAGGCACAGATGATAATAGAGCGCGTGATTTGTTCTTAGCCCTTTGGACATCTAACTTATTTATGAAACGTGTAGAAGAAGATCAAATGTGGTCATTAATGTGTCCAGATGAATGTCCAAATCTAAACAAAACTTATGGAGAGGAATATGAAAAATTATATGAATCATATGAGGCTCGTGGTATGTTCGTGAGACAAGTTAAAGCGAGAGAGTTATGGAGACATATAGTAGAATGTCAGATTGAAACTGGCTTTCCATTTATGTTATATAAAGATCATGTAAATGAAAAATCAAATCAAAAGAATTTAGGGACAATTTGTAGTTCAAACTTATGTTGTGAAATTTGCGAATATTCTGATGCCGACAATACTGCTGTATGTAATTTGGTTTCAATTTGTTTGCCACGTTATATTAACTTTGTTGACGGTATCCCAACTTTTGACTACCAAAAATTAATAGATGTAACGAGAGTAGCTGTAAGAAATCTCAACAAAGTTATCGACATCAACTTTTATCCTTCTGCAGAAGCAAAAAGAAGTAATAAAAATAACAGACCAGTTGGTATAGGTACACAAGGATTGGTCGACTGTTACAATATATTTGGATATGCATATGAATCGACGGAAGCTGAAGAACTAAATAAAAAAATATATGAAACTATTTATTATGCATCAGTTGACGAATCAAAAGAATTGGCAAAAGTTCACGGTACATACAAATCTTTTCCAGGGTCACCATTTTCAGAAGGCAAATTACAATTTCATTTGTGGGGTATGAACACTGATCAACTTATGACAAAAAATATGTATGATTGGAATAAATTAGTAAAAGAAGTAAAAGCATATGGTACATATAATAGTTTACTAACCGCGTTAATGCCTACTGCAAGTACATCACAAATAATGAAATGTTGCGAATCATTTGAGCCATACATGTCAAACGTGTTTGTCAGAACGACGATGGCCGGCGAATTTGTTGTAGTAAATGAATCCTTAATAAAAGATCTTGTGAAATATAATTTGTGGAATGAAGATATGAGAAAAAAAATCATAATTCATAATGGATCAATACAAAACATAAAAGAGATTCCAGACAAAATAAAAGAAGTTTATAAAACTGCGTTTGAAATTAAGTTAAAAAGCATTATAAAGCAATCAGTCGAACGTGGACCATTTATAGATCAAAGTCAAAGTATGAACCTGTTTATGGATAACCCAAGTTATGTTAGATTAACATCTGCTCATTTTTACGGATGGAGAAATGGAATTAAAACTGGTATGTACTATATGAGAGGAGCTCCAGCAGTGAATCCAATACAATTTGGTATTGATATGACAGAAACATTAAGATTATCTGGATTTACAAATATTAAAGATTATTTGGAAGCCCAAACAAACGCGAAGAAAAGACAAGAACAAACACAGCCACAACAAAAACTCGCTCCAAAAATGTGTAAGTATGTTCCCGGAAAAAAAGCAGAGGGATGTGAAATGTGTAGTTCATAAATATAATTTTATAAAAATTTGTTTATTTATAAATTATCAACTTTGAATATATAAATAAAATATGAGTAGTGGTGGAAATAATAATCTAAATATTCCTAATTCAGCGTTAAAGTCAGATTTCGTTGGTTGTTATACAGATTCCAACCCAAAACTTTATTCTGATTATTTGGGAGATTACAATCTTTACAAATGCAATGCAAAAGCTTTGGAAAAAGGATATAAATATTTTAGTTTACAATCTCCTCAAGGATTGGCAGACGGAAAAAGCAAATGTTATGGAGGAAACACAGACCCTGGAACTGCGCCATATACTACCTCAATATGCTCCGCAAATGTTGATTCTGCAGGAAATAATTTGGGTGATACAAATTTAAATGCAATTTATAAAGTTTCTCAAAATGCAACTTTGCCAAATGATATACTGTTAAATGCAAGCACATTTGATGATTGGTCACTTGGTTCAGTAGAAGGAGGAAATGTTCAAATAATGAATTCAACGTCTGACCCAGTTGATGTATCAGTCTTATATACAAAAAATATGAAAGGAAGTGGAGATATATTAAATAATATTGATCATGGTGATATGACAAATGGAGGTAATATAAAAATATATAGTATCTCTGGAAACTCCACAACAAACGTCCCGTGTGATAACAATAATATGGGACCAGATCCATTTCCAGGATATCAAAAAGTATGTTATAAAAAAGTAAATGCTAAAACTGTAGTAGGAAGATATTTAAAAATACAAGCCGGTATAAAACCATGTTGTATGAACTGGGGAAATATGTATGTATATGGAAAAGCAGGAAACGCAAACATCGCAAGGGGGGCAAAAGTATATATGTCAAGTGGATATTCTTCAGGTTCTGGTGCAACATTAAATTCCAATACATACCCAGGATCAAATTTAGTTGATGACAATCCAAACACATTTTCTCACACAAACTGTGGCGATAATAATTATTCGTGGATGCTTGTAGATCTAGGAAATGACGTCCCAATTCATAAAGTTATTTTAGCAAGTAGACAAGATTGTTGTTCAGACAGGGGAATTGGAAGTACACTAACTATTTATTCTAGCGACAATCATCAGGTATATCAATCGGGAGGATTTCCAGATATCAACAATCGCATTACTGGACCAAATAATGATCCTGGTGCGTCTTCTGCAAATGCATATAAATATTACATTATTACCCCGCCAATGAAAGGAGTAATAGGGACAAATAACATGAATTTTAGCGGAGATTACGCTATGGAACATTTTGATGGACAATCTGATAATGATGGAGGAAATATGTTAATGTATATACTTATAATACTTATTGTATTATTTTTACTATATACTTTTATGAATAGAAGAAATTAACGCATTTTGATATCTGACAATTTCGGATGTAGTAAAAACTTCGTCGCATCTATCACTATAGTCGCCGTCGGCAATAAGAGGAATAAGACATGGATTTAGTTCATAATGCCTTATTACATATCCTACTCCAAATTTTGTTATATATTTCGTTAACATTTCGGATGTATTTATTTTTATATCAGAAGTTTCTGATATTTTAACGTGGTCTTTGTTATGATCTATAAGAGATTTCATGTTAATATTTGTGTTGCTTGTAATAATATAATAATTGATATTCTGTGCATAAAAGGATAATTTAAATTATATTACTTTTCAATTTTTTATGCAAAAAAATTGAAGACAAAAATGTTCATATAAAACCGTATAATTTGTATATTTTATTATTAAAATGTCATACATTACACAATATAAATCAACGTTGGAATCGCAACTCAAGGGAAAATCGAATAGAATTTTACTTTTTGATGAGAATGGATGCCAACTTATATGCAGATTGTTTTCACAAGAAGAAACAACCGCGATGAATATAATAGGCATTTTAAGAATTGATGATAAAAATCTTTGCAGAGCAGATAATATTTTTGAAGATGAAATTATATGTTTTCTAGGAAGGGATTCAATTCATTACGTGACAAATATATTACAAAAGGCATTGTCACATGTTTATATATTTTTCTACCAAAATGTTAGCGAACAACAGATTAACGACATAAAAAGATTAGACCTAGACAAAAAAATATGCGAAATTTCTCACAGTTCTCTTGATTTTTATCCAACTTCAGAAAAATCTGTTGTTGGTAATGATATTTTTACAGCGTTAAAAATGAAGCCAGTTGTAGTAGAATATCATAAAAGCGGAGAAAATTTAAGAGAACATGTATCAAATAAAATCCAACATAGTTTAAATGCATGTTCCATAAGGGAAAAAACGGATAATAGTGTGTTATATGTATTTGGAAGAAACTATGATCAAATTACTCCTATTGTTACTCCTTGGAGATATCAAAGTTTAATAAATTATTTGAACTTTGATATTGGATCCCCTGGAACTGACAAATTTTTCTCTAGACATAAATTTTCGTTGTATAACGAAGTTATAGATGAATGTACACAACAATCTAATAAACTGACGGATCAACATAAGGCAACTACAGATGTGAGTGATAAATTTCAATTAAACGAGAAGACAAGAATTATAGCAAAACATGTCGAAATTTCTCGTGATATACAAAAACATATTAAACATAAAAAACTATTAGAAAAATCAGCGTTAGAACAAAGAGCATTAATAGGAATTGCAAATAGGACAGAATTGTTGGAGCTTGAAAATGTAAATGCGCCATTATACCAACTTTTGATGTCTGGTAAATCTGCCACATTAAAAGGATTAATCAACACATTGAATTTTCTTGGAGAAGACAAAGAACGTTCGACATATCACCAATATATTCCCCCGTTACGAGAATTATTAAAAACACTTAAGACCACATATGCGAAATATTCTAAAATTTACGTATATATTGAAAATTATATTTGTTATGAAGAAATTGCAGAAGTAGCATTGAGTAACGAAACAAACGGACCACAAGTTTATTTGTTAAGCGATTCTATACAAAATTCACAATTCAATCCCGCTCTAGTCAGTGACAAATTTGAAAGGTCGAATGATCTCTTTAGAATATTAAAAAATGAAATAAAAAATCCCGCTACTATTTCTGCAAATATATATTATGGTGACATTGAAGAAAAAATAAATTATTTAGAAAGACATAATGCATCATTCAAAAAAGAAGAAGAAGAAATGTGCGATGTTATTAAATCTGCGTTACCAGGACTTTTAACAAAAGAATTTACAAAATTAAAGGCGGAAAAGCCGAAAAATAAATTAGAAAAAAACGTAATCAATATAAAATTAGGAAGATTAAGCAAATTATCCACTAGATTTAGTAAGTTCGAAAAAAGTGATAGAAAAACACGCGAGATAATCACATCATTTGATAAAAAGTTTGAACCTATTAACAAACATGACGATTCAAAAAAATTATTACTTGCATTACAAAATGATGAAGAAATGCAATTAAGAGAATTAGAAAATGAAATTGATAGACGAGAACATGGAGTAAATGTGATTTGCGAAAGGACTGCCGAACTTCATGCGATGTTTGTAGAAGTAAATGCATTAGTTGCGAAACAAACCTTAATGTTAGGGACTATAGAAGAAAATATAATCAATGCAAGCGATTTAATTACGGATGGAAATATCCAACTTATACAAGCAGATAAACATCAAAAGGATGCAAATAGCTTATCCAACAAAATAATAGGAGGTTTAGTTGGATTAGTAATATTGATGGGACTAGGGGTTGGAATAAAGGAAAGTATTACTCATGGAAATTCTCATTAAACAATTTTACTTTTTTTATCTTTTTTAACCTTGAGCTCTTTTACATCAACAGGTAATAAAGATTCCTTAAATTCACCAGTGACAATATCATTTTCTATATCAATATGCAAATAGCCATATTTTTGAGAACATTTTATTACATTATATATTTTTTTATCTTCCTCAGTTTCTCCTTCTCTTAATACAAAAGGTATCGCCACTTCTATAACTTTATCGTGTTGTGCACCACCTGTTCCAACTATATGTTGCGTAATATTTTCGGTTATAATATACTGATAATTATGTACATCTGCACATAAATAATAAATAGGTTTAATATATCCTAATAATTCTTCATATATTTTTTTCATTGTATAGTTCTTTTGAAATTCATAATGATGTGTTTCCTTATTGTGTTTAAAATAAAATAATGGATAATGACCCATAACTATTGGAGTTGTATCCCCACATAGTGATAATTCTGTTTTTAACCATTCTATCATTTCGTTCTCCATATCAATATTGTAATCTCCGTAACATGTATTTCCTTCTAATACATTTGTATCAATGATTATTATTTTTGTCATTAACTTTCCGGTGGTTTTATTATTTACGTCGATTGAATAATAATTATTCGGCATGATAATATTTGAAGTTGCTTGTTGTTTTTCATCAAATAAAGATTTACATGGTTCAGTGGTGTCAACTTCATGATTTCCAAGACCAATATAAACATCACCTCTAAAAGATTTCAGGATATCAAACCCATTTATAATGTCGTCTATTTTTGCAATTTTGACGTCATTTATTTTTTCAGGATAAACATTGTCACCGCACACAACGCCAAATGTACATAACGATTCTTCATTTATTTTATTGATAATGTCGGCAGTAGCCAATCTATTTTGATTCCAACACCCAAAAAAGAAAAATCTTATGTTATCTTCATCTGACAATATAGTTTGATTTCTTACGTTAGTTAAAAAGATGCTTTCTTTATTCATATTGTTTGTAAAATTCCTATATAGAACAAATCGAAATAATTTTTAAAAATCTACTTTATATGAGTGGAGATATTTTGAATTTAATAAACGATAATAAGTGGGAAATAGCATTAAAACAAATAAAGCCAATTTTTAAAATCTTACAAGATGGTAGGACTATTTTTCATTATGCGTGCATTAGGGGCCAACAAAAAATAATTAATGCACTTTTAAATTTAAAATCAATAGAAATATTTACTTCAGATTTAGACGGAAATACTGGAGCTCATTTACTTGCTAGTTCAGGTTGGGATGAGATGTTATTGGATATACTCAAAGTAGAACCAAATTTTCTTAAAATAAAAAATAATCAAGATCAATTTATTTTTAATATTGTCATAAATAGACCACAAACATTGGTAGATATTGTGAAAATAATGAAAGACAACTCAATGATGGAATACATAGATTATATTAGACGTGATAATAAAACATTTTTAATAGATTTAATAAGAGCAATTGGAAAATATAACAATAAATTACACTATGAAGTCTTAAAAGAAATAAAAAATTTTAATGTTCCTAAATCGAGATTACCTTTAAATTATGCAATTGAAAAGGGTTACAATGATGTGGCAAAATTTATGATTAATAACGTCCTTGTGGACTATAATTTAAAAGATGAAAGTGCATTTACACCACTTGTTTACTCTCTTTTATACAAAAATTTAGAAATAGCAAAGACTCTGTTAGAAAAAAAAGATATTAATATTAATTATGGTTGCAGTGAAAATAGATATGTCCCGTTGTCATTAATAATTAAATTAGAAATATTTGATCTATATAAAGATTTGGCAAAACATCCAAATTTAAATTATAATAATGGCGATCATATGTTAAATATTCCGGCATATTATTTAATTCAATATCTAAATCATAAAGTTCCTGCAGTAGACGACAATTTAGAACAGATATATAAAGATATTTTGTTAAATAGTGATTTAAATTATGTAAATTCTGAAGGTAACACTTGTTTGCAATTGTTAGTTAAATATGATCTATGGGAACGATTTTCTGACGTCCTGGAGAAAACACATATAGACGCGAATGTTGAAAACAAATATGGAGAAAACTTGTTAAGTTATTTAAAAGGAAATAAATTACAAAAGTTTGTAGGAATTATTGATACACAAATAAAAAGTGGAATTAACTCAAAAATACAAGAAAAGATAAATATTATATTGCCAATATCAACTCCATCGTACGATTTTGGAACATTCAATGCAGATAGTATTCATAATATAACATATTTAATGTACATTTTACATAAATATAAAGAATCAATAATACCAATGCAATATCCCAACATAGAAAAGCATTCATGGGACATGTATATGTCAAGCTTATGTTTTGCTGAAAGCAAAGATAATGATGCGATGTTTTCTACAATTGGATTCTATACATCGAGTTTTTATGCAGTAGCTCCACATATTATATTTTGGAGAGACAAGTATGTCAATTACGTAAATCCAAACATGATTTTTTATTTAAATAGGGCAGTTAAATCTGATCATAGATTTGTAATTATAAAGTTAACATTGTCTCCACACATAACGTTATTACATTCAAATATATTAATTTATGACAAAAAAAGAAATACGATGGTGAGATTTGAGCCGTACGGCGATTGGGATTTGGCTGATTCGTATCATCTTGATAAATTATTGTTGGAGTTATTTGAAAGTGTCATCGATAAAGCACACTTATCAACATTAAAATTTATCAGACCAAATGAATATTTAGACAAAACAAAGTTTCAATCTATAAGTCAGGGAGATGATTATAATTATAAAAACTTGGGAGATCCAGAGGGGTATTGTTTGGCATGGAGTTATTGGTTTTTAGAACTTAAACTGTTAAATCCAGATGTTGATGAAAAACAACTTGCAAAAAACGCATTTGACTTAATTTTAAAGACCGACGTTAATTCAACAAATCCTATTTTACAACACATAAGAGGTTTTGCAAAACATTTAGATCAAGAAAAGAATAAAATATTTGAGTCAATTGGGGTACCAAAACAATTGCATTATAAACTAAGAATGGACAAAGACAAAATGTATTTATTAAACAATTATGTAAACCAATATGTAATTAATAATATCTAACAATATTGTGTAGGCTCAGATTGTTTTTCTGGTTGCTTTGTTGGTTGAACCCAATTATTTTTTGCGTTTTCAGAGAATATTTCATTTCCATAATATTCCATAAAAAGCTTACCAGAGTGAATTTTTGGATTATTTTCATAAAGTTCATTAAACGTTTTATATTTTCCACTTTCTTGTATACCAGCTAAAATATTTACCCAAAATCGCGTTAATGTGTAATTCCATTTGTCTCCATGTCCAATCGACGTTTTATATCGTCTCCATGAAGAACATAACCATCCACTTGGTAAAATACTTTCCTCAAATCCAAACCTTATTAAAGAACACCATACTACTCTTAGTCTTCCATAGTGATCCCATAATTCAATTGGTAATGTCTCGTTATAAAAATCTGTCATTAGTTTTGTTGCGCTTATTGTACGAGATGTTACAGCAGATCCACATGTTGATTTTGTTTTTTGTGTTTTTTTTGGAGAATTTAACTTTTGACTAAACCATCTATTTATCGATAATGAATCTGTGTAAATTTTATTATCAAACGTGATAAATTTTGTCTCTCCTAAAATACTACCAGTTTCTTTTACATATGGAGAAATAAACACTTTATGTAGTTCATTTTGTTCCAAATGTTTGTCACATAAATCTAATATTTTCATTAAAAGTTGAGTTTGTTTTATTTCTTGGTTATGATCTATCACAATAGCAATTGGCATATTAGTATTTTGATCTGTTATTTTTTTTAATTGAGAAATAAAAATATTGGGATCTTTTTTAAAGTTTTCAGAATCAATTGATACAATTAGACCATCTCGTGATCTTATAAAATTATCCAATTTATCGCTATTTGTAAATAGACCAAATACTTCAAATGTGAATGATTTTTGTCCTCTTATCTCAGCCTCTGTCGGCATTCTACAAAGTGTTGATAAAAAAGGATCTTTCCCAAATGAATAATTATTTATAAAATCTGATCTTCTACTTTCGTTATCCATTAAAACAATAACTTTTGACATATTTATATATAATAGTTGTTGGTTTATTTAGGTGATTATTTTGACGCACAGTGGTAATTGAATTCAACTTTTACCAAAACATAGGTTTGTTTGGAATATAATTTGGATCGTCAATATTTTCTGTTGATTTTAATAACCCAACTTTCCTGGGCTTCTTTGTTGGATTTTTTACAATATTTCCTCTATTTGCATATAATATATTTTTAATATCATATTTAATAGATTTTATTGTATCTGCATCATCATTGCATTCTTTAAATTTTTCAAAATAATATTTTGCGTTATCTGTAAGATTTTCATATAAATCATCAAATTTATATTCCAGATGATCTCTTTTAGAATAATACATATTATGTAAAACATCTTCTTTCTTTTCAATTATCCAATTTTTCCCGTTAAAAACTTTTATTGAATCATCATTAAAATTACTGATGTAAACATTCATATTTTCAGGCTTTTCTTCGTTACAATAAATCATAGGTATAAATGATTGCATAGATCTGCATCCCTGTTTAAAGATTTTGCTGTATTCCTTATCTGTTATATAGTCGAATTTCTCCTCGCCAAATGGAACGATGTTAAATATGTTTTGCTGTTGATTAATTGTATTATTTATGTTAATTGTTTTTGATTCTTTACTCATCAATTTGTCTATTTTTTCAGATTGTTTATCTAACTTTTCATTTAACATCTCATTTTGTTTTTTTAGCTCTACCACCATTTGTTGTAACTCATTAGGTTTACTTTTACAAACTGTCAGATGTGTAGATAACCTAGTGACACTAGATAATATTTTTTGACAATATTGACATGTTAATTTATCTATATTATGTTGCTCTTTTTTCTTAGGATCGCACGATTTTTTATTATTTAAGTGTCTGTTATATTTATATAATGAGCAAAATTCACTGTTGCATATACTGCATGTATACCCCATATATTTATATATTAAAAAATCTTTATATGTATTCTTTACATATATTTTACAAAAAAATGTAATGTAAATGGGCGATCATATGGATAACAATATTCATATTATAATAAAAATGGAGCATTTAAATAGATCATAAAAAATGTAATAAAAAGGGCAAAAATAAGAAAAAAAAATTAACGTCCAAAAAATTTTTTGTAAAAATAAGAATTTTAAAAACACACAAAATTTTTGGACATTAATTTTTTTTTCTTATTTTTGCCCTTTTTATTACATTTTTTTAGGTTGTTATTATCCATAAGTATTAGTACAAAATAAAGTACCAATAAACATTATTATCCATATGATCGCCCATTTACATTACATCGAAACGAGGGTAAATATATAACGTTTGTTAGTTAATATTTTTTATTATTTAGCTGTCAAAAATTTGAATAACAAACAATAAACACTACATTAAATAATCAAAATTACACTAAACTAATGCAACATAAATATGACCCGCCTTTTCTAGAAACTGATATTTTAGACCAAGTTAGTATATCTTACTATAATTTTAGAGATAGGACAAAAGAAATTTTAGATGAATATGGATTTGTAATTATTAATGACATTCTTTCAGTAGAAGAAATTGAGTCGGCAAAAAAATTATTATTTGATGCTTTGTTAGAGGCGATTGATTACGATAAACTAGACGATTTACCAAAAGACGACAAAAATGGATTATTAAATGTTATCAAGACAATAAAAAAGAATAAAGTATTTCCACAAAGATCATTACCTGGATTAACAGGAAAAGGATTCTTATCAACACATGGTTTACCGCAGAGTGAGTTTGCATGGAGACTTAGAACAAATTCAAAATGTAAAGAGATATATGAATATTTACATAACTCAACAGATTTGGTAGTAAGCACTGATTTGCCGTTTTATACAATTATACCGAATGAAAAAACAAATGATTTGTGGCCACATGCTGATCAAGTGACAGGGTCACATATGGGTTGTGAAAAATCATATCAGGGAATATTATATGTCACAGAAGCAAATACAAAAAAATCTGCAAATACGGTAGTTCTTCCGAAGTCTCATAAAAATCAATATAACATTTTACTACAACATTGTGCACCAACTAACTTTGGACAAAATTTTGATCAAGCGTTATATATTGACAAAATTATAGACCACTCTGTGAAAGAAGACACATTAAATGACTTTATTCAAAACAGTAGACGTGTACAGATGCAAGCTGGATCATTATTAATATTTAGTTCAATGACGATTCATCAAGGATTTCCTGGAGGAACACGAATTGCTCAAACTTTATGTTGGGAACCACGCGAATATCGCGATGAAGGAGCATATAAAAGAAAATTAGAAGCGGTAAATAATGGAATTAGTACTACTCATTGGGCAAGTTTAGGAATACATCACGGAGCATCAAATTTACGAGCTAAAATTCCAAATTATAGTCATGATTTTCACTCATGTGTGTTTCCTATGAAAAAAATAAAATCGTTCCCCACATATACCACTTTAGATTACGTTTCTAAACGGTCAAAAGAAGAACTAGAACAAAATATATTTCCTGAAATTTTAGGATTATTATGATAATCTAAGAATATAGATGATAACAAATAATATTCCATACGAGACTGACTACATAGAAATATTTAATAACAATTTTAACGAACTAAAATATGTAGTTTTTGCATTTTTTATTACGATGGCAGTTGTATATACACTAGAATATCATAACACGAAATATGCAAAAACTTTATTACAAAGTAACAATGTTAAAGAATTATATACTGAAACGTTTATTAATGCATGTATGAGTATAATTGTTGTATGTTATATGGCATTTTCGAGAGGAAGACATTGGAGAACAGTTGTTTTAAGTATATTTGGATTTTTTGCATTAACGTTTATGATAGATACGATTGTAGAAGCGAGTGGATTAAACAGACATCTTAAAAAATCAGATACTAATAAGAGAATTGGTTATTATGCAAAACTTGATGAACATTGTCAAGAAGGAGAAATAGAAGATATAACTATAACTACACAAAATTCAAAAGAATATCCTTTTATAAAATCATTTGTTCGTTCTGTAATGATATTTGGGTGTATTTATCTTGTAATAAAAATATATAACATACTAAAATGTGTTTATTATGGATATAAAGACGAAAAGGGGTGTACACATATTCAAAATGAAATATTTTTTAATGGTGCAATATCTCCACAAGTAGGATTTGGTTTAGAACTACTTGTTATAATATCATCTACGTTTATATCAGCAAAAATAAAGGAAATTTTTTGTAATAAATTTCTAAACAATACTAACTTGATGATATTAATTTTCACGTGCGTTTTATGTGTAATAAATCATGTTATATTTCAATACACAGGAATGTACGGGGTTTCTGACAAATGCGAAAAGAAATAAAATAATTATATTCTTTTACTTGGTATTAAATATTCCATCCCCAAAATATCAAAAATTTCTTTTTCAGAATTTATTGTAAAAGGCTTTCCATTTTCGTCATATAATCCATATTCGTTTAATTTATAACCCATTGAAATTGCTATTTGTCTCATTTTTCTATTAAAATCTTTTGATCCTGTGAAATATAAAATTGCGCTATAATATGAATTATATGGCATATATCTAACGTCAATTCTTCGTAACAGCCCATCATCACCTAATTTACATATTCCCATATATTTTGTATAAACATCTTCACTCGTTAACGAATCTACTATAATTTTTTTCTTTTTTAACGCAGAAATAAATATTTCAATATAGTTTGTGGTTTTTGTGTCATTTAAAGTTTTGACACTTGGATGAACTATAATAACATCTATATCTCCTGATGTTGGAGTTTCTCTTCTATATGATCCACAAATGGTTATAAACAGTTGTGGATCAATTTGTATTGCTACTTTATGTAAAATTTTAGCTATTTCGTCAATTTCTGACCTAGGGATTTTATCGTGAATTTTTCCAATGTATTGTAATCCTTTTACTATATTTTCAGGAAGGTCTATTTTACCATTTTTATATTGTTCTTGTAATTCTTTTATGGATTTAATATTGTGTTTTTTAAATAATTCATATGCTTTTTTTCGTCCAATACCGATAATATCATCTAGTTCATCAATAATTTGTAAATATTTATCTATGTCAGGAGATATTTTTATTTCTGCCAATTTTCCTGTTTTGAGTATTTCTTCAATCCGTGCTATCGATCTATCACCGATTCCGGGTATATTCTCTAATTGTGATGCTTTTGTAATTTTTGTCGGAAATTTTTTTAATATTTTTAATACATTTAAAATGCTTTTTAATCTAAACGTATTTACAGTTTGCTGTTTTCCAGAAGAAAAATCAATATCAAATTGAATTTGTTTTACTAATAACTCAAATTGTTCTATTATATTTTTGTTCATTATATGAATAGTAATACATATATTTTTTCATAATCTACATACTTTGAGATAATATCATAATTTGCAAGAATAAATAAAATTTTAAAGATTGTTTGTTGCCATGTTATAATTGTTGGTATCCCAGTCGTTGAGTAAAAGTGAATCCAGTTTTTCCGAAACTTGCGCTGTATATGTTTCTTTTTCGCCAAGGGGAGCTGAAGCAATCGCAAAATGAGATGCAATTTCGGCAAGCATTGCATTTTTTATAGGAATTTTTTTATTTAGTATTATTGGATATGTTACATAGTCCATATAAAATGTCAACATTACATGTTCATACAATTTCTTCTGAAACAATGGTAGAAGAGTCTTAAATCGCCCATATGTAGCAATATTTTCAATTACTGAACTGTTCACGCATATGCCTTGGAAATATAAAAGCATATTTTTAGTGAGAAACACATCGCGTGCCATATGCATTGTAGGTCTACCTAATTTTTTGAACTTATCTCCAAACAAAACAATTGAGTCATCTTCAACAAAATAATTTATAAATACACTACGTGGTTCTCCTTGACCATTGTTTCCGATTTGTTTCCACGTTCCTCCGCCAAGAAATACAATATCAGTAACAGAGATTGTAGAAACTTGAATGTCATAGTAAGCATGATGATTAATTTGCCTGAATGTGTCCACTACGATTCCTAATTGTGTTGTAGTATGTTGAAACATTATTTCACTGTGAATTCCTATCAACACTACATCTATATGCCCATCGCGTGGAACATATTTTAGTAATTGTTCATAACAACGTGGATTATATTCATGTGACGAATGATCAATTTCGCCTGGACGAAAATGGCACATTGAAATTTGCTGTTCTCCATCAGCGTTATCATAGCGGACAATCATGCAATGACAGCCATTTAACTTCGGGGCTCCTAAAATAATGCCTGCTTCAGGATGCTCTCCGAATTTTCTTTCGAATTCTCGCGATTTGGAATTATCATTACCAATGGTTAATGAATTTGTGGATTTTGTGTAATGAAGTACACCATTGTGTAATTCAACTAATAAAACCCAATGGTATTTACGTTCGCCACCTGACCCAACATAAAAATCTTGTGAGACAAATTCAACTGACATTTATTATCAGTATTATTGACATTATGTTTTTTGTTTGGGACATTCAACATGTGATACTTTTCAACTTTTTTATTAATGTTATTTAATATGATTAAGTCAAAGTGTGTTGTTGCTTAATACAACCATATAAAAAAGTTGAAAATCATATATATAAATAGGTATAAATTACATGTTATATTTATATTACAATGGCGACAACTATATTGAATGACTCTCCTGAGACTGCAAATAAAATGCCGGAAGATGGCGATATCGAAACTTTAAGAAAGAAACATGTTGTCAGAGGATTATCCGGATTTGTTAATTTAGGAAGTTCATGTTATTTAGCAGCATCTTTACAATGTTTGGTGGCAACAGACGAGTTGGTTGCATATGTAAGGGGAACTGGACAACATGGAAAGTATAAGCCTTATTTAAAAAATTCTGTAATAAAACGAATTGCAGATGAAGAAAAGAAAAAAGGAAAATTGGGAAAAGTTACAGTAAATGTCAAAGATGTTAGGGAATTGTTTAGAGAAGAACTTGCATATAAATTAAGGAATGTTATTGTTGTGTATTGGGGGGTAAACTGTAAAATTAAACCCATTGCATTTAAACAAAAAATAGGTCAACTTGACAGTATTTATAGAGGTCCCGTTCAAAATGACGCACAAGAATGTGTAAATTTTATTCTTGACAATTTCCATGAAGGAACAAAATCAGATGTTATTATCGAAACAAGAGATGTCCCGGAACAAATATTAAAATATAATGAAGTTAAAAGCAAATACACAGAATTAATAAATAGCGAGACTCTCACAGGAGAAGATAAAGTAAAAGTTTTAGACGAATATAGACAATATAAATTAGCACATTTGAAAGAAGATGCAGGCTTGGGGGCAATTGAATATTGGCAAAAATTTATTAGAAAAAATCATTCCGTGATAGTTGATCTTTTTTATGGTTTAGAATTATCTGAAGTTAAGTGTAATACATGTAACAATGTAAATCTTACTCATACATCATATACATCTATAGCAGTACAAATACCAAACAAACAACAACAAAAACCTGCAAACAAGTGGTATAATAATTGGCACGGTAATCAATATTGTAATGGCTGGAAAGGTGTTCAAACGCGACATCAGCTACATATGGCAGAAGCAAAGGAAAAAGAAGAAGATGAAAATGATAATTCAGTAGAAAATAAAAAAGAATTAACACTTTATGAATGTTTAAATGCTACTCTTAACGTAAGCGAAATATTGTCAGGAGAAAATCAACTTACATGTGATGTATGTATGACGAAACGAGACGTGACAAAAACTACCACGTTGTGGCACTGCCCACCAAGATTAATTTTGCACTTAAAACGTTTTATTAATATCCCAATTCCTAACACTTATCATACGCGTCAAGAAAAAGTAGAAAAACTTGTTAAATTTCCTATTACTGGATTGTCTATGAAAGATTACATGAGCGAACATATAGCTGATGAATGTATATATGACTTGTATGCAGTTATACATCAATCTGGTTCATTAAGCGGTGGACATTACGTGGCTTATACAAAAAATCTTATTAATGGTTTTTGGTATTATTACAATGATCAAAATGTAAAACGTGTTAAACCAGAGGAAGTCGAAGAAAAACTTGTTTCAAATCAAGCTTATATATTGTTTTACGAAAAACGTGGAAATGTTGACATTGCATCTGGATTTTCGTCAGATGATGAGTCAGATACCGAGGAAAATTAATTACAAACACTTTTTTTTTTCAATAACAAGAATGTTCATTTTATCATGTTCGTAGATATAAATATCTAAATTTTCTTGAAGTGAATCAAATAAATATTTCAAATTATAATTTTTTGGTAATTTTAATGCAAGAACTTTTGGAGTACACATCATAACTTCATTATTAAAACATCTTAATACGAATGTCTCTATTTTCATATCTCCCAACGCGAGTTCTAAATTTTGTTTTGTTTTGTATCCTGATCCTCCCCATGGAGGATCGACAAATATCACATCGCAATATTGTATTTTTGGTATAATTATTGTCGAATCTCCATTTAACACAGAACAATTCTGAAATCCATATTGTTCTATGTTATTTTTTAAATACATATAACGAGTTTGATCTTGTTCGATTGATATTACTGATTGAAAATGTTGACAAAATGTTATTGTATCTCCTCCTGCTCCTCCAGTAGCATCTACAATGGTACATTTATTGTATTTTTTATATTTGTTTATATGTGGAGCAATATCATTAAAAATTTTTTTTGTTTCATAGGGAGTTGTGATATATGTCATTGTTGTTTCATCTATCATTAAATTTTTTAGGTTAACGTCACGAATTTTAGGAAATAATTTATGTATATATATTTTTTTATGAGTCTGATGTTGTTCATTATGTTGTTCATTATGTTGTTCATTATGTTGTTCATTATGTTGTTCATTATTATGAATTTCATCAAATTCATCTTTATTATTCGTTATTTCTTCCATTTTTATAAATATTAATATTTAGTGTTTTCTTTTTAAATGTAATAAACATACATAAAATTAAAAATTGAATATTTGATGATAAAAATTCTTTTATATAGAATGACAAACCAATAATATAATGTAAATGACTAAAGTTCAAGTAGACTATGAATATTACACCAACTTAGTTAATTTTAACGAGAGAGAAGAATCATTAAAACAAAAAGGGTATAAAAATGTGACACACGATGATTATAATTTGAATGAAATAGAAAAACTATCGTGTATTAAACTTGATATTGACGGAGCATGTGATTATTACAATTATATAACATGTCAGTTGTCAAACAAACGGTTATTACTACCATGTTATAATTGTTGGAGATGTATAGAAAATTTAGATTTTACCGCCATTAAGGTCATAGTTAATAAAGAACTTAATAAAGTAGTATGTTTGATATGTTATTAGTATCCATGAAATATCATGGATAAAAATTGATATTTTTTATTTTTCATTTAATTTTTTTGATTGATTTTACGAATAGATATGTATTACTATGTATTCATTTCAAACAGCATTTGATGATTATATAAAAAATAAAACTATACATGACTATGACACAATAGAAGGAAATCTTAGGTTTGTAAAAAATAGACACAATGATATTATTATAGATGTGATTTATATAAAGGAATGCTTCAGAAGGAGAGGATTATTAAAAAAATTTTTGTGTTATATCGTTGATCATGTTGATGTAATAAGAAATGAAAAGTTTATGATAGTATCTGTATTATCAAAAATATTATATGATTATTTATTAAGATTCGAATACAATGGATGGAAATTTAAACTTATTTACGATGGATTTTTATTAACTAAAATAAAATAATTTCTATGTTTTTCTTTTTTTGTTTATATGATTATCATTATAAAACTCAATATTTTCTGAAATATTTACCGAATCATCCACTATGCATTTATGCCATTTGTTAATTTTATTTTGTTTATCGTCAATTTCAAAATAATCTGGGACAATCAAATCACTTTGGCAATATGGACAAATGCCGGTAGAATTAGAATATATATATAATATAATTTGTGTAGATAAAAAGGTTTCTTTACATTGCAAACACACACAACTTTTCGATAATTCAATTTGTTTTTTGTTATTTGTGACAAAATTTGAATACTCGTGATAAACTGAAGTCATTTTTGATTTGTTTTTTATATTTGAACAAAGCATAAAATATAAAAGATTTTTTCAATTTTTATTTTGAAATTACTGTATTACACAATCTTTATTTTTTTGTTGAAGTGTTTGAAGTTCACGTTGTTTTTCTAAAAATAAATATTTTTTTACTTGCACTAGCTCGTTTTCGAGGTTAATTATTTTTTGCTCTAACTTTTGAACTCTATCATTTTCTACGTCTCCCATTAGAAGCAAACCTTGTTCTGTTTGATGAGATTTATTTAATGGAGTATTCATATTAAAAGTAAAAATTTCTTTTGTATCAATGTCTTTTAAAGTAAATGAAGTTACGTTTGTTAATCCTTCTGCAATAAAATTATTTTCAATATCAGTGCAACATTTTTTTGCACATTGCATCAACGTGGGAAATTCATATATTTGATTACTTACATAGGGATGAATCAATTGATATCTTTTATCCATTATAATATCTGTTTAATAAAATAAATACAAAAAAATATTTTTATATCTTAACTTCATATGAGAATTGAATAGAAGTCGGACATATTTGTTCGTAACAAATTGCAAAATCGTTTGTTTCGCTTGGTAAATATAAAGTAGATTTTCTAAATTTGTTTTCGATATTATTGACATTTAGAGTCGTGTTTATTCCATAGTGTTCTTCCAATATATTTTCCCATGATGACTGTAATCTTATCGCAGTGCTGTTTGGTAATCCTGTAAAAGGATTTGTACTTTCTTTATTATCCATAATTAATTAATATGGAAATTTGTATAATTAATAAATAATTTAAATAAAATTCAATTTTTATAACTAAAACTATTATTATGCTACATGTATGCTCATATTATCGATTTAACAATATAAAATAAAAATTGAAAATAAAACAAAGATATAAAAAAACCCATATGAAAAATAACAAATATTAATAATATTATGCCAGATGACAATAACAAATTAGTATTTCAAACTTTAGATTGGGATTTTTTTCATGATGAAGATGTTACTGGTACAAAAAAATTTTATATGAGAATGTTTGGAATGACAAAAGAACAAAAGACGGTATACCTTCAAGTAGAAGATTTTAAACCATATTTTTATTTTGAAATGAAGAAAAATTGGAAGCGTAGTCATATCAGTTCACTTTTAGAAGAAGTAAAGAAGAAAGTAAATTGGCAAGTGACAGAAAAGAATGCGAAAGGTACAGTAGAAGGATTATCAGATTGGAAGATTGAGGAAAAGCACAAATTATATGGATTTACAAATTACAAAAAATTTAATTTTGTAAAACTAATATTCAATGATTATGATTCGATGAGATTATATGCAAAAGTTCTTGGTTTTACTTATAAACTTCCGACTATTGATAGATATCCAATTAAATTAAACTTATACGAATCAAATATTCTACCTCTTCTTCGTTTTATGCATACGAGAGAGTTAGAAGCTACAGGATGGATGTCTGTACAAAAAAGTAAATTAGAAGAATTTGATGAAAATGATGTGCAACCTACATGTTGTAATTTAAATTATAAAACACGTTGGCAAAATGTAGACAAGGTGGAAGACAGACTTATTGAGAAGTTTGTTATATGTTCGTTCGATATTGAATGTAAAAGTATTGATGGATCATTTCCTCAATTCGCTCGTGATGGAGATAAAATTATTCAAATTGGTCTAACCCTATCGAGGTTTGGAGAAGACGAATGTTATTACAAGCACTTGTTATCATTAAAAAAAACTGCGGATATTCCTGGTGCCACTGTTGAATCGTTCGAATCTGAAGAAGATTTATTGTTGGCCTTTACAAAATTAATTCGTAAATTAAATCCAGATATCATAACAGGTTATAATATTTTTGGGTTCGATTTTAACTATATGATGGAGAGAGCAAAAAAATTAAAAATATTATCAAAATTTTGTAGACTTTCTCGAGTTACAAATGAACCTTCTGAATGGATTCGTAAAGATCTATCGAGTGCTGCACTAGGAAAGAATATTTTGACATATTACAAAATGACAGGAAGAGTTATTATTGATTTAATGAAAGTTGTTCAACGTGACCACAAATTATCGTCGTATAAATTAGACTACGTAGCATCGTACTTTATTAGAGAAAAGATTTTAAAAATAGAACATTTAGATAATACAAGATTTAAAATATATACTAAAAAAGTAGATGGGTTATACGTAGGACAATATTTGGTCGTGGCATATGAAGAAGGAGCAGTAGAAAATAAATATAACGAAGGTGAAAAATTTCAAGTGGTAGAAATAGGAAAAGATTACATTATCGTAAACGGCAAGATTGACACATCAGAGTTTATGGATAAAGGATTTAAAGTTTTTTGGTGTCAGGCCAAAGATGATTTACCACCTAGTAAAATTTTCGAACTTTGTGATGGAACACCAGAAGATAGAGCAATTGTTGGAAAATATTGTCTTATGGATTGTGCGCTTTGTAATAAATTAGTTGCGAAACTTCAGATAGTAGCAAACAATGCTTCTATGGCAATTGTATGTAATGTGCCATTGTCATATTTGTTTTTGAGAGGACAAGGTGTTAAAATTTTTAGTTTGGTGTCTAAACAATGTAGAGAAGAAAATCATTTATTACCATATCTTGAAAAAAAACAAAAGAAAAAAGAAGATCCTCTAAAAAACAAGTTTAAAGATAAAAAAGAAATAGAAAAAGAAAAAGAAGAGAATGAAAAAGAAAAAAAATGGGAAAATCATATCAACAGGTTAAATTTTAGAGATAAAGATAACCACGCAGATGGTCACGACGAAGAAGATGAAGAGGATGATGGATATGAAGGAGCAATCGTGTTTATACCAGACGCGAAAGTACATTATGAACCTATTCCAGTTTTAGATTATGCAAGTTTGTATCCAAATTCTATGATTTTAAGGAATTTATCACACGAAATGTTTGTAAATGATCCACAATATGACAACTTGCCAGGTTACAGATATCATCAAATTAGTTATAAGAATAATGATGGATCTATAACTACTTGTAGATTTGCAGAAAAGTTAGATGGATCAAAGGGTATTATTCCACGTATCCTTATGGCTCTTTTGGCAGCTCGTAAGAAATACAAGAAAATGATGGAAGAAGAAAAAGATCCATTCACGAAAGAAATTTTAAATTGTTTGCAAAATGCGTATAAAGTAACCGCAAACTCATTATATGGACAAACTGGTGCTTCTACATCAGACATCTGTATGAAAGAAATCGCGGCAAGTACTACTGCTACTGGTAGAGAAGCATTATTATTTTCAAAGTATTTTGTTGAAAATTATTACACAGAATTAATTAATTTGGCTTTAGATGGAGATAAAGAAAAATTTATGAAAAGGGCATATGAATTATATAAATATTATCCAACGTCGTTTACAGTGCCTGATAGAGCTTATGACGAGAAAGAAAAGAAATTATTTGATATTACACATAATATTCATATAAATACTGATATAGACCAAGAAATTCCAGAATCAAAGTTCAAGGCAGATGAAATAGAGTATGATATTGATGTACCGTTTTATAACGGTAAAAAGAAAGAATCTAAGTTTTATGATAGATTTAACGAAATGTTTAAAGTTTGGAAATATGAAACAGTAGATCAATATGTCGAAAAATTTGTAAAAGTATTAAAAGGATTAAAAGTACAAGAAAGAAGAGCATTTTGTACAGATTTACATAAATTGATAGAAAATTCTAAATATGGATTTTATGAAAAGCAAAAACATGTGTTAGAATTGATGGGTTTTGATAAGACTAGTTATATGAATGGGTTTAAAAAAACTATATTAGGTCTCGAAACTGACAAAAGAGAAGAATTCATAAGTATTGTAGATGAAAATGTTAACAATATGGGTTATGTTGGTCGTAGTGAACTTTTTGAAAAATTTTATGAAACGGTGAGAGACGTAATGGGAGGATATTCATGTACACCAAAGATCATATATGGAGATAGCGTGACTGGGGATTCGCCATTGATGTTAAAAGACCAAGACGGAAATATTGTCATAAAGCGAATTGATGAGTTGTGCAATGAATGGGAAAGTTATGATCAATTTAAGAACTCTGATGCCTCAGAATACTTTAGAGAAAAACTAAATGAATTATTAAAACCTAATATCCAGTTATCACGAAGTGAAAATGTACAAGAGGTTATCCCAAATTATTTGACTGATTTTATCGGCGGTAAACAAGGAGGTTATTACTTTGAAGAATTTACAAATGGAGTTAAACAATGTAGAGTAGGATACACAATAAATAAAAAAGAATACCAAAAATCATTTAGCGAAGGAAAATATGGAGAAAATGCAAAACAAATGGCATTAGATTATTTAAATAAGATGAATATAGAACATGGATTAACTAAAAATAATTATAGAATCTTTGTTGACGAGATAACACAAAACAAATGTATAGAAGTTAATTTGGGATACAATAAAGTTATGATTTGTGATATGGATGATCTAGATATAGTTAACAATGATTATTGGAGAGTGACTGATGATGGATACGTGACAAGCAAATCGAAATTTCATCGAGTTGTGCTAGAAAAGATATTAAAGCAAATACCTTTAAAATATCATAAAGTATTTGAAGAATATACAGTAGATCATATTAATGGAAACAGACTTGACAATAGGAAATGTAACTTGCGCTATATGGAACAAAAATATCAAGCACGAAACCTAAAATTATATTCTTCAAATGAGCTTGGATATAACGGAATCACTTATAATTCTCACAAGAAGATGAAGTATACATATCGTGTTAGATATCGTGACGTAAATTCGAAAGAAATTACAGTATATCTTGATAATTTAAATGAAGCAATAGAAATTATAAAAAATAATATAAATGATATAGAAGTTCATTATAAAAATAAAATAAATGAATTGATTGCTACTATCATCGACGAAATAAACAACTCATCAATTGATAAGAAAGTTAAAAAACAACAAGGGATGTCAAATTATAAAATATGGTGTGACGAAAGATGGACTGATATTAAGCGTGTTATTAGACACAAAACAAATAAAAAAATATATAGAGTTTTAACAAAATCATCTTCAGTTGATGTTACAGAGGATCACTCATTGGTAAATGATAAGGGACAATACTTGAAACCTAAAGATTGCGGAACACATACGTTGTTATTACAAAATTTTCCATTGTATTTGGGTCAATTTTTAGATCCTAATTTATACGACAAAGGATCATTTTCGAGTCTTGATAAGACAGAATGCATGAAATATTATACATATCAACGATTAGAAGGATATGAAGTAAATATAGAGTGCGACAAAAATATATTCACATTAACTAGACATAATAATCACGCATTAAATGATAATCAAATTGTCTCAATAACAGAACTAGATGTAAATTTAGACTACGTGTATGACATTGAGACATCAAATGGAAGATTTCAAGCTGGAATTGGAGAAATTATAGTAAAAAACACAGATTCAGTGTTCTTCAAGATGGGAATCACTAATGTAGAAACAGGAGAACTTTTGAAGGACAAAAATGCCCTTAAAATGTGTATAATTATGGGAATTTGGGCGAGCATAATGATTTCGACAATGCTACCATCTCCAATGGCTCAAGCTTATGAGAAAGTCTTATATCCTTTCATAATCCAAGGCAAGAAACGATATGTTGGATTGCTATACGAAAAAAATGTACACGAGTTCAAACAAAAAAGTATGGGTATCGAATTAAAAAGAAGAGATAACGCGCCTATTGTAAAAACGTGTTGCTCAGGAATTATCGATCAAATTCTAAATTACCAAAGTTCAGAAGGAGCATGCGATTTTATTCGAAAAACGTTGCATAAGATTATAACGGGAAAATATAAAATGGACAAATTTATTATTACAAAAACATTAAAAGGGAATGCATTGACATCAATAATACCAATAGATGAAAAGGGAAAAAAGGGTAAATCTGAGAGACAAATAGAAGACGAAAAAGATCCTGAAGATAGATCATATAAAGATCGCTCGACGATTGTACATGCGGTCTTGGCAGATAGAATGGCAGATAGAGATCCAGGAAACAAACCGATGTCAAATGATCGTATTCCATATATGTATATAGAAGTTGAAGGAGAACCGGAGCTACAAGGTGATAGGGTAGAAGCACCGGAATATATTATTGAACACAAGTTAAAAGTAGATTATTTGTTTTACATAACGAATCAAATTATGAAACCATGTTTAAAATTTTTAGAATTAATAGCTGAAAATCCAGAAGATATATTCAAAGAATTCATAATAAAAGAACAAAATAGAAAAGCAGAAACAATGCCAATAGGTTATTACATTAAACCTGTTGAACGTGATGTGACGATTGATCCTGATGTTGATTTTGGCTTTGTTGATTTTGGGGACTCTGAGGAGTCAGAAAATAAAAAGACAAAATCAAAAACAAAAAAAATAAAAGAATCGAAATTATCAGCATTTAATGATCAATGTATGTTCGGTAATTTAGAAGATTTGATGCAAAGCGATATGTCTATAAACAAAGAAAAAAAACCAACTAAAAAAGGATCAAAAAAGGGTTCTAACAAATTTACAAATGAAACTAATTTGGCAGATTTGTTAAATGAATTTTAATTTATAATTCATATTTTAACTCTTTCAAAAAGTTGAAAATATGAATTAATCATAATTACATTAATGCTCATAGTATACAAGACAAACGTGTACTACAATAGTACTATTATGAACGTACAGTACTTTAGCGAACCACTAACTAAAGAAGTTAGGCAATTAGGTAAAGGTAGTTATGGAAAAGTTCATTTAGATGATAATGGACGTGCAATAAAATTATTTCGAAAAGATGATATTTCTTTATGCTCTTCATGTAGAGATAGGGGGAAAATAGGATGTCATGAATGTAGTGAATATGATAAAATACAATTAAATATATTTGATAGTTCATTTTTTGGAGAAGTTTCGACAATGCTGACGTTGTCTGAATGCGAAAGTGTTCCGCGAATTTCAGAAATTTATTTTGGTACAAAAGCAGGATTTGCAATACCACATTATGATTGTTGTTTGAATGATCTTATGAAAGACAAAACGACATGGCAACTTTCTCATGAAATAATTAAATATATTATAACTCAATTAATAATAACACTTGCCACTGCTCAGCAATATTTGATATTGCATAGAGATATTAAACCACAGAACATAATGTTAAATAAAGATTGTAAAACATTTGTCATTGATTGGGGATTATCTGCTTCTATTTATAACGAGCATATAAGACATGCTGAAAAGGAAGTGCAAACAATATGGTATCGTTCTTTCGAACATTTGCTAAATGAATCGTCTGAAGTTAATAATAATACAATAGACATATGGAGTGTTGGTATAATAATGATGGAAATGTTACGGAGAGAAACTGGCCTGGTTGCAGGAGATAAACCTAGCATTGTTATACAAAAGATAATTTATTATTTCGGTTTTCCAACTGAAAACGAAAAAATGATGAAAAAATTAGGAAATTATAAAAATGTACAATTGCGTAAGAACAGTATTTTTACTTCATGTAAAGAAGAATATGGGTTATCGGATAATGGAATTGATCTTTTAAGGAGAATGTTAGACACGAATCCTCGGACACGTATAACACCATTTGAAGCATTGAATCATTCATATGTAAGCGAATGTATAAATATTCGTATACCTAATTATGTCCCTATTTCACCAATTGTAAAGTTATCTGGTTTGGGATCATATTATCCGTCTGTAGTTTCGCAAGAGTATATTGAGATCAGGCATTTGTATGTCAATGCGTATAATACAATTTGCAGAACATTTCGTAGACTTGACATAACTGAACTTGTATTAATGTTAATGTATACAGACGCGTTATCGAGCAATATTATTATTAATATATCAAACGATATTGAATTAATAATAATAGCAATTTCCCAAATTATAGGATGCTTGTCGATAGATGATCCTCTTGACGCACAGAATTATTTAGATACTTTTGTGAGTATTGGATATAATTACAAAAAATGTTGTGATCCGTTATTAAAAATAAAAATTCACGAATTAATAGGAATTATTTTACACCAACTAAAATTTCCTCTTGCGCGATGTTCGTATGTAACATTAGGTTATTATGTTAAAAATATTTCGAATACGTTGTATAAACTTTATCTAAAATTTTGTGAACATATAGCATTAAAATACTGTGTTTATAAATATTCAAATGAAGATATATGTGTATCAATACTTACAAAAATGAAAACTTATTTGTGTGATAATCATATTATATCAGAAAAGCTAAATACAATATGCGAAAAGATTAACTTTCAAAACACTAAAACTTTTGAAATTGTCAGTACCCAAGAAATACAAAATTTTCAAATTAATGATGTCTTATTTAGTTTATCATAGATCTATTTTTAATATGTTTATAATATTCAGAATTGTCATCAGATCCATAAAATGTATCATGATCAGAATAAATATATTTTTTTGTTAAAGTGTGTTCTTCTGTACTACCTCCAGATAATTCATCATCATCTGTAGTTTCTACATATTCGCTATTATGTCTTTTTTGTTTATGATGTTTTTTCTTTCTATCACTTTTGCTACTTGAAGAATCTTTAGATCTTGCTAATTCGTCTCCATCAGAATTTTCGTCATAATCTTCGTCTTCATTATCTTCTTCTTCATCTTCTTCATCATCTTCAGTTTCTTCATCTTCACCTTCATCATCAGAATTAATATCATCTTCGGATTCTTCAATTTCTTCATCTTCAGATTCTTCGTCTTTATCTGATTTTTTACCTCCGATCAAAGCCTTGAAATAAGTTGGTTTACGAACAATATTTGGTTCAGATGGCATATCATTACAACCACATCCTCCAGATTGATGTGTAGGAATGGTGCAAGCTCCTCCAGCTTGTTCAGAATGAGAAGTTGGAGAGTAAATAGTAGGTGGTTTTTGAGGCTCCCCAGTACAACCACAACCTCCGATTTGATCAGAATGAGAAGTTGGAGAAAATGTTCCGTTAAAATCCACTGGTTGTGCTGAAGTTGGTGACAAATTGATATTTTGTGCGTCAGTATGTAACAAATTTCCTCCAGTTTGATGTTGTTTTAAAATATCTCTTAGAATTTGAAAATCATTTTCATCAATAGAACTCAATTCCATTGTTTTATCAGTTCCTCCAACCAAATTATGTTGTTCTGGTACTTTTCCTGTTTGTACTAAACGTAAATATCGTGCACGACGCGGTTTGATACTTACATGATCTAAATTACCACCATCTTGATCCCTTAATGAATCTAAATCTAGATCAGACGAATTAGAAAAATTAATAGTTTCAGTAAAATTACTTTTCTTTGAATTTACGACCAATGATTCTATTTTATTTTGAAGATCATTAAAATTATTAGTGTAACCCGCTCCACGCTGATTAGATTGTTGACTAGTTTGATTACCCATTTATTTTAGATATAACATTGTGCAAGAAAATAATTATACTATGTAAAAATATTAAAATAAAACCCAATATTATATTTGATCAAATGAATTCAAAAATAAATTTTAAAATATTTATAATTATTCTGTTGATGTTATGTGTAATGATATTTGTTTACTTCAAGTTTAACTATAAAGACATGACATATGTAATATCTAACATTGATAATCAGCCATATTTAGTAAGAAATAATCCAGATAAACAAATGGCGGCTAATACTCTCGCAAAATTAAGACAAAATTTTATTAAATTATCAGATCATTTATTTTTACGTAGGGAAGACAAAGAACTTGCAGATTATACACAATATATAAACAGATTACATGAACGTGTGCACAATATAATTATTGTAGAAAGTACTCAAGATAGTATTTATACTAGTTATAGCATAAACAAAGGAGAACAAATAGTATTTTGTTTGAGATCAAGAAAATTATTAAATCAATTACATGATATTAATTTAATGATGTACGTATGTTTACATGAAATATCTCATGTTGCAAGTCCATCATACGAGCCAGAACATGGAAATCATGGACCAATATTTAAAAAAGTATTTAGTTTTATATTGGATCAAGCGGAAAAAATAAATATTTATAAAAAAATAAATTTTAGGGAAAAATCAGAAGAATATTGTGGCTTAATAATTTCAGATTCTGTCTAAAAAACAAGTTTATTCTATTTTTGTTTTTACAATTCGTTATAAAAACATATTAAACAATTTTTAAAACAATAATTTCTTGCATGTATTTATATCAAACAATGAATGACCCAGTTAAAATAATATGGAAATACAAAAATGATAATCGTCGTGTACAATATAACACCTATATTTTTGTGGGAAATCAAGTTCCGCATGATATACAAAAAAGTTTAGATAAGATTATAAATTTGAATTTTTATGATGCATTGATAAGTTTGAATAAAACTGAACATAAAAAATTAGAAGATTTTTATGGTAACGAATGGTATAATAAATTTTATAATACTTATCATGTTCATCACTCGATTCAACTTATCAAGGAATCTAATACACAAAAGAAAGAATTGATAGATAAATTTGGTGAGAAATGGTATGAAAAACATATCTCTACTAAACAATTAATTGATAAGAAAATTTTATATAGTTACGAATCATTGATTAAAGACGAACGTTTAAGAAAAATCGTTAAAAAAGGTAGAAATATTGCTGTTGTGGAATCCGATGATGGACAAACAGACTTTACAATGCAAAAAAAAATAGATGTAAACAAATTATTTTCAAAGCATGATCAAAAACGAGGAGAGCTATTAGAAAATATCGCAAGAGATTTATCGGTTGACGATTCTACTATTGATATGTCTACAAACTTAACAACTGATGTTGAGGATGAAAGTAATTTACAAATAGGAGGATATAGTTTTTGCAAAGAGTGTGGATGTATGCACACCAACATGATCAACCATGGAGAAATAGAAGAATATGAATTTAAAATGAATTATGATGAAACACAAGTGGGAGGAGATGAAGATGATGATATTCCAGATGATGATTTACTAGAACCAGAAGGTCTTGAATATGATGATATTCAGGAAGCTATAGAAGGAGAAAAGTCAGATGACGACGAAAATGAGAGCGATGATGAATTATCTGAATCAACTAACAATCCGTTCGCTGGAGATGATTATATGTCAGAAGAAGAAATGGATATTGATGAAATTGAAAAAATGTATAAAGAAAGTGATGTTAATCCAGATGACGATGTAAATGTAACTTCTCAACTTATTAAAAAAGCGTTAAATGACGAAAATTTATTTGAAAAAAAATTAAAGACAATGATAGAATTCGATCAATCGAAAGATACAAATATTTATGATGAACATCTACGTGATGTGTTCCGTAAAACATATGTAAGAACACAATATATTTTCAAAGATGACACAATAAAAGATATTAGAAATAAAATATGTTGCGGAATAAAATTAAACAGTAAATTTGGAGAATTGTATTTAGCACCTTCAAGACAATATTTTTGGTCAGAATATTGGTATGAAAACACAATCAAAAAAATTATGATAGGTCAAAAATGGATGAGAAAAAATGAACTTTTACAAATTGATATAGAACCTGACAACAATTTTAGAAAATATGAAGAACTTAGAAATCAATTAAAACAACTGCGTGAGAGTATGCGTAGATACAACAATAAAATTAGAAATGAAGATGATAACAATGACATTTTATATGATTATGGTGATTATATTACATCTAATGAAATATATATGATAGATGTATATAATGAATTAGGACTTGGATATCAAGCAAACGTCGAAACGTTAAAAAATATTCAAGATGTATATCTAAAAATATATTTTCCTAAAATTAAATCTGAAGATGTCAAATCAATAATAGACTTATTAAATGGAAATCCTAAAGTAGAACTTTCTAAAGTAGCAATAACTTTCGACACGATAAATAATGATGTTACAATAGAAAACGAAATAACTGGAACAGTAGAAGAAGTAAAAATGAAAAATGATTATAAACATATATTTAAGGAAAATTTTATAACACAATCAGTAATTCACCTAAATCTTAGAATATCGGACGGAAAATTAAATTTATATAGAATTTTTAATGAATTTACTGTAGATGAAACATATCCATTTGTACAATATCAGACAGCGGACGGTAATATCATATATAAGTCTTCGGAAAAAGAAATGGAAAGTTATATAAAGTCAAAAGAAGATAAAAATGTATTAGTAAAATGGTATGAAAATGCTCCATATGGTATTAGTTTTAAAGTAAAAGTACATGATAAAACAGGAATCAAATTTATGGCAATAGGATTGAATGATAATGGACGAATTGAATATAAAACACAATGGAAGGAAGAAGATATGGCAACAATAGACGACATTAAAAATACATACCAATATGTAAAAGACTTGATTAAAAAGATAAATGAAGAAAAAAACAAGGTAAAAATAGACATGCCATATGATACAGAATTCAAATTTGCTTTTATTAATACAATTCAAAAATTTGTATTGCCAAATAATTATATTATTAATCATAATGATTTATCAAATTTTTCACGATATTTTTATCCGTATGTTGCGTTAGTAATAGAACCACGAAAGAGACAAGCAAAAGTCCCAAAACATAGTGACAAAAGTAAATTTGGTACATATTTGAGATATAAACGAGTATCCAAATATGAAAATCAAGCAAGAATAGAACAAAGAATTATGTATTTTATCCGTAATTTTGAATTTACAGAAAAAGCGTTAGCAAACGAAATTAGTAAACAATTTAATATTACAGAGGAAAAGGCACTAGAAGAATATGAAAGAGTAAAACAACGATATCCAAATTTAAAAAAATCAAGAAAAGTTTTAAAAAAATTAGAAAATATTCCAAAATACAAACCCCCTGGCATTGGCATTGATATACAAGGAAAACAACCAGAAAAGTACAAAATAAGAATCTCAGGAGCACGCGACAGAGACCAATTAGACAGAATTATTAATTTTATGAATATTTTAATTTATTTGTATGTTGAAACATATCATTTTAAAAATCCAGAAAAACAAATACTACGAAAAAAATTAGAACAACTAAAAAATATTGCTACTCGAAGAAGTAAAGTAGATGATATCGTTAATTATTCAAAAGAAATAAAAAATGTTAAAGCAATGACACAATTAGATAAAAGAAGAATTGGATTTAAACCTGAACAAGGACAAAATCAGTGGACTCGTTCATGTCAAAATAGTGGAAATGATAAAAAGAGAAGACCACAACAATATTCATCAACAAACATGGATGAATTAATAAAACAAGGTTATTTCCTAAACAAAAAAACTGGTAATTATGAAAAGAGAGTCATATTAAAGGGAAAAGGAGGAAAAAAAACAGAAGTTATAATTAAAACTGTAAAACTTTCTGAATTTGATGAAAATGGTAATTTGACAGGGAATGAAATACATTACGGTTGTGATCCAGTTGAAAATGGCGATCATTTCTATATAGGATTTTTGACGCGTAGTACAAATCCGAATGGACATTGTATGCCTTGTTGTTTTAAGAAAGACCCAATGGTATCAAAAAATAAGGATAAGAAAGAGTTTTTTGACAAATGTTTAACTCAAACGGCAAATGAAACCACTGTTGACAATAGAAAAGTAATGGGAGATAAATTATATATTTTACAAGACACTAATAAAATACAGGAAGGTAGATTGGCATCCCTTCCAACATACTTAGAAATTTATTTTAATTATGCATTGGGTAAACAGAAAAAAATAAAAAATCATTATTTACAAAGTTCAGACACTGGATACTTTTTCAAATATGGATCAAAACAAGATGAATATCAATTTATAAATGCAATATGTTCTATTTTCGATTTATCTATCGAAGATCTTAAGGATAAAATAATATCATTTTTGGAAAAAGATAAAAGTAATCAAGTTTTTACATCATTAAATTGTGGAGACATAAAAACCCAATTCAAAACAAGAGAGGAATATATATCAAAAATTAAAAATGATGAAATATTAAATTATGACATGTTGAATAACATTATATCTATTCCTAAAGTTTTAACAAAAGATGGCGTAAACTTAATTATTTTTCAAAAAAAGAACATTATTATCAAACGTGTTTTTGAAAAAGAAAAAATAAGAGAAGATTTCGTTCTATCCTGTCAAGATCCGGAAGATGTAATCGGTTTAAAATGTCAAAAAGATTGTGTTTTTTTAATAAAAGAAAACAAAAATTATTATCCAATTATTATGGCTATAAAAGAAGATGATGGATCTAAAATGATTAATGTCGTAAAAGTATTTAAATATGAAGATAAGAAAACAAACATTGTTAATCACATCAGCGATTTTTACGAAAAAAATTGTTCAAGTGGATTTGTCGACATCATAGTTCATGAAAACCAATCTCCAACTGCAAAAGAATTACGTAAATTATTGGGAGACAAAATAAAACATCAATTTGTGGACATTAGAAATAAATGTAAATATGTTATATTGCAAAATGAATTAATAGTATCTGTAAGACCATCTGGATCTTTACATGACATCCCTATAGTAAAATCAATAGACAAATTCATAAAGAGCTTCAAAGAAACATGGAAACTTTTAGTAGAACTTCAAAAAATAACGCATGTCGAACCAATCGGAGTATATTATGATAATTTTACTAAAACAAATGTAAGAGTAAATGCAATTATGACAACGACACAAGATTTAATTCCAGTTATACCAGAAGACATGAAAATTGCTGAGTTAGAAAAAGATGGATTGCTTTATGAAAACAAACCATTAACAGATAAAGTCGACACAGAAATTCTAAAAGGAAAATCAAATTTTGTTACTGATGATAGAATCACACAAGTCATACTAGATCAATACAAAATAGAAAGTTACGAACTATTTAGATTAGAATTTAGTGAATACATAAATTCACAAGAAAATATACCATTAAAAGCAAAAATAGAAACAATAATAACAAATGAGGATTTAAAAAAACAAGATAAAGTGGAAAAACTTAAATTATTAATTTTTAGGGTCGTAGATAAAGATTTATATCACACTTTCAAAAATTTATTAACAAAGAAATTTGGTAACATAGATGATGAAATTTCTGATCAAGAAGTACAAGATGTACAAGAAGGAGGAAAATACGATAGATTACTAATTTTAAGTAAAAATTTACCTGATTTAAAAAATTATAAAGTCAACAATGACAGATCTATTTGTAAAGCAAATGACAACAAAGAAAAATGCAACAAAAATCCACATTGTAGATGGACACAAAATGGTTGTTATATGTCATTAACACAAGAATTAATAATATCTTTTGTAAATAAAATTAGCGATGAACTATCACAAAATGAATTAAAAGCATTAGAAATATTACAAGTAGAAGGATATTTTGTTTCTGACATTGTGGACACTAATAAATTTACAGAAAGACCAGGACAAAAAATAGTTAAAAGTACAAGCAGTACAATAAAGAAAGTATTAAACGATATTTTTGGGGCTGACACTGGCAGTGTGAAAATAGGACGTAGAAAAACGTTGAAATCAATGGAGGTTAACTACCAACAATTAAATGCAAATAACCCCATGGTAGACTTAAAAACATTTTATACTCAACGTGTTTTAGAAAATAATTTGTCTTTATTTAGAGCATATGTAAATGGTTACTACTGGTTAAGAAAAAAATATAACGATATCGAAGGAAGAAATATTGGATATTATAGCCCTCCTCAAACAGATTTAGCAAATTATTATCGTAGTATGGTTATAGATTGGTTAAATGACACACAAAACGAAAAAACGATACAAAAACATTTAATAGAATTTATGGACGTCAAAAAGAATACAAAAAATCCAATTAAATCGTTTATATTAAAATTAGCAAAAGATATTAATGTGTTGTCAAATGGTGTGACTGAACTTTATGTGTTAAGCAAACTAAACAAAATTCCTATCGTTGTATATGATGATTATAACCACCCTATTTATATTTTTGTAAAAGGATTGGTTTATAATTCATTTGTAGATAAATCAATACCAAATGAATATGTTAAATACACGAAAGCAGAAGCAAAAAATTCTATTAATTTAAGATTTTTATTTGTGACAAATAACAAAATCCCGGACGAAGTTGAGGTCATATATTTTAAAGATTAAATAATAAAAATATTTTTATTAACATGTATGATATGTTATGATGTTTCAAACATTATATTTTTTATTCCTCACAAATAAAAAATATCTTTAAATAATAATATAGAAATGTCGAGTCAAAAAGTTGTTGATAAACACAAGTTAGTTAGAGATTTAGTATCAATGCAATTACCAAATGTTGCTCCTCATCGTAGATTACTTCATAAAGATTTACGAAGAATCGCAAAATATATTAATTGCTCAATTGCTTCCGAGGACGAATGTTGTATATGGAATGGATATGTAACAAATACAAAAAACTCTCGAGGATCATATATTAATTTTTTCTTCAGAAATAAAAAAGTAGCTTTTCATAGATTAATTTATGAAAACTTTAAAGGACCTATTGACAACAATCATTATATAAAATTTACATGTGAAAGAGATGAATCAGAAGGGACATGTTGTAATATTAATCATATGATAAAATACAAATATAACACAAAATATTGTGGAGATTGTACTCAACCTGATCAAACTGCAGAAGAAAGTAATGGCAATATAAAAAAAACAAACTCAAAGAAAAAATGCAATTCTGTCCAAGACAATCTCGCTGATAAAATAACTTTAACTTTTGATTAAATTCTTTAGTTTTAGAGTTTCAAAATGTTTAATATTTAACATATATCCATCTCCAGTCACAGACGGATGTAGCTTTTTACTATATTTAAAAGCTTTTCCAAAAACATTTGACCAAAAAGGATGATTCGTTGATGTAACTGCCCAAACATATTCATTTTTACTTAATTTCATATGTTCTATAGTTTTTGTCAATATTTGTTTTCCGAGTCCTTTATTTTTGTATTTTTCTTTAATAAAAAACAATCCTATTTGACCTGTTCCAATTCTATAGTGAATATATCCTATAGATTTTGCACAAATTTCTTCAGCGCCATATCTGTCCTTTATTTTTTCGATATTGATTTTTTCAATATTATTGTCATTTTTTTCAAAATAACATTTCCAAATACTTCCACGTGGAATTTTATTCCAATTATCATCTAATATTATTGTTATTTCATGAAAATCTGACAAATTTAATTTTTCATTAAATACAAATAGTTTCAAGTTGGTGTATATTTTGGACAACATATAGTTTTTGTCCAGATATTAATTTTAAAAACTTTAAAATGGTATTTTTTCAAATTTTATTTTTTTGTCTAGCAAAAACATATAATGACCGCATATTATTCCTTTTTGTCTAGCAAAAACATATAATGACCGCATATTATTCCTTTTTGTCTAGCAAAAACATATAATATGCGGTATACACTTCATCAAGAATTTCTCCAATGTGTAGATATCCATCTACATCTGGTGTTTTATTGATATAATTGTAATGTTTATAAATTAATTTATTTTTTGATATATATGATGCAATACTAATATGGATATCTAATTGAATTTTATTTGATATTCTGAATCGAGATGTTATTAATTCAGTTTTTAAAAATCCCACTTTTGGATCTAATACTGCTCCATAATTCCATATTTTACGTGCGATATTTGTGTTGTTTTTTTGAAACATCGGTATAGCCCATGACCATGCCCATATATTTGTTTCGGAGGTGTATAATCCAATAATTTCATATCGCGATCTAAAAAATTCTTTTTTATCCTGATCAAAAAAAACTATAACGTTGTGGTCCATATCTGTTTCTGCCTTTATAAATTTTATATATTGAGCATTTTTTAAGATCTCTTTATGACTGTCGTCATTTTGGTCGTAGTATTCTAATGCATTTCTAACTAATGATATACTATCCATTATATTATTAGGTTTAACAAAAAAATTATTATTAAAACCTAATAATGTAATGGATAGTATTATATTATTAGTTTTAAATAATGGTTTAACAAAAAATTATAATTATTATTCTATGACAGGTTTCGTGTCTCTTCTACTTTCCATAATATCTTTAATAGATAACGCTGTTTTAAGTTGTGCAAATGCTCTTGTTTTATCTGTTGTTTTCTCTTTTTCTTTATCTTCCTTTTTAATTTTATAGATAGGCGGAAAACATCCAGTTGGTGTATTTTTAAACATATCTTTTTTATTTTTTAAGTCGCCTCCAGCTTGCACGATCATCGCATCACGAAAATGATTTCTCGTTGGAGTAGATGGACTACTAAATTCACTTAATTCGTGATTTCTAGATATTATATCCAAATAATGGTTCATTTATTGTTATATATCAATAAATGAGAAATATTATTTTGACTGCAGTTCGTTTTAGACACACGTTAAATTAGAATACAAACGGAGTGTACCGAAATCCGAGATCACGGTCGAGCTTAATAGTATATGTTTTTCCTAACTCGGAGATAGTCACAGTATCGCCGTCATTTAATTCTTTATGTAAATCTTTCAAATCAAATTTCAATGCACTTTCGTCTTTGTTTTCCGTTACATAGTAATCATAATAATTGGAACTTGGATATGTTTGTCTCCCCATTATAATCATAAATTTAAATTTATCATCATTTGGCGCAGATTGATCATTTAATAATCCCATTTTTTTGAATGCAGTTGGATATCCTCTTGTGGCAATTGGAGGAAATCCACCTACCAAGCCCGGTGGAAATGACAAATCATAATCGCTTCTTTTATATGGAGGGACTAAAGGATCATTAAATGTTCTGTAATCATATTCGCGCGCTGGAGAAGTTGGTGGAACTTGTGATATTTCATCTTGTTGTACATTTACTACAATGGGATTTATTTTTGCGTTTGAGCAAGATGGACATTGTTTTGATTCTGACGTAATTGAGCAATTACATGCAGGACAATTCTTATTATCAGAATAAAACATTTGGTAAATTATTAAACCAGTAATAACAAGTAATATTAATATTATTGCCATTCCGCCAATATCGTCTTTCATTTATTTATAAACTATGTGTAGAAAAATATTATTTATGACTATTATTATAATAATATGAGAAGCGATCAAATTTGTAGCATATCTTTAGGAATAATAATGGCAGTAATAATATTTATATTTTTTAACAAAAACAAATATCAACAACAATATCACGGTCCGAATTCAAATGACTTTAAAACAAAAATTTTCGAATTAGATGGAAATTGTTATGTTTTTAAGCCAAAAATGTATTTGTGTCCCAATTGATTATAGAAGGTAAAATATAAAGTATATTTTTTCACTCCAGTAAATATATACTTAATGGCAAGTGGGAATGATATAGTATTACCAGAAATTTTGTTATACGGACAACATCACGATGAATATAACAAAAGATCTATAACTGACAATGTTAATGATTTGTCATATTTATGCCAAGATCCATCATTTAAACAAATTATGATAAAATTTTTAGGTCAAGATAGTTTTACACAATTTCAAAATTTTTTTAAAATAGGGAACACAATAATAAAAAATATTGCTCCTGGAACATCAATAGATAAATCTAAATTATCACAAAAATATATAGTTCTACTAAAAGGATCAGATCTTTTAATTAAAAATGATTCAAATTATATAGTGGTTATTGGCACAGACATTAAACAATCTACTGAAGTTGACAAAATGATAAGATTGTTTAATGGAACAAAAACATATGCCGAAATTCCCCCTTATAAACTTGGTTTTCCAATTGAAGACATTTATAAATACATAATAAAAGAAATGTGCCAAATTGATATCAAAACATTTGAATATACTATGATATTTTATCAAGCACAAAAAGATTTGAACAATATGATAAGTGGAAATTGTGTTCCAAACGGAATTGTATTGGAAATATTGTTGGATAGATTAAGATCAATATATATAGAATATAAAGAACCTCAATTTGCAAATTCTAATATTGAGTTGAAAGAATTATGGCTTGGTATTATTGAACGATATTATTCGTCGCCTAATTTAGAAATTCCAGAAAATTTAGACATTAACTTACAAGCACAACAAAATGAAACAGTGAGTTTTAATTATAAATATGATATCGAGTCATTAGATAATGAATTAAAAAGAGTAAATGATTTGTCTATCAACATTGTCAAATTAAGACAAGTTTTTGAACAAGAAATAAATGATGTTAATTGTAAAAAATATTGTGAAGCACAAATAAATTTATTGGTTGCGGGATCTAATTTGTTATTAAAATTTAAAGAAAACAATATTAATTATTGGACGCTTTTAACAAAAGTAGCGAAAATTCCAATTAGATTATATGAAACAATGTTTTACACTTCTAACCCAGAATTATGTATGACAAGAGAACTTGTGCAAACTTTGGCACAAAATTTTGGCAATTGGGTAAATTCAATAGCATCTTCTTCGGTAGTTCATATATATAAATATGCATATTATTTGCTCCTGTATAAGTTGTTTGAATGTAATGGATTATTACAAGGAAGTGATATTTCAATGCAAGAAAACAAAATGTTAGAAGAATTTGTAACTGATTGCAATCTTACTCAAATTCATGACACATCCATGATAGATGATATTGATATTATAAAAGGAGCAATAATTAAATTGAGACCAATGTGGTTCTCAAACACTGAACAATATACAACATTATTAGAAAAATTATATAATCTTATTAAAACAGATAATGAAATTAATGCAGAAAAACCAGTTCCGACCGAAATAATGTTTAAACAATTCTTTTTGTCGGATGTCGAATGTTATAATAAATCAGAACATACTTTAACACAAGTTGGTTGTTCAACTGACAACCTAAAAAGTGGAAGTATTACTAGCAAGTTTAATGAGATTGATCCAGATTCAAAAGAAGTTATAGTTACACGAGATGTTAGATTTGCTAGAATTTCGATTGATGTAAACAAGCATAAAATAATGGCTGATCAATCTTGTTCCACATTTTATTTTCCTAATTTAGAAACTAAAGATTTTAACTCATCTACATGTTATGCAATTTTGCTTCAAGTAATAAATACATGCAGATTAAATAAAATAACACAAAATAATTATCCACATGGACTCGCAGGAGATTGCGTATTAAGACCTGTGAAGGGACAGTTTAATTTGAGTGATGAATATTTGATGTACACTACTGAAATCGTAATTTATGAAAAGCCTCCTGTTGATTATGTAGATACAAGCATAAATATTTCTGGAATTACAACATTAAGTGAAAATGACGATTCTATTTATAATTTTATAAAATATTTACAAACTGATGAACAAGATTATTTGAAATATGTATCATGTTTTATAAAGTATGGTCATTCGTTAGGGTTTCCAGAAATAAAAAGATCATATGAACGTATTTTAAAATATAGTGAAGAAAGACAGACATTGTTAAACTATGATAGATCATTTACACATAATTCATTATTTACTGAAAGTGATCAATTGAATACGATTTACAGACTAATGGAAAATGAAGAAAATTTTATTGAAGTTGTTAAAAATAAATTACAAAGAGGAATGCTTGACAAACTTTCATATAACATTGTACTTTTTATAGGCTTATCATTAGTGAAGGATAACGCAAGTATAATGCAATTGGTTACTCCACAAAAAATATTTACACTTGAAGAACTAGAAAAGTTACAAAAAGAAGAAAATGGTATATCTCCTCATAATTTACTTTGCGTCATTTCAAATGCTATTAAATATTATGCAATATCAGACGACAATGCAAAACTAAGGGAATATTTTGTGTATTTAAACAACATTATTGACAAAAAGCATGAAACATATCAATATTCAAAACCAAAATTGGAAAAAATTGTTCAAAATTATTCTGTTTTAGAAAAAGTACATTATTTGCGTTACCCTCTTTATGAGTTCAGATCAGATTATGATGTAAATAAAATACCAAAAGGTGGAAAAGCAAATAAAACAGTGGGTAAAAAAACAAGTAGAAAACCAGAAAACACAATAAAACCTAGTAGATATAGATATGGTGATCTTGTAAAAAATGCAAGGCCTACTACAACAGATCTTACTACATTACTAAAATATTTATTTGATTTACCAGTTGAATTTAATGATGAAAATTTAGATATGGTTGGATTTGATTACAGGTCTTTTTATATCGAGCCAGCATGGAAATTTTTAGATATGGATAAATATGACCCAAAAGAAAATAAAAAGGAACAAGTCGAACAACAAGATCCCACTGAATATTATGAACATAATTATGAATATACAGGAGAAGATGATGAAGAAGAACAAGTAGGTGGAAAAGGAGAAGAAGAAAGAAAACCTACCGGAAATTCGTTCAGAGGACAAGGTATTGGAGATAAAGGAAATTGGCGCGGTCAAGGTACAAACACGGGATTTAAAAGTGAGATATCTAGAAGTGCTCCAAGTAGACAAACATGTGGAACTACGATTAATAAAACTGACTTTTATACAGATAAAGTTAGAGATCAAGAAACATTGTTAGCAATTTTGACAAGTATTCGCGACAATTATGAGTTTAGAAAAAAAGGTCAATATGATGATATGGTTACAAAATTTGTACAAAATAGAGCTGAAAAATTTTCTGTAGTTGTGGATCCATCAGTTGCAAGAAATAAGTTTGGCATATTATTGGAATTTGGTATAGACACTTCTAGAAATACTCTGTTAGACTCTGAATCAACTAAAAATTTATGTCTCAAAGATTATCTATTTACTTTAAAATTCAAAATAGACTTTATGTTTGATAATTATTCTCAATTAAAAAAACCTGCGTTACGAGTTGAAGCTCCAGTAGCAGTATCTGCACCACAACAACGTGTTGAAACACGCGAATCATCAAATTTGAGTTTTGATCCGAATATATGCGCATTATTTAGAATGATCGACGAAAGAAAATTCAACAATAACGTATTACTAACTGGATTTGCACAAAGTTTTATTAGTACACCAGAAATACAACCAAAACCTGCACAAGAAGAAGTAAAAGAAAAATTTAGAGTATTACATCACAATTATGTCAACGAAAATCGCGAGTTTATTAGTAGTTTAACACAAGCGGAATATGGAAAATATTTGAGTGGATTAGTAAGCATTTTTCAATCAAAAATAGCTAAAGGTGAAATTAAATGGGTAAAACTCATGGGTAGAGCTCCAAGTATATTTTATTATTATCCTAAATCTGAGTTGAAGAAACCAATAAGAATTTTAGAAAATATAGATTATCCAATAAACACAATAAATAATTTAATATCAAACAATGAACGATTATTACAATTGACGAGAGATATGGGAGAAACAAAATATAATGAAGACTTTCATCGTTTCACCGAAAAATTAACTAATCCTGAATTCAGAACTAAATTTCCACAATTGGCGTTAGTAGCTCCAGTAGAATATATACACCAAGAATTTTTTGGAAATCATGATCATGAACTACCTATTTATTTGTACAAATGGTTAACTGAAAAGGATAATTATACAAATGTTAAATTATCATCGTTATTTATGAACTCTATTGGATTGTTCCTTGAGGCGCATAATATTACACTAGACATATATGGAATAGATGGATATCAATATGATAATGATGTGAAGCGATATGTAAAATATTGTAAAAATGACGAGTCGTCAATAAAGACTATGTTATTAACACAAAACAAAATAGAAGAAAATACTGAAGTATTGATTAAATTAAAAGATTTATTGACTGAAAAAATAAAACCAAGTACAATAGTTGGAGACAACCCTAATATTTCCGTTGACACATACGAAATAAATATAAATGGAGGAAATGGTAAAATCATCAAACAATACATATTAAGACAAGTAAGCATTTTTAATAAACAATTTGAAAATTATAAAGTTTCAGAAACTTCGATATTAAACAAATATATTACAGGTTATATCGATAGTAATTATAATGTAAATGTGTATCTTCCACTTAATGTTTGCAATAGTCACATAACTGAAAGTTATAAATGGTATAAAAATATAGGCACAACAAATGTATATCCTCATTATGAATTAAGATATGAGGAAGGAAATATATACAAAACAGGCTATGACTTAGTTGAAATAGAAGGACAACTTCAAAAAGTAGGTAAAAATGAAAAATTTGTTAGTGTAATAGACATTTTAAAGAACGAAAAATATGTAGGGCTAATCGAGTCATTATTGTATGTCGCAGATTCAACTGATGATATTTTAATATGGGAACATGGAGGAAAATTATCGAGCATTGACTTCGTGAAATCTCAAATTAATTTTAAGTTTTATGAAGATAAAATTTTAATTAATGATGTGTACAAGGTAATTAATAAAAATAATTGGATATTACAAAGATGGACTGCTAATGTTCCAAATTTGTTGATGGTTAGTGACAAAGACAATAATTATTTTATTTATGTTTTACCAATCGGGCAAAATCCATATGTTAATAAAGATCGTGAACCTCGAGTAATGAAACGATCATGTGGAACAAATAGATTAGATGTATTATTAGGAAATAAAAAACCAACACAAAAAATAGCACAACCAGTACAAGCTTCCATAAAAGTACCAACTGAGGCAGAAATTAAAAGTGTAATAAAAACTAATATTACAAAAATACTGGAAAATTTGAGCAGTTTGGCTGCAGAATTTATTAACGTAAATCAACTTTATGATGATGAAAACACAATAGAAAACAAAATTGATTATGCATCTGCACATTATGCAGGCATAGAAAATGAAGAAGAACATATTTCAGACCCGAAAGAACTATTCCGGTACGGAATATTTTTATACAACAAATATTATGTCCCACCTGCTTCAGTTCAAGTACGAGCACTTCAAATACAACAAGACTCACATTATTTATTATTGAATAATATTTTGGATAACATAACAACACGTATGGAATTTGTAAAATTTGCAAATATGTTTAAGGACAATTTTGATAACATTGAAAGATATTCAGATGACATAGCAAAACAATATTTAATAAAAATAAATCCTCATATACAAGAACCATTACAAGAAGATATTGATAAATATAGTAAGATTGTATGTGAACTTGTTTTGTACTATAAACAAATTTTAACCGCAACTGTCGTGAACAAAATTGTTTTGACAGAAGATCAAAATAGATTAGAACTTGAGATATATAAATTTGTAAAAGAAAGATTTGGTCTATCTATAAATTCAGAAAAACTAATTAAATTTAATACAATAACATTATTGCCAACAATTAGCAATAGACAAATTTTGGAACAACTGTGTTTGAGTTACTTGAATTTTAACGAAATAGGAAATATATATGAACTTTCTGACATAATAAGAAAAATGGACTTAGATTTAAATGATTATATTTTATCATCTATAAAAGCATGCTTTGCTTATAATGACACTAACATGTTACAAACCAAATGTAAAGAAAATCATCGTTTTAGATTACCATCATTTGCAAGAGTGCAAGCATCAGAAGTAAAAAATGTATATAATATGGAAAAATCATACAAAGTTGAATATGAATATGACGAAGGTATAGACCCAAACTTAATACATGAACAGCTAGTTAAAAGTTATTACTTTCCAGATAATTATATGAATATCATGCCTACATTCGCAGAATATTTTTTATATTCATTGTTAAATAAAGATAGTAGAAACAAAACATTTTCTATGTTATTAAAAAAAATGACAATACTTTCTAGTACATATAGTGAAGATACAAAAATCGAGTTTGATTCTATTATTGATAAAATTAAATCTACAAATAGATACAAAACAAATCCATTAGAATTTTTTTATCAATGTATTGCTGGCTTCCTTGCAAGACCAAAACAACAAACTTTAGCCGACGAAATAATCTCTGATATTTGTGAAAAGAAGATTGTCACACAAACAGGAGGATACAAAGTATTTTCAAATATGATTCAAATTGATAAAGACATTAAAATTGATACAAAAAGTGACAAAAAGGGTAGAATACATACATTAATTATGGGAGGAGGAAAAACCAAAATGATCACTCCGTTGGTCATATTAAAATATTTGCAACAAATCAGTTTATATCATTTAAAAATGAAATTAAGTGGTGAAGAGTCAGGTGAAACTCCAGGAAATCACATGTATTTGATATTACCAGAAAGCTTAGTTAATCAATCATATGAACATCTTGTGATTATGAATATGTACTTTCCTGTAATAGTAACGAAAATAGAGGAATCAAGGGAAAACATTTCATATTTCGCAGAATCAGTAAAAAGAAAAAATGAACTTGAACTACAATTATTTATAATGAGCGACACTACAATGAAATGTGGTATATTAAATGATAAAGACTTTGCTATTCAAGAGAATGCTGATAAACATTGTTATTTGTTTGACGAAATAGACACTATATTGGATCCCATTATATCAGAACTAAATTACCCAGATGAACGAACCGAAACAAATTTACAAAATATTGACAAATTTTATGGGACAATGTATGATATACTTTATGATATTTTTGTTGATAATCCTCCAGAAATAAAAACAATGTTAGAAAATCACAATGATGAATATTTAATAAAACCTCATTTTTATTTAAAAACTCGAGGAGAACTTGCGACAAAATTACAAAACTATGCAAGAAACAAATGTATTGAAAGTTTCAATTTGCATCCAAATATCAAAATGGGTCTCGAAAATAAAGACATTACCGATATGGAATATTTAAACAAATTAACTAACGAAGATATATCAATTTTGATGTCATTGTATAATTTTATATATGAAGCTCTCCCTGCAAGTTTAACTTTAAAAAATAGACATCATTATGGATTAAGTGACACAATACCAAAGAAACAAAAAGTGCAACTTCCAATTATTGTTCCATTTTCATATGCTGAAAAACCAAGAGACGAATCAAGTTTTTCAAATCCAGTGTTAGTGATGGTATTGACAACTATTGATTATTTAGTCCAAATTAAACCATTACCAAACTCAATAATTAACGATATGATAGCAATAGTAAATACAACGTTAAATAATTGTCCATCTACTTATAGAACACATAGCAAAATTTATGAAGAATATAGCAAGCTTTCATTATCGGTCCCTCCAGAAATTATTAAAAACATAAAAAACTTGTCATCGTCTGACATTGAAAAATTAAGACATAGTAAATTATTCTTAAAAATGATATGTCAACATAATTGTTCAAAATATATTAAATTTTCGACAGACCAAGAAAATATAAGTGGACTTGATTTAGTAATGTCAAATAACACAACTTATAGATCAGGATTTACAGGAACTCCAAATATTCCTACATTTATTGATATGTATAGTGACAGATCACTAGAATTTGCTGGCGAAATTCCTGAAGATGGAAAAACAACAAAAGATAACATCGATAGTACAATATTAAGAGAATCTACAAAAATCCATATTGAAGATAACAATGATAATATTAGTGAATATCTCGCAAGTATATTAACAAAACTTTCTGATCACACAGTACTCATAGATGTCGGAGCAGTACTTGTAGGAACAACACCTCAAATTATTTTTAATATTGTTAAGCGTATAAGACCGCAATTACAACAATTTATTTATTGGAATAACAAAGATTATCCTATTATGAAGGACAAAGAAGGAAAAGAATTATTATGGACTGGGTCTATAGTTGACAATATGTTTTATTATTATGATAATATGCATACTACAGGAATTGACGCAAAAATAGATTCTCGTGCCAAGGGAATTGTGTTACTTGGATCCACAAGTAGATACAGAGATGTATCACAAGGTATGTATAGAATGAGAAAATTACGTCTTCCTGAAGGAAATAGACAAGAAATAACATTTGTCATTAACAAAAATATCAAAAGTAGTATTACAAATCAAGAATTATTACAATGGTTCACACAGGATGAAAATTCATATTTGACGTCACAACAAAGATTGATGAACATGCAAAATATATTGGCATTATCGAGATATCGAACAATAAATTCACCACCGATATACAAACTGAAAAACGAATTTTCGTATCCACATGCTGGAAGTTTAACAAATTTAAAAATAATTACTGGCGAGGAATCTGTAAGGCATAATTACGTGGTTTCGGCGAAAGATACTATCATCGGCAAATTAGACAGATCTAACAATAAAATTAATTATCAAGGCATAACTGACATTAACGTAGAACGTGTATCAAGCGCAGGAAGCATTTCAATGTCAATACAACAAACAATAGAACAAGTAAAAGAAATTGCACAAAATTATGAAAAGAGACAGTCAAAAAAATTACCAGGACTTTCAGGAGATCAATACTTAATATCTAACACTTCTATTTCAAATTATTACAACATAAGAAATAGCGAATATTATGACACATATATAGAAGGTATTGTGTATAAATCGAAAAATCTTAAATATTACTTGTCTCCATACGTGATAACATTTTCGGAAGGACATTTCTTTGTTTTGCCAGTAGTCGAAGGATATAAATTATTTAACACATACATTGAAAAAGACTTTTTGGAAGAATTTCCGAGAGATGTAATGTTTATTGATTCGAACGGAGTGGCATATAACAAATCAGACATAGTAATCCAAACATTGTCATTATTCTTATCACATAAAATAGATCAAACTATTTACATATCTTTAGTTGATTATTTAAACATGTTTAAAGTTGTCGGTGAAAGAAATGAACTAGTGGAAAGAGTACTAGAAGAAGTAACCAATGATAAATCAGATAATGACATATATGCATTATTTTCAAAAGCCATATTAAAGTATAAAAATAATATTGACGAATGCAACGCAAAGATCGCGGAATTCAACAGGTTGGGAGTCGAAGGAAGACAACAATATTATGCAACATTACCACTGGACATTAAAAGTGTCTTTGATTTTTTGACATTTAACGGTAATATTGTTGACAAAGCAATAGAGTTTTAAAGATCTAATTTGAAATATGGTGCAATATATTTTAATATAAGTTCATCGAAAAGTTGATTCCCAATATCTGAACTTAATTTTTCACAAGTCATTGAAGAGTCATATAATTTTTCCATTTCTAACAATTTTAAAGTAGATTTATGTGTTCTCATTTTTTCTTCACAATATTTTTGATAATTATCCACCATTTTTTTTACTTCGGTCAATATTGGAGATATAATATATTTCTTCAATAGTTTTCCTTCTGGTTCTTTTATCCATTTACTTTCATTTTCTTGCATTACTCGTCTAACAACAAAAGATAGTCTTGACACATCAGTGGTCAAAATAATAAATGTTTTCGAGAAACATTTATTATTTCTGTAAAAATATTATATTATGTTTAAACATAATATAATATTTTGTCCAAAATTGTTGATTTTCTGGATTTTCTTGCTTATATTCATCTTTTATTATTTCTCCGATAAATTTATCAAATAAACATTTATCATAATAATAAACCATAAATTCTTCTACACTATGATTGTCAGATGCTTGTGCTAATAATAATTTTTTGGCATTAGTTGGTTGTAACATTTGTAATGGTCGTGCGTTAATATAATTTTGATTAATATATTTAATTGCACTCATCATATTCATTGTGTTATTTGTGTTATTACTATTATTGTTTGTTGTATTTGTCATATTAATATTGATTGGTAGCAATGTAGGAGTTTTTAGTGTGGATTCTATAATATATGATAATTTTTCTACGGTTTGTGTTAATTTAGCAACATCATCGCGCATTTGTTTATTTTCACTTGAAATATTTTTACATTTACATATTTTTTTATGCGCCCACATTCCTTGATAGTGATTAAATTGTCTAGAACAAAATTCACAAATAAATATTTTTTTCTTTGGTAAATTATCGATTTCCTTCACTGTTTTAATATCTTCTATATTGTTATCATTGATAGCTTCCTTTTCCAATGAAATCATTGATAAATCATTGTTAGCTAACGGATTATTTTTTTTATTAATTTCTTTTTTATGTTTGTCAAATTCAATTAGACCTACTTTTTTTAAATGTTTTACAGAACTTTCATGAACTTTAAGATCGTATGCTCTATCAGTTTTATAATTACATAATTCACATTTATATATCATAATTCTAATTACTATATATTTATACAATAAAAACGAAATTTATTTTAAACACAAAAAATGTTTAAAATATACCTTAAAATAAAAAAAATTTTTGTACATTACATACAACTAGTAAAAAAAGATGCATTGCATTATATATTTATAATAATTGATATTTTTTATAAGAAGTATAATTTAACGGATTTTTTTCACACAAAGTTTGTGTAATTTTTTTTCGTCTCTCGCGCGTAGAAAAAATATATTTAAATTGATAATTTATTTTATTTTAAACCAATTTATTATTTAAACACTTAAACAAATTAATAACAAAAATATATTATGTCACACAAATTCGTGTTAATTGAAAATGTCTCATTTAAACTAAACAACGATTTTCAAAATATTTCAAGAGATGAAATACAAAATAGATTCAGTAGTGGGGTTACATATTATACTTTTAACGGAACATTAGATTTATTTCGACAAATGAATCAAATAATGGGAAGTACAATGTTAGAGCTTATAAATTGTTCTTATGACACAAATACAGTTATACAATCTGCATATATAGAAAATGATACAAGTTTACATCAAAAAGTGATATTCTTTAAAAGAAGACTACGTGTTGATGATTCATACACATTTTTAGAATTTAAACCGGAATTGCCAGATTTATATGAATATGAAGATATAACACAGGAAGATTTAGTAAATATGTTATATAATAAGTATATTCATAATGGAGTTATATTATATTCAAATGGCGATTTAGAAAACATAGAATATATTTACAATGATTCTAATGATAGTTCATATGGGACTATAGTATATAAACGACAGAATGGAACATTACATTCTGCAAAGTATTTACATTTGATAAATATAATGCAGAACCTAAAAGACGAAACTACAAATGACAATGTTGACGAATCAACGTTTAACGCAAAAATGCAAGAAAAAATGAACGATTTGTCATGTACTCATTTGTACAACCAAAAAGATTTTGGAATTGGAACATTTAATTGTTACTACCCGATCTTTGGCGAACAACCAAATCAAGTTATGTCGAAATTATTAAATGAACAAGTTTATGGAAATGTTATTATAACTCTTGAGACCAGATTGAATAGCGACGAAAGATTATTGAATTTAGACGTATTATTATTTCAAGCTATAATGAATACAATAAAAAATCCTAATTTTGTGCCAAAAAACAAACATTATTTCAACATATATCACGAGTTGTTATAATTAAACTATAAATCATTATTATTTCGTGTGAACCAAAATATAAAATATGTTTTATATTACTATAAACAATATGAATAATGGTAACATGCCCTTAATGCCGATGTCTCCATCTATGGCAAATATGCAAATGATGCAACCTGGAATGGGAAGCGGTAATATGAATGGTAATATGAACGGTAATATGAATGGTAATATAAATGGTAATATGAATGGTAATATAAATGGTAATATGAACGGTAATATGAATGGTAATATGAATGGTAATATGAACGGTAATATGAACGGTGGCAATATGGGAGGAAATGGTGGGTCACTTGTAGATTCTTTATTCGCGGGAAATTTAAGCGGTTCCACCACAGGGTCATCTATTCGTGAAGTAAAACGACAAGATCAATATTATGAACAACCAAGATCACCCCCTAGACAAAGAAATTATGAACAACAATATGATAGCGATAAAGATGAGATAAGAAAATTAGCGCGAAATATAAACAAATCTTTGGATAATTACGAACCATCAAAAGCACATACCGACGATGAAGAAAAAACAGATGAAAAAGATGAAGTTTCAGATAAAGATGAAAAGAAAAATAAAAAGGAAGATGATTATTCTATTTTAGGAATTGGAAAGGAGATGTTGTTAATAGTAATTATTTATGTTATATTATCACAGGGATTCGTAAGAAGATCTATTGCTGGATATGTCCCGCAACTAAATCCTAATTCTGATGGAATAATTCCATTTACAGGATATATAATTTATGGAAGTTTGTTGGCAGTATTATTTGTATTTTTTAGATATTTTGTTGTCAAATAAGTTTTATTATGCCTTCTAATAACTTTTCTATTTGTTGTTTATTATCATATTTAAGACATATTGTCCAATTTGTATTGTTTTTTACTAATAATACGTTTCCATATTTATATATTTCTTTAGTTTCAATGTGATGATATTCTTTTAAATTTGGAAAATTATATTCTTCAATCGGATCGACAGCATAAATAATATGTAAATTTTTTGTTTTTGAGTTATATGTTGCTTTAGTTTGCTTTTTTACATATAATTCTTTAATCTTATTGTCGCAAACTGAATAAACTTTAACCAAATCACGATAAAAATATTCTGTTTGAACTATAGTTTGTAAAGTTTGACCTGTTAATTTTTCTAAGGATAATTTTAGTTCGTCTATTTTATTGTTGGGAATTTTGTATGTTGTGTAAATACCATCCGAAAATTCCGATTTTGGATAAACATAATTCATATTTTGTGATGTGATATATTTATGTTTTTAAATATGTTACAATATTTTTCAACTTTTTTGTAGTTAAAAGTTGAAAAATAATATTGTTTGACATTTTCAATAAAAATGAAATATTTATTAAGAAATAAAAAATGAATAGTGCCCAACTACAATTTAAACAAACTTTACTTGGAAAGCTAAGACCATATCTTCACAAGAAACAATGTCAATGATGTTTGTGTTTATGGCTTCTGTACAACAACAAAGTAATCCATACACAGAAGCACTGAAACATGCAAGTGAGCTACATGATAAACTTTCTAAGTTAGAAAGTTTTGATTGGTTTTTGAATTCACAATGGTGGTGGGAGTCAAGTGTGAACTCGGTTGTCAATAGAATAGAAACATATAATAAAAGGGTTTATGCCAGTGGTTGGTAAAAATATATTATTTTATTACAAAAAAAGATTGAAAATAAAAAATTGAGTCTTGAAATATCTACGTGCTACCATAGAATACAATAGATATTAATACAATTATGATCAATTCTGACCACCCAGAGAAATATGATTTACTTGGACGTATTGCGAACAGTAAAATAAAACAACAAAACTCCTTTGGAGGTCTTGTCAAACATGCTGATAGTATGCTCGAAAGTGCATTTATAGATTTGTTGACAGGGTTACAATACACAGTTAATTATATGATGATTGGAAATATGTCTTACAATTTGATGACAAAAAACTTTGTATCATTTCAAAAAATTTTATTGAGGGCATTTGATATTGCCACGTCACGATTTCACTCCAATGTACAAAAATTATTAGATAAGAAAATATATTCAAATCAAGAATTTTTAACTTTGTACAACACTTATGTAAGTGGAATTATATCGATGAAAAAAATGTTGTCAATGGTTGGATCATTTTTAATTACAGATACCAATAAAAATTTAGTAAATATATATTCAACATGCAAATTCTATTCAAATGTTATATCGTCGCCATTTAAAGTGTCAGGAAGTGATGTATATCTATACACATTATTATTAGAACGTAACGAAAGTTTAAATATAGAGGAATTTATGACGATGTTTAAAATATATAGTTATTACTCAAATTTTGCAAACTTTGTTGAAAATGACATTAAAAGTAAATATTTCAGCAAAGATGTCGATAGCTTATTTAAATGTTCAGATAAAGTGGATTCATCAGAATTTATAAATGTTGTGCTGACAGATATAACATCATCTATCATAAATATTGAAAAAATAACAGAAGAATCAGAATTGCGACGAAATATAGATAAAATAACAGGTTGTATCAACATGTGTAATAATATATGCAATAAAACAGATTTTGTTTTAAATTATCTGAGATCTTTACAACGTAGATTGTTGGAAGGAACAAATGCAGATGGTACAATAGAATTAGAATTTGTAGAATCATTTTTAACAGCTTCGGACAGAGAATTATATGTCAAAATGCAGTATTGTATTAGTGATTTAATGATGAGTAAATCATTAACTGATATTATGCATAAATTAGGTGAAATAAAGCCAGCTTCCGAAAAGTATACTGGTGTCGACACATCAAAATTTGAAAAAAATGTTTGCAAGTATACATTCTTAAGAAATTATGCATGGAAAGAATTTTATGGAGATAGAACTTTACAACGCAGAACAAATGAACCACCACTCGTCGCGTTTTACATTGACATTTTGGAAGGAATATTAAAGTCCCCGAAATATGCAGATTTTTCAAATAGAACTATTACTTATGACTATGATAATAGCATAGGAACGATTGAAATTCCATTTGAGTCTGGGACATATACTTTCAACGCGACGCTCCTCCAAATTATAGTTTTGGAAACTATAAATAGAAACCAAAAAATAACAGCTGATGATTTATCAACAAAAATAGGGGTGTCTTTAAAACAACTTAGTTTGGTGTTGAATAGTTTGATCGGAGCAAAATTAATTTCTAAAAATGTAACATCAAAAAATGATACATTAATGAAATTTTCTATAAATTTGGGATGGAAACATGCTGAATCTTCAATGTGTTTAGTTACATTGTTGGAAAAAGCAAAACAAAAAAAATTGGGAATTACTCCTCCAGAAAAAGTTATTCAAATTGATTTGACTCCTATCAGAACAAAGTTGTTACAACATATTATTTCTTCACGACAACTAACATTTTCCGAAATCAAAATATTTGTCCATACAATAAACCAAAATGTTACCGACGAAATGATTAATAATATGTTGGATAGATTGATCGCAGGCTTTATGATATCTAAACATGACGATATGTATGTTCATATTTCACATGACTCAGATAGTGATAGCGACTCTGATGATGAAAAAGAATCTGATGAAAAAAAGACTGTAGAGGAACCTAAAGAAACTACTTCACATCTAACTTTAGCGCAACAAATAGTAAACACAATTATGACGTTTGATACAGAATCAGCAAGTAAAGATTCAAATGAAACAGTTCTTGAGGTAGATAAGGGACGCTCAAATTCGATAGATTCTCAATTAGAATCAAAATTAACTATTCAATCAGATATCAAAATTATTACTGAACAATCAAGTCCTCATATTAATTTTTCGTCCAGAGTTGAAACAATAAAATTTTTTGAAAATGGTGCGTCAACAACTTTAAGTGGAATTAACGAATATTTAGAAAGTAAAGGAATACATTTAACACAATCTCAATTATCATATTTATGTGATGACTTAATTGAAACTGACATCATAACGTGCCAAAATGGTGTGTATTCTTATGTAGATGATGTTCCACAAGAATTGCCAATAGAATTATCTCCAATTCATCTTGAAAATGAAGAATATGATGCAGAATTAGCAATTTCTCCAAGTAAACAATCTGAACATGATACACCAAAAAAAACGTTTATAACAGAACAACATGAAGAGGAAGAACAAGTTATCACAAAACAAACAATTGCTGATGATAGTTGGGAAAATTTAGATGTTGACAATGTTGTTAGCAAGGTTATATATAAGCCATCAAATGAAGTAGATCAAAATAGTCAAAAACCACAATATAAAACATTTAATAGTGGTGTAAAGAGTAGTCATAAAGGCAAACCCAAAAAACCTAAAAGTTATATTGTAGAGGAAGACGAGGAAGATGAAGAACCTCCGATTAAGATGAAAAAACCGCAATATTCTTTAATTGGTAAAAAAGACAAGAACGTCAGCCAAAAATACAGTGAAATGGATGACTTTGATAAAAAAACTCAAAGTTATACGAACAATAGAAAAACTAAATGGGGAAATATTTAAATAATTTGTTTTATTTTATTATGCTCGAGTAACAATATTGTATCAAAAAAATGTAATATTTCTTTATCGTGTGTAATCACTATTATTGTTTTGTTCTTTTGTGTATCTAGTAATTGAAATAACATATTTTTGTGATTTTCATCAAGTGATGATGTTGGTTCATCTAACACAAATATTTTTTTATTTTGTATAATTGATCTAAGTATAAATACAAGTTGACGTTGTCCTCCTGACAGTTTGTCGCCATTCGACCCTACATTTGAATCAAGTCCATTTTCAAATTGCATAAAAAACTCATACATGTTAAATTGTTTTAACAATGCGATAATTTCTTGTTTTGTATATTGGGTGCCATATGTTAAGTTTTCGAAAATTGTTCTATTGAACAACCTTGGATTTTGAGGAATATAAGCTATATTTTTTGAAATAAATTCATTTCCCAAATCATTAACATTAATATTATCTATTTTTATGACTCCTTCATATTTTAACAATCCTAATAAAGCTTTTATCAAAGTAGTTTTTCCAGTTCCAATATTTCCTATCAACGCAGTTTTTTCAGAGTTATTTATAGTACAATTTATTTTATTTAATATTAGACGATTTCCGTTATAAACCGTAACATTTGAAAATTCTATGTTTCCAAAATTTATTTTTTTGTTTTCTAATTGTTCTGATTTGTTTGGATTAATTAATTTGAATTTTTCAAAATAGCTCTTTATTTCTTTATAATTTCCAACACTTTGAGTTATATTATGCATCTCATATATCATCGAGTCACAATGTTGAACTAAATTCAGTACCATAAGAAAAATTGTCATTAATGTAGTTTTATCAAAAGCATTTTCATAAAATAATTTTACTGACATACCATTTAATCCTATCATCACACCAAAATACATCATTGCTGCAGTAAATTTTAAATTTGAATTGCACGATTCTCTTTTTACAAATTCGTCATGCAAATTATTTCCATTTAAAATAATTCTGTCAACTTCACTTTTGTGCGCTCCTGCTGATATAACATTATCTATATTAAGGAAAATGTCATTAACATCGTCGCAATATGCAGTAACTTTTTGTT